AGCACGGTCCGGGGCCTCATGGACGCCTGGGCCACCTCGATCTCGATTGCGCTCCAGTACGGGGTCCCCTGGGACGACCTGGCGGAGAAGTTCCGGCGGACGCGCTTCGAGCCCTTCGGCTACTCGGACAACCCGGACATCGGCGCGGTGACCTCCCCGCTCGACTACCTGGTCCGCTGGGTGGAGCGGCGCTTCCCGGGTGGGCGGTTCGGGGCGGCGGAGAAGCCCGCGGGCGGCGCCACGGTCGCGGAGGCGCTCGAGGCGGCGGTCGAGCACGTGACGCGGCGGATCCACGACTCCGGGCCGCCCTGCTCGAACTGCGGCGCCATCACGGAACCAAACGGGAACTGCCATAGGTGTTTGACATGCGGAACTACAACGGGATGCGGCTAATGCGTAGGAGACCCAACTCGGACTTCTGGAGCCGCGTGGACCGGAGCGGGGGACCGGACGCCTGCTGGCTCTGGACCGCACTGCGGAGCAAGAAGGGATATGGGCGGGTCTTCCGGGACGGGCGGGAGGTTGGCGCCCACCGCATGGCCTACGAACTGACCTTCGGACCGACGGACGCGGAGGCGGTCCGCCATACGTGTGACAACCCACCGTGCTGCAACCCGAGCCACTTGATCCCGGGGACCCACGCGGAGAACGTCCGGGACTGCGTGGCCAAGGGGAGGCAGGTCCACGTCCGCGGGGAACGTCACGGACTCCGGCTCCATCCGGAGCGGGCGGCGCATGGGGAGCGGAATGGGGCCTCGAAGATGAGCGAGGACCGCGTGCGGGAGGTTCTCCTCCGCCTTCCTTCTGAGTCGCGGCGCGTTATCGCGGAGTCCGTGGGGATCAATCGGCGGACGGTGGACCGGATAGCCAATCGGCAGATCTGGAAGCACGTCTCGAACGCCCTCACCTGCGGGACGACGACCGGCTGCGGCTGAGTCCGCTCATCTCCGCCTACCCCTGAGCATGGCGGAAGACCCCAACTCAATTTCGGACATCATCCTGGCGGACCTCCTCCCGGCGGAGCGCGCGGCGCAGGCGCGGAACCGGCTCAAGCACCTCCTCCGGGAGGCGCGGACGCGCGGGGACGACGTCTCCGCGGTCTGCGTGGTCAACCTGGTCCGGGACCTGGTCATGGCGGGCACGCTCCACCGGGCGCTCCGGGACGAGCGGGACGACCTCGAGCGGCGCCTGGCCGAGTGGAGGAGCGATGACTGACAAGATGCCCGAGTCCGCGTTCACGCCGGCGGAGCTGGCGGCGATGCGGGAGCTGGTGAAGGACCTCAAGGCGGACGGCTGGGCGGTCGAGTGCTCCGTGGTCACCGGGCCGGATCGGATCCCGGTGGCCGTGGTGGCGCGCGGGCCGGAGGACAGCCCGCTCCGGACCTTCGTGGCGGCCTGCCGCAGCCTCCTCCGGGCGGCGGAGAAGGTCCGCGAGGTGAACCCGGCGCTCACCGCGGAGGAGCACGAGACGGTCCAGGCGGCGCGCCTGACGTGCCGCGTGATGGGGGAGCGCGCGCTGGTCTTCGGGGCCACCCTCGGGACCTTCGCGCACGCGGAGATGGCCCGGGCGGTCCGGAGGCATGAGGACGGGGAGGACCGCCTCCCCGGGACGCTGGGGCGCCTCGAGGGCATCCAGGAGGACTGCGCGTGGGTCGCGGCCGAGTTCGAGCCGGAGGAGGACAAGGATGAGTAGAAAACCGGAGATCCGGGTCGAGGGGACCAGCATCCACGTCGGGGACGTCGAGATCTCCCTGCGCTTCCTGGAGACCTTCCGGGAGACCCCGGGCGGCGGGACGGAGGCGCGCGTGAAGGTCTACTGCCAGGGCTGCCGGCGCCCCAAGGCGGTCGGGCGCGTTGGGCTCCGGCACATGGGGGACGGCGTGATCGACCTTCAGCCGAACTGCCACGAGTGCCGGGCCGCCATGAACGCCCGGAAGCGGGGGGAGGCGCGGCCGTGAGGCCGGCCCTCCTCGCCGCGCTGCTCCTCCTCCCCGCTCCCGGGCTCGCCTGGGAGAAGCCCGCCGGCGCGCCCTGCGAGCACCGCCGGGAGTGCGCCTCCCGGGACTGTCGGCGCGGACGCTGCGAGGCGCCGAGGGGCTGGGCGCCGGGCGCGGTTTGCCGGCAAGACCGGGAGTGCGCCTCCCGGGACTGCCGGAGGGGCAGGTGCCGGTGACCCGCGCTCAGCTCGAGTGGCGGCTGGTCTACGCCCTTGTCGTGGCCGGGAAGTCCGCGCGGTTCGCCAACGGGGCGGTCAAGCGGCTCCAGGAGGTCATCCCGCGCGGCTGCCTCCGGATCCCCATCCTGTTCCTCGGGGTCGGGGAGCCGGGACCCTTCCTCCGGGCCGCCCGCACGGGCAACTACGGGAAGCTGGAGGCCGCGTGCCGGGCGCTCCGGGAGGCGGGGCTGGACCTCTTCGCGGTCACCCCGGAGGAGCTGGAGCGGATCCCGGGGATTGGGCCCAAGACGAGCCGCTTCTTCGTGACCTGGACCCGGCCGTGGGAGAAATACGCTGTCCTGGACCGCCACGTGCTCCGCTGGTTACGTGAGCGCGGGCACCCGACTCCTAGTACCCCACCAGGTTCCGGGCGCCTCTACGGGGCGCTGGAGGCCATCTACCTGCGGGAGGCGGAGGCGGCCGGGAAGACCCCTCGGGGGCTGGACCTGGAGATCTGGCGCGCCGCGGCAACCGCGGACAACGTCGTGGAGGACGTGGAATGAGCGAAACCGACTTCTCGGACGACCCGCGGACGGGCGCGAACATGCGCGGGGCGTCCAAACCGGAGGCGCCCTGGACCCTGATGGTCAACCTCGGGAGCGTGGAGTCCGTCCGGCTGGCCCTGGACGAGGCGCGGAGGCGCGGGCGGGAGGAGGCGCGGCTCCGGGTTCCGCGACTGCCCTCTGAAGATGAACGTCTTCCGTTTCTTTACAGAACCTGTCTAGGTATCTATAATAGGTTCATGACAAGACCAAAGAAGAACATCGAGAAGCTATTTGCGTGGCTCCCCCCGGTTCTGATGAAGTGGCTCGAGGAGGAGTGCGAGCGGCTAGGCTGTACAAAGTCTGAGTTCGTCCGGGAGCTACTCCGGCGGGAGATGGAGGGGCGGAGGTGAAGACGCTCCAAGCCAGGTTCGACGAGAAGTACATCCGTGGCGGGGAGGCGGAGTGCTGGAACTGGACGGCGGCTATCTTCCGGAGCGGCTACGGGAAGTTTGCATTCCGGGGAGTGCTGGAGGGCGCCCACCGCGTGGCCTGGATCCTCTCCCGCGGGGAGATCTCGAAGGGGGCGTTCGTTCTTCACTCATGTGACAACAAGCGCTGCGTGAACCCGGGTCATCTCTTCCTTGGGACCCACGTGGACAACTGCGCGGACGCCGCGGCAAAGGGGCTCTACCCGAGCGGGGACGCCCATTGGACGCGGCGGAACCCGGAGAAGGTCCCGCGCGGGGACGTCCACTACTCCCGTGTACGCCCGGAGAAGGTCCCGCGCGGGGAGCGGCACTATACCCAGACGTCACCGGAGAAGGTCCCGCGCGGGGAGCGGCACTACAGCGCGGACCAGAGGAAGAGTCTCCGGAAGTTGACGGATGAGGCGGTTCGAGAGATCCGCGCGTCCTACGCGCTGGGTGCAACATCTCATAGAAAGTTGGCTCGAGAATGGAGCGTTTCCGTTCGTACAGTTCGCGCGATCCTGTTAGGAAAGGCGTACAGCCGAGTCGTCTGAGGATTCCAAGGCTCGACTGGCCGTATTTCTTCATGCTCCACGCCCACCTGGCGGCCACCCGCTCGACCTGCGACCGGGGGCCGGAGCTGCTCCTGGACGCCGGGCGGCACGGCGTGGGCGCGGTCCTGGTCCGGGAGCACCGCATCATCGCCGGGGGCTACAACGGGAGCCCGCCCGGGGAGCCGCACTGCTTCGAGCTGAGGTGTCTGGGCTGCGACGCGGACTGGTCCGGGGGCTTCCCGGAGGGGACGGACGAGCGGGGCTTCGGGAAGGCGGAGATCCAGGCCGGGAAGTGCCCCAAGTGCGGCGGTGAGCTGAGCGGCGGGCACCTCATCCGGGGCGAGCACTGCGTCCGGACCCTCCACGCGGAGGAGAACGCCCTGCTGCAGTGCGCGCTGGACGGGACGACGCCGGCGGGCGCGACGGTCTACACGACGGCGGGCGCCTGCTGGGACTGCGCCAAGCGGTTCCTCCGGGTCCGGGTGGCGCGCGTGGTCTTTGCGGAGCCCTACGACAGCCGCTACGGGTTATCGGGGGACGCCATGAAGATCCTCAAGCGGAACGGGGTCCAGGTCGAGCGCCTGGACGTCCGGGAGGCGCTCGGATGGAAGTGAACCGCAGGGAGATCGACCACCCCTCCCACTACTGCCTGGGCGGGATCGAGGTCATCGACGCCATCGAGGCGTGGGAGCTGGGCTTCCACGCGGGGAACGTGGTCAAGTACGTGGCGCGCGCGGGCCGGAAGGGCGGGGAGGCGGAGCTGAAGGACCTGGAGAAGGCGCTCTGGTACCTCCGGCGGCTCGTGCGGCGGAAAGGCGGGAACGCGGATGAGCACAATGTGGATGAAGGCGGTCGAGCTGGAGGTCGTCGAGCCTCACGCGGAGCTGGTGACGGCGCGGGAGGACCCGGAGTGGGCCGCAAGGGCGCTCCGGCTCGTTGAGGAGTGCGGCCGGGTCTCCCACAAGAGCGAGGGGCGGATCCGGCCGGGGAGCGCGGAGCCCTTCGTCCGGAAGGTGGCCATCGAGTGGGGGCACGAGAGCATCCTCGAGCACGCCTCCTTCACGGCCTGCCTCATCGGGAGCCGCTCGATGTCCCACCAGCTCGTCCGGCACCGGATTGCCGCCTACACTCAGGAGTCCCAGCGGTTCTGCGACTACGCGGGGGAGGAGGGGAAGGCGCGGCTGAAGGTCGTCGTCCCGCCCTCCATCGGGACGCCCATGCCCGGGAGCGTGGTCCGGATCCTGGACACCGGCGGACACGCCGTCGTGGACGTCTCCCACCCCTCCCAGCCGGTCTCGGAGCACCTCGTGGCGGACACGCCGCTGTTCCGCTTCTGCTGGGACGCCCTCCTGGCGTACAGCACCTACATGGCCCTGCGGGAGGACGGAATACCGGCGGAGGACGCGCGGGAGGTCCTCCCGAACGCCACCAAGACGGAGGTGTACACCACCTTCAACCTCCGGGAGTGGCGGCACGTCTTCCGGATGCGCCTGGACAAGCACGCCCAGTGGCAGATCAAGAAGTGCGTCCGGGAGGTCCTCGAGCACTTCCGGGAGGTCTGCCCGGTTGTTCTGGAGGGGCTCCGGACGCACTCCGGGGAGGAGATGCCGTGAGGAAGCCATGCGGCGGGCGGCTCGCCTACGAGGTCCTGGCCGGGGAGCGGGTCTTCCGGGAGGTCCGCGGCCGCCGGCGCTACCGCTGGATGTGCGAGAAGTGCGGGGAGGCCGGGAGCGGGGACGGGACGGAGGAGACCCACGGGCCCAGGGAGCGGCGGAAGCGGCTCGACCTCTCCTGCCTGGTCTGCGCGGAGCGGCCGCGCTCCGGGATGCTCTTCTGCGCCGCGTGCGCCCGGAGCTGGGACCGGGACGCGGAGCGGGACACGACCTTCGCCGCGGCGGTCGCCTGGGCGGCGCGCCGGGCGCGGCGGTTCGAGAGGGCGCGATGCGGGTCGAGGTGAAGCTCGAGCCGCGGGACCTCTGGGTTGGCCTGTTCTGGGACCGGCGGCCGGACCCCTGGGGCGTCCGGCGGCTCGAGGTCTGGGTCTGCCCGCTCCCCGGGCTCGTCATCCACGTCTACTGGACCGGGAGGAGGCGAGATTGACCGTACTCATCGACGGCTCCGGCTTTGCCAAGGCGGCCTTCGTGCCCGGGCAGGCGGCGCTCTGCCACCGCTTCCTCCTCCGGGTCTTCAAGCTCCACGAGGAGGAGCGCGGGCGCCCCATCACGGTGGCCTGGGACGCGCGGGACAACGTCTCCGGGCGCCGGGCGCGGTTCCCGGAGTACAAGGCGAACCGCGAGCACGGGGGCTTTGGCGGGAGCGACTACGAGGAGCAGGCGGCGGAGCTGCGCTCCCTCCTCCCGCTCCTCGGCGTCCACCAGGCGTGGAGCCCGGGCTGGGAGGCGGACGACGTCCTGGGGACGATGGCGCGGGCCGCTCCGGGGAAGGTCCTCGTCCTGACGCGGGACCGGGACATGATCCAGCTCGTGGACGGGCGCGTGGTCGTCCTCCTGAAGGTGGGCTCGAAGGAGCACCTCCTCGGGGAGCAGGGCGCGGAGAAGTTCCTCGGCTTCTCCCCGCACGTCTACCGGGACTGGAAGGCGCTGGCGGGCGACTCCGGGGACGGCGTGCCCGGGATGCCGGGGATCGGGGAGAAGACGGCCACGGCGCTCGTGGAGTGGCGCTCGAGTCTGGTCGAGGACCTCGTCAACGGCGTGAGGATGGACCACCTGGAGGGCTCGATCTACTCGACGGAGCGGATCCTCTCCCTCGAGCCGCGGGTCCGGACCTCCTTCCTGAAGCTCCTCGAGCCGGGCGCGCGGGAGCGGCTCGAGCTGATGCGCTGGCTGGTCTCCCTCCACGAGGTCCCGATCCACGCCAACATCGGGCGCCTGGACCTGGCGGAGGCGCGGACCTTCTTCTCCGCCTCGGGGCTCCGGCTCCTAGGCGCGCGGCTGCGGGAGTGGGAATGAGCGAGATCATCACGGCGGCGCGGGCCGGGGACGTCCTCCTGATCACCCAGGGGACCGCCTGGTTCGTCTACCTGGTCCGCGCGGCGGACTTTCGCTCAGCTCGTTCTCGATTATGGAGGGAGTGATGTTCTCTCCTGAACGCCTGGGACCGGGAGCGGGCGCCGCAGACCGCCGAGGAGATCGGGGACCACCCGGACCCACCCGAGGACAGGTACGACCGATGAGCGGACCCTCCTGGCCGGGCGGGCACGTCTGGACGCGGGACGCCTTCGGCGCGATGCTGGCCGGCAGGGAGTATCTGTACGCCTGGCCCTGGGCGGTCGCCGGACTGAGGAAGCGGGCCGAGCGGGTCCTGAGGGAGGCCGCGTGAAGAGGAAGGAGGCGGGCAATGGTCGTGCGGGTCTTCAGCGCAACGAGGGCGCGGGAGCGGGAGGCGCTCGGGGAGCGCGTGACCGCCTGGCTGCGCGCAAACCCCGGCTGGGAGCCAAGGCGGGCGGAGGTCCGCCTGTCGTCGGACAGCGCGTTCCACTGCCTGACGATTGTCCTGCTCCTTGCCCCGTCTGCGGGCGGGCCTTCCACCTCCACGGAGCCCCCTGCGCCGTCTTCGTCGGGCCGCCCGGCTTCCTCCCCGCCTGCGGGCACTGCGCCGCGGTCCTCCGGCTCGCGGGCGTCCCGAGCGGGCGCGTCCTCGCGGGCGTCATGCCGGACGGCTCCCCGGTCGTGACGGACGCCTTCAACCTCGCGCCGACCGGCGCACCCCCGAACTGAGCTCAGGCTCGACTAGGGCGAGGCATGGGCAAGCACGTCTGGGACGGCCGAGCGGTCTTCCACTGCGGCGCCCGGCTCCTCGTCTCGGGCGGCCAGGGTCAGGAGTACCTCGTCCGGGAGCCCTGCCCGGCGGGCGTCGAGCCCGGGCTGGACGTGATGAGCCTCTACGAGCGCTGCCTGCGCTGCCCCGCTGCCCGCCGGAAGCGGGAGGAGGAGGGAGGAAGATGAGCGTGAACCCCTACAGGACCACGGACCGGGAGGCGCGGGACGCGCGGCGGGACGCCCTCGGCGCCCTGCGGGACGCGGACAACCCGGCGGCCGCCGCCGAGCTGCGGCGCCTCGTGACCGCCCTCCTGGAGCACGTCACGGCGGGCGTCACGCACGCCCTCCTCCGGCGGCTCTGGGCGGACGCCGGGCTCCGCGCGCGCTTCCCGCTCGTGAACGCGGAGACCCTCGAGCGCCTGGTCATCCCGCTCTGGGAGGCGTCCACGTGGGGGAGGCCGCCGCCACTCTTCAAGTGGAACCGCGGCGGGCGGGAGGGGACGGTCTTCGCCCTCGCGGACCCGGACCCGGTCTGGGAGCCCAGGCTCGGCGCGCGCGGGGAACCCAGGGTCGACCGCGTCGCGGGGAGGCCCCTGGGCCGCTACCGCGTGACCTCGGAGGCGGCCAAGATCCTCCGGAGGGCGGAGGCGCTCCCCGGGGGCGGGAGGCGGACCACGGGCGCCCGGGACGCGGCCGCCTGCCCGGACCCCGACGTCTCCTACCTGACCAGGGCGGGGCAGGTCGTGAACGGGCTGGCCATGCACGGGAACGCGCTGGGGGAGCTGGGCTCCCCGCTCCCGCCCCAGGACCTGGGGGAGGCAATGAGGCGGCTGGAGGCGGAGCTGGCGGACCCGGCCTCGCGGGGCGTCGGGGCGGAGGAGGGGGAACGGGGCGGGACCGGGGCCAAGAATCGGTTGGAATCGAAACCAATTGCCTCGGTCAAGCCGGGTCGAGGCGGGGGGAAGGGGAGGGGAGGAGGCGGGCGCCAGGCGGGCGGGGGCCTGGCGATGTAGCCTACTCAGCGCCCTGCGCGCCAGGCGCGCTGCGCCACGCATACATGTGTGCGCCTAGGGAACCCCAGACCTACATGTAGGGCGGCAGGCGCTCGTGTCCTCCGCAGACAGACCCTCTGGGGTCTGTCCGGGCGGGAGGCCGGGCGGCCGCCCTCCGCCCCCGTCGCGGGAGGGGAGGGCAGGGCGCGCGCTCCCGCGGAGCTCCCCGCCCGGGCCGCCCCGCCCCGCCGCGGGCGGGAGGGGAGGCGCTCTCTGGGGGTCTCTGTGGGGGTCCTGCCTACATGGGCGCATGGGGGGTGCGGCCGGGCCGGGCGGGCATGGCAGGGCGCGGCGCAGGGGGGCTAGTCCGCAGGGGGTGCGGCACCCCGCCGGCTCCCGGCTCATTTCCGCGGGGAAACATCCGCTCACCCGGCCTAACCCTACCCGGAGGTGAGGGAGATGTCATCCACTTCGACGCGCTGGACCCGGTCAGAACTCGACGCCCTCCTTGCCCTCCCGCGTGGCCTTGCGGGGGAGGAGCTTGCGGAGCGGCTTGCCCGGGCGGGCTACCCCCGGCGGAGCGGGAAGGCGGTCGTCGAGACCGTCTGGGTCCTGACCTCCTCCGCGGGCTCCCGGCACCGCCGGGCGGAGGTCCTCCGCGGGCTCCTCGGGGCGTCCGCCCCCGAGGTCCTGGCCGGGGTCCGCCGGACCCCGCGGGTCCGGGTGAACGCCGCGGACCGCACGCACTGGACCGGCGCGGAGGTGGCGGCGCTCCTCCGGGTCGTCCGCCGGGACCCGGGGCTGCCCGCCGGGCGGCTGGCGGAGGCGGTCCGGCGTGCCGGCTTCCCGCTCCGCTCCCCCGGCGCGGTGGCCGCGGTCCGGCGGAGCCTGACGACCCGCGGCGGCGCGGCGGAGAAGAACGCGGCGCACGTCGCGGGCCTCGTCGGCCTCCTCCACTCTGACCTGCCGCTGGACCCGCTTGGGCCGGCGGTCGAGGCGGTCCTTGCGCTGCACCCGCTCGGCGAGCGCGCGGTCCCGGTCCCGGCTCCGGGCGCGGTGGAGGTCTCCGCCGAGGTCCTCCGCGCGCTCGGGGACCTGGCGACCGCGCCCGGGTTCGCGGGCGGGGAGGTCCGGATCGGGGGGGTGGTCCTCCGGCTGCTCCCGCGCGTGCCCTGAGTTCTTTCCGTGCGGAAACATCTGGACAGACCCAGCGGGTCGAGCTACCCTGTAGGCATGGACGCGACCCAAGGCAACCGACTCCTCTCCGTCCCGGAGGTCGCCGCGCTCCGCGGCGTCACCCGGCCGGCGGTCCACGCGGCGGTCGCCGAGGGGCGGCTCCCCGCCCTCCGCGTCGGCCGCTTCTGGGTGATCCGGGAGGCGGACGCCCTCGCCTGGTTCCCCAGGAGCTACCGAAGGTCGGCGGTGGGCCGCTCCGGGGAGGTCCGGCGCCTCCCCCGCGAGAAGGTCCTCCGACCCGACTGACCCGGCGCACTCGGGAGGCTCCGCCTCCGACCCGGCCGCTCCCTCCTCTTTTCTTCGACCGCGCTCATTTTCTGTCTGGACAGATTCTTTCCATGTGCTAAGATGAGGGTATGCAAACGACGGAGAGCAAGATGAAGAGCGAGAAGGCGGTTCGGAAATTCCAGGCGGGGCTGGCGGTGGGGCGCTCGGACCTGGCGCGGAACGGCTACGCCTGGATGGCGCGGAACGTGGCGGCGCTGGTCCGCCTCGCGAAGGACGAGCCGAACTGGCTCCGCGGCTATCGCGCGGCGCTCGAGGACGCGCAGGACGGGGAGGTGCTCTGATGGCGCGGACGGCGGATCAGATGGCGGTGGACCTCCTCCTGGCGGGGGACCAGGCGGGCCTGACGCGGCTGGCGGCGGAGCTGAAGGCGCGCGGGGAGAATCTGGTCACCTGCCCGGAGTGCGGGGACCGCGGGCCGCACGAGGACAACGGGGAGTCGGGCTTCCAGCTCATGTACTGCTGCCGCGCCTGCGGGCGGCACTTCGACGCGGAGGAGGCGGAGGCGGCCGCCGACGTGTACGGGACGGAGGGCTGAGGATGGGAGTTACCCTCTACCGCCTGGGCATCTGCGCGGACGAGAGTCAGGGGGAGGGGGAGGACCACGACGAGTGGTTCGGCTCCCTCGGGGCGGCGCGGCGCCGGCGCGCGGAGCTGATCCGGGTGAGTCCGCGGCTGGCGGGGCACCGCTACGGGGAGGACTTCGAGATCGAGCGGGTGGTCTTCCGGGACCTCCCGCGGCGGGCGCTCCTCCTGGCCGCCCTGAACTGGAGGGGCTGCGTGGAGCTTCAGGAGGAGGTGGTCCCGCGCTACGTTCCCAGGCGTTGGCATGCCGGGGAGGAGGACTGAGATGCCGTACCGAGATCGCGGGAACTTCCGCGCGTCGACCGTCGAGATCGAGGAGGCGCGCGACGGCTCCGAGTGGGTCCTCCGCTGGGACCCGGGCTCGGAGGAGCGCCACCCGTCGGCCGCCGATGCCATGAACGCGGTCCGCTCCCGGGACCGCGTGATGGCGGACGCGGGCTTCTCGATGGTCACGACCGTCCGCTGGACCGCCTTCACCCCGGTCGGGCGGCTCGTCGTGAGGGCGCTCCAGTGAGCGGGAACGTCTGCACCTGCCCGGAGAGCCGGAAGCCCCCGGCGGAGCGGCGCTGGGAGGTCACTCAGCGGCGCTGCAACCACTCCGCCTTTGCCGGCTATCGCCGGACCCCGAGCCGGTTCTCCGCGGTCCGCTGCGCTGGATGCCGGCGGATCTGGCGGACCGCGGCGCGCTACGTGGACCTGCTCCCGGACGCGCCGGAGGGGTGGTGGCGGCGGTGAAGCGGGTCGCCTGCGAGATGTGCGGCGCGGAGGCGCGGAGGGTCCGCGCGCGCTGCGGGCACGACGTCTGGCTCTGTCCGGGCTGCGCCCGGGACTGCCGGCCGGCGACGGAGCGGTGCGAGGCGTGTGAGAGAAGGTGGGAGCAGCGCCTGGAGCGCGCTAGGGCTCGTCCGGCGCGAGGCGCTTGACCCGAGGCCCGGACGCCCGGGGGGCCGGGTTGGCGGGCTCCTGGGCTGTCGGGGGTGCCTCATTCGCGATGTTTCCGCCCACCTCCTGACTGCGGCCGGTCAGGACGCGCCGGAGGACGACGCCGGGGGCGCCGGAGACGTCGGGCGGCGGCGCCAGGAGTTTCCGGAGGCCGGAGACCTCCTTCTCCAGGTGGACGCGCAGCTCCGAGACGGAGAGGGAGCGGACGTCCACGGCTCCGTGGACGCTGATCTCCCGGGCCGCTCGCTTGATGAGCCCCAGCTCCTGGCCCACCTTGATGATCTTGTCCAGGAGGTCCGACCGGGCCTTGACCGCGCCGACCAGCGCGGAGAACTGCCGGGAGTCCCGGAAGGAGGTCGCCAGGTCCTCCAGCTCCTTGGCGCAGAGGAGCTGCTGCTCGCGGTACTCCGCGAAGACGGCCACCGGGTCCACCTGCCCCCAGATCCGGCGGTCCTCCTCCCGGACGATTTGCTCCACGGCCATGAGGCGCTGGAGCGGCCAGTCGGTCTCCTCCAGGATCTGCTCCCGGGCCCACCCGAGCGCCACGCAGGCGCGGTACTGGACGACGTCCCGCCGGCGCTTGTTCAGCGCCTGGAGGTTGTCCACGCCGTTCGTCCCCTGCGCGTTGAGGTGCGGCAGACCCTCCCGGGCCACCCGGAGGGTCCGGGCGCGGTTCCCGGTCCTCCCCTCCAGGACGTCCTGGAGCTTGGCTGTGTTGCTGCTCATCCTGGCCTCCTGACCCCATCTTAACAGCGGGGGCGCCCGGGTCTAGCGGTAGATGCGCTCATTGGAGTGGGACCGCCACCGGACCCGGTGTACACCTTTACCGCATGATCCCGACCGCCGATGAGATCCGGAAGGAACTGGACAAGATCGCCGAGTCAAAGGCGGAGCTTCAGCGGAAGCTCATCCGGGAGGACCGGCGGCTGGACGTCCTGGCGCGGGTCCTGGGCTACGACGTCCTGCCTTTCCACTGGATTCTGATCCAGGCGAAGCGAAACCTCCCCGGGCCGTGGCGAATCTACCTGGCGCCGCGGGGCTCCGGGAAGTCGACGATCCTGACCGTCGTGGACTCCGTGCTCCTCCCGCTGGTGGAGCCCAACATCCGCATCCTCATTGGCTCCCGCGTCAAGGATCAGTCCAAGGACATCCTGGCGGAGATCCAGGGCTGCTTCCTGGTGGACCGCTTCTGCGAGCTGTTCGGGGACCTCCGCGGGGAGAAGTGGGGGACGGGGGAGGCCACGGTCAAGACGCGGACCCGGCAGTTCAAGGAGCCGACCTGGCTCGCCGCCGGCGCGGACGGGCCGGTCACCTCCAAGCACTTCGACCACGTGAAGGCGGACGACCTTGTGGACGAGAAGAACTCCCGGACGGACGGGGAGCGGGAGCGGATCCACACCTTCTTCTACAAGACGCTCGTCCCGACCCTGATGATGGTCCGGGCGGACGGGACCCCGGGGGAGATGGACCTCGTCGGGACGCGCTATCACCCTGAGGACGTCTACGGGCGCGCCATCGAGGAGGACGCCAAGTTCGCCGGGAACGTCTGCGAGGTCCCGGCGCTGGTGAACCCGGAGACCGGGGCGGCGGACGTGAACGGGGTCTCCGTCCTGGAGGAGATGCTCCCGACGGAGGATCTGAAGGCGCTCCGGATCTCCATGGGCTCCGCCCACTTCGACAGTCAGATGCAGCAGAGCACCAAGCGGATGAAGGGGGACATCTTCAAGGACGAGATGTTCATCTGGTACGACGAGGAGCCGGAGGACCTGGTCCGGCGGCTTGAGCTCAAGGTCTGGAGCGCGTGCGATCTGGCGATCGCGGAGGAGGAGCAGCAGGATGAGTACGCGGACGCGGTCATCGGGGTCGACGACCGGGAGAACGAGAGTCAACATGGGCTCCGGGTCTATGTCCTGGACCGCTACCATGGCAAGATTCCCTACGGCATGCAGATCGCGCGGGCGGAGTACATCTTCGACCGCTGGGACCCCATCCGGTTCGGGATCGAGGCGACCGCCTTCCAGAAGGCGCGCCTGCATGCCGTGTACCGGGAGCTGGGGGAGACCATCGGGGACCGCTGCGTCCCGATCGTGACGCTGACGGACAAGGTGACCCGCGCGTGGAAGCTGGCCGCGCGCTACGAGGCCGGGAGGATCTTCCACCGGCGGAGCCTCCACTCGGACCTGGAGGACCAACTGGTTGGCTTCCCCAAGGGGAGGTACGACGATCTGTTCGACGCCCTTGACCTGGCGGTGACGCTGGGCTGCGTGGTCCGGGCACGGAAGACGCGGAAGCGGAAGGTCGGACTTTTCGGGGGACCCCGGACGCGGCGGCTGCGCGCCGGGATCTCCATCACCGCAGGAGGTGTACGATGATGAAGAACGGGGCGGAGCTGGTCGAGCTGAAGAAGGCCATCCAGAGCGGCGCGCGGCTGACGGACGAGCAGGTCCAGAAGCTGGCGGCGCTCCGCCGGGAGAGCAACCTGGGGCGGCGGTTCGTCCGCGTGGGCAAGCTGGCCCTCCGGGAGGGTGAGGAGCTGATGGAGTTCGTCCACACGATCTGCGGGGCGGTCATGACGGACCGGATCGTCCTGGCGAACGGGAGCCTGGACGCCTGGGTCGAGGGCATCTTCGACGCCCACGTCATCGTCCGGGACGCCAATACGGGGCGGCTCTTCAAGGCGTCCTTCGAGCGCGGCGCGGACGGGGCGATCAAGTTCGGGGAGCCGGTGGAGGTCCGCGTGGCCTTCGTCCCGGTCTCCGCGGAGCCGGCGGCCAAGTCCGCGCCGGAGCCGGGCGCGGAGGCGGCGGCCGGGGAGCCGGCGGCCGCGCCGGAGTCCGAGCAGATCATCGAGATCGAGAAGCCCGAGTCCGGCAAGTGGGGCTTCCTGCCGACCACGCTCCGGGGGAGGTGATCCATGCCAGCCGTCACGCCAACCGCGCGGGTCCCGCACTCCCCGACGTCCTCCTGCTTCCGGGAGGTGGCGGCGGCGGACGCCGCGCTGCCGGTGAAGAAGGAGGCGGGGATCAACTGCTGCGACTTCGACGAGGTCGTGCTCGTTGCCACGCCGGTCGCGCCCTGCACGGGTGCGACTATCGAGCCTCACTTCTGGGCGGAACACGCGGACGGGACGCCGGACAACGGCGCCTTCGTCCCGGAGGCCACCCCGGTGGTGCTGGCGATGGCCGTGCCGGGGACCCGCAAGGTCTTCCGCGTGGCCCACTCGGAGTCCGTCTTCTTCGAGGTCACCGGGATCGTGGGCGGCGGTAAGGTCCGCCTCGAGGTCTACGGGGTGCCGGTGTACGGGAGGCTGCCATGACGTTGGGGGCGGAGGTCCCGATTGCCCGCGAGGGCACGGCGGCGGAGATCACCAAGCGGAACGTCAACGCCATCCGCGCGGCGGTCTTCGGTCTGGCCGGGATGCGCACGAAGGGGACGCGGGGGGAGCGGCTCCGCCTGCAGGCCGAGGCGGAGCCGGCGCCCTCCTCCCCCGGGACCTCCGCGGGCAGCACCCAGAAGATCGAGGACGACCCCCTGACCCGCCTCGAGCGGGAGGGGAAGGTCGTCCAGCCGCCCTTCGACGTCCTCACCCTGGCGGTGATGCCGGAGAACAGCACGGAGCTGGGTCCCTGCATCGACGCCATGGCGGTGAACATCGAGTCCTTCGGGTGGCGGCTCGAGCCGCGGATCCCGGTGAACGAGGACACCTCCCTGGAGGTCCTGACGGCGCTGGAGGAGGAGCGGGTCCGCGCGGAGAACTTCTTTGAGAACGCCTGCGCGGAGGGGGAGTCCATCGAGGACCTCCGGGACAAGCTCCGGCGGGACCTCGAGGCCACCGGGAACTGCTACGTGGAGTTCATCGAGGTCCCCGGGACGGGCAAGCTGGACGGGCTGAACCACCTCCCCGCCTGGACGATGCGCATCGGGCGCGCGGACGCGGAGCTGACGGAGTACCTGGACCCGCGGGTCCAGAAGTCGGTCCGCCTCGAGGAGGTCCCGGAGATCGCGCCGGGGGAGCCGGGGGAGGGGGAGCCGGGCTGGCTCGCACCGGAGGAGCCGGAGGAGTCGCCCGGGGAGCCCGGGATGCCGGCGGAGACGATGCGGGAGGGGGCGGCGGGGGACGGGGAGGTCAGCGTCCGGAAGCAGGTCCGGGTGGAGGTCTCCTACGAGCTGAAGCAGCAGCTCCGCTTCAAGCGGTTCCGGCGCTACGTCCAGGTGCGGGACCGGCGGGTGATCTGGTTCAAGGAGCTGGGGGATCCGCGGCTCATCTCCTGCGTGGACGGGCACGTGGTGACGCGCGAGGAGCTGACGGCGGAGGGGACGGAGGAGCTGGCCCGCTTCACACTGGGCGGGACCCCGGAGCGGCTGGTCGTGACCCGCGGGCTCGCGGGTTTCCCGGTCCGGGACGCCGCGAACCCGGTCCGACACCGGCGGCTGTACTGCACGCGGAGTCCCTACGGTCTCCCGCGCTACGTCGGGCACCTCTTCTCCATCTTCGGCTCCCGGGCCGCGGAGGAGATCAACTTCACCACCTTCAAGAACAACAACATCCCGTCCCTGGCCATCACGGTCTCCAACGGGAAGCTGGACGACGAGTCCCTGGAGCGGATCGAGGAGTTCGTCGAGGCGGCCATCCAGGGGGACGACAACTACAGCAAGTTCCTCCTCCTCGAGGCGGAGCCGGTGATGGAGGGGATGCGGGACCCGGGCTCGATGAAGATCGAGATCCAGCCCCTGACGAAGGAGCAGCACACGGACGCCCTCTTCGTCAACTACCAGGCGGCCAACGACGAGCGGACGCGCCGGGCCTGGCGCTTCCCGCCCATCTACGTGGGCAAGAGCGAGGACTTCACCGGGAAGACCATCGAGGCGAGCCGGAAGCTTGGGGACGAGCAGGTCTTCGCGCCGGAGCGCGCCAAGGTGGACCGCTTCTTCACGCGGGACGTCCTCCTCCGCCTGGAGATCGCCTGGTCCGTCTTCCGGTCCAACTCCCCGAACGTGACGGAGAACGCGGAGCTGGTCAAGCTCCTGGCCTCCGGGGAGAAGACGGGCGGGCTGACGCCGCGCATCGCGCGGAAGCTCCTGTCCCGGGTCGTCAACGAGGACCTGGGGGACGTGGACGCGGACCTGCTCCCGCCGGACCAGCCCTTCTCGCTCACGCTGGCGCAGATCATGAAGACCGCCTCCGCCTCTGCGGCGCCCGGTGGCGGGGAGCCCACGAGTCAGGGGCGCTCCGGGCTCCAGGTCGGGGGCGGCGGGCCGCGGGACCGCTCGCTTGAGCCGGCCTTCGAGTCCGCGGACGGGGACCCCACGGACCCCACGGACGCCTTCTCCCGCCTGACGGAGATGATCCGCGCGGAGGCGGCCACCCGCTTCGGCGGCTTCGTGCCGCCGGCGCTGGACCTCCGCGACGAGCCGGAGCCGGAGGAGGACTGAGTGGAGCTGGACGCCAAGACCGCGGCCGCGATCACTCCGGAGTTCCTGACCGGGCTCTCCCACGGGGAGCTGATCACCCTGGCGGACACCGTCTCCGGGAGGACCCGGGAGCCGGTCCTCCGGGAGGACGCGCGGGACCGCGCCCTGGAGCAGGACCTGGCGGACGACCTCGACGCGGACTGGACCGGGGACTACAACCCGGCCGCGGCGGAGGCGCTCGCGGAGCTCCCCGAGGAGGAGGTGGCGGTCGCGGAGGTCGAGGGGATGCTCGGGGAGATCGGGGCGAAGCTGGAGGACCGGAGCACCATCAAGACCCTGAAGATCCTCGCCACGGCGCTGGGCGTGATGACCCTCCTGGCCAAGCGCCGGACGAAGGAGGCGGTGCGCGCGACGGACCCGAAGGCGGCGGGGCGGATCTCCGCCACCCTCTCCCGGGCGGACCGGGGCGCGATTGCGGCCTCCGCGCGCCAGCAGCTCTGGTGGATCGGGGACCTCTGGGGGAAACACCTCTCCCGGACGATCCTGGCGACGGTCCAGCGCGAGGCGCTGCTCCGCGGCCTGGGTCGGGCGGACGTGGGGCGGATCATGGAGGGGGTCATTACCGCCAGGCACCCGGCGGCCGAGGTCCCGGGGACCTGGCGCGGGAGCAAGGGGAGCTACTTCGAGATGCTCTCCGGGACGGTCCGGGCGCGGGTCAGCGCCTCCGGGGCGCTCCGCGGGCTCCGGGACGCGGGGATCGAGCGGTACAGGTTCCAGGCGGTCATGGACGAGCGGACCTCGGAGCAGTGCGCGGAGCTTCACGACCGGGTGTTCCTGGTCTCCGACGGCGTGTCCCTGATGGACCGCGTGGAGTCGGCGGAGGACCCGGACGCGGTGAAGGACCTGGCCGGCTGGCGGAGCGCGGGCGAGATCCGGGAGATCATCGGGGACCGGGGGCCGCAGGAGGCAAGCCGGGCGCTGACCGCGGCGGGGGTCATCTGGCCGCCGCTGCACGGGCGCTGCCGCAGCGTGGTCGTCCCGGACTGAGAGGGGTCATGGCAACGGAGACAGAGAAGCAGATGGTCATGCAGACCCTGATCCTCTCCAAGGAGACCTTCCCCACGCGGGAGGGCGCCTCGAAGTGGGTCCGGGACCACGACTTCAAGGTCAAGGCGGGCGCGCCGGACGAGACCGGGGACAGCTGGCGCTTCCGTCAGCGGGAGCCGGGCGACTTCCAGGACGGGACCCTCCGGACCATCGAGGTCACGGACGGCGTCAAGGGGGTCGTCGGGCGCCTGAAGGAGGAGAAGATGACGAAGAACGAGGAAGCGGCGGCGCGCGGGAATGCCCTCCTGCTCCCGCTGAACCTGACGATCGAGGACGTCCACGAGCTGGAGTTCGCCGTGGACAAGTTCCGAGCGGCGCCGGCGGCGCGGTCCTGGGCGGAGAACCACGGGATGCCGCCGCGGGAGATCAAGGTCCGGGCGGACGTGATTCACGCGGAGGTGGTCCCGGAGGACGCCTTCGAGTTCACGACCCTCCGCCGGGAGCGGATCTCGCGGGACATCTCCGCGGTGGTCGGGACGCGGCGGGAGGTCCCGGCGGGGGAGCCGGTCCTCCGCGCGGTCCCGGACGCCGGGGACCCGAAGGACGAGCCGAGCGCGGTGGCGCCCTCCGCGGTGACCAAGCGCGGGGAGCTGTACGTCCGGAAGGCGGAGGAGGGGGAGGACGAGGGGAAGCAGGTCCGGATGTTCGGGATCGTGATGAAGCCCGAGGTCCCCGACATCGAGGGAGACGTGACCGCCGCGGAGGAGATCCGGCGGGCGAACGAACGCTTCATGCGGGAGTTCCAGACCGTCGGCTTCATGCACAAGAAGGACGTCTCCGAGAAGGTCAAGATCATCCAGAACGTGATCGCCCCGGTCGACTTCGAGTTCCCGCTCCCGGACGGGGGCGTGAAGAAGATCGCGGAGGGGACCTGGTACCAGGAGCTGTTCACGGACGACCCGGAGCTGGTCAAGCGGGTCCGGGAGAAGAAGCTGAACGGGCTCTCCATCGGCGGCTTCGCCCGCCGGGTGCCCGTGGAGGGGGATGGGCCCAAGGAGGACGAGGGCGAGGCGCGCGCGGAGAAGCGGGCGCCGGAACACCTGGAGAAGGCCGAGGGGGACCCCGCCAAGAGCAGGTTCGTTGACCTCCGAGTCGAGGAGGTGTCCATCGTGGACGCAGCCGCCAACGAGGAGGAGTTCTTCATCGTAAAGAGAAGGAGAGAGGACATGAGCACGAAGCACGAAGGACAGGCGGCGCCCACGGAGACCGCCAAGGCCGCTCCGCCGCCGCAGGCGGCCGCGCCCGTCACGACCCCGCCGGCGATCCCGCCGGCTCCCCCCGCGGCGGCGGTGACGCCCCCCGCGGTGACCCCGCCGGCGCCGGAGCCGACGGTGGACGTCCAGAAGGCGGTCGAGTCCGCCGTGGACGCGGCCGTGGCCAAGCGGCTCGAGGGACTCCCCGCGATCGTCCAGAAGGCGGTCGAGGACGGGCTCGCGGGCGTCAACAAGAAGCTGGAGGAGCAGGGCGCGGTCATCGGGAAGATGGAGACGGTCCGCGCGGTCGCCAAGGGGGAGTCCGTCCCGGACGCGACGACCCGGCCGCCGGAGCCCACCCCGGCGACGAAGAGCAAGTGGGCCGGGAGCGCGGTCCACTCGGTGGTTCAGCGCGCGCAGAAGAGGAATCCCGCCTAGCGGCCGGCGAGGTCCGCGGGCAACAACCCGTCCGGCAGACGGAAGGACGCCGGCAAGCAGGAGGATAGGACAATGACGAACGAGGAGCTGGTCCAGAAGGCCATCATCACCACGGCGGACATCGCCGCCGCGGGGAAGCTCAACGACGTGCAGGCCAACACCTTCATCGACTTCGTGATCGACGTCACGGAGCTGAAGGGGTCGGTCCGCGTGGTCCGCTTCCGCAACGAGAACATGCAGATCGACAAGATCGGCGTCGGGCAGCGCGTGAGCGTGCCCAAGGAGGAGGCTAAGGACCCCGGCCTCCGCCGCGGCGTGAGCACCTCGAAGGTGACCCTCACCCCGCGTGAGGTCATGACGCCCTTCGAGATCTCCGACAACTTCGCGGAGCTGAACATCGAGGGGGAGGCGGTGGAGGACACCGTCGTCCGCCTGATGGCGACTCAGACCGCGAACGACCTCGAGGAGGTCTTCATCAACGGCGACGTCCTGGGACCCGCCCGCACCGAGGCGGACCTCCTGGAGGGCGGCAGCACCACCCAGGTCGTGAAGGACTCCTTCATGGCCATGTTCGACGGGTGGCTCCGCCTCCTGGACGCCGGGAACATCTACGACGCGGACGGCGCCAACCTCTCGTCGCAGATCTTCAGCGGCATGATCAAGAAGATGCCGGTGAAGTTCCGCCGGACCCGGCGCAACCTGCGCTTCCTGATGGCCCTGGACATGGAGCAGAACTGGAGGGAGAAGGTCAGCTCCCGGACCACCGCCGCCGGCGACTCCGCCCTGACCTCCGCCGGGACCATCCCGGTCTTCGGCGTGCCGATGATCCCGGTCCCGCTCCTCGAGCCGGACCCGCGGGTGGTCGAGCACAAGACCTTCGGCGCCGCGCCGGTGACGGTCGTCCTCCGCTACAACCACATCGGGACGACCGTGGTGGTCACCCCGTCGACCCTCGGCGCCTCCCCGGTGACGCCGCTCCTCGAGACCACGGACTACACGGTCGACCGGACCCTCGGGACGGTCACCTCCGTGGGCGGCGGCGCGATGGCGGCCGGCGGGATCTTCAAGATCACCTACCACTCCGGTGGGCAGATCGTCCTGGCGGACTTCCAGAACCTGATCCTCGCCATCGGCCGGGACGTCCGGATCGAGACGGACCGGGACATCTACAAGGGCGTGAACCAGTTCGCCATCACGACGAAGGTGAGCGTCCAGGTGGAGGAGGTCACCGCGACGGTGAAGGGGATCAACATCGGGCTCGACTGAGCCTTGGCCGGCTAGGGGCGGGGGCGGGGTAGTCTCGCCTCCGCCGCCCTAGCCACGGAGGGACAGATGACCAAGATCATCGCCACCACGCGCCGGCCCAAGCCGGCGGCGGAGGAGGAGAAGCGGGTCGAGGTCACGTCCACCCAGCCGGCAGAGGTGAAGTCCGCCCCCACGGTCAAGCGGATGCTGGAGCCGGCGCCGGAGGCGCCTGCCCCGAAGGTCCGTGCGGCCAAGGTGGAACTCGTGGAGGGAAGCAGCTACGAGGTCCACGGTGTGCGGTTCATCTCCGGTCGGCCGGTGGTCGTGACGGATCAGCGGATCCTCTCCACCGTGTCGGTCAACTCGAGGTTTCGGGTGACCGGCGTGGAAGGAGGAGAGAAATGACGGAGAGAACGATCGTGACGCTCCGGTCCGCGCCCTCGGCGACCGTCGAGGTCCCGGAGAAGAAGAAGGATGGGGGAGCGCTGCAGCGCAGCTGTTTCGGCGTCCTCCGCCTGTTCCCCGGGATCCCGAAGACGGTGACGCGGGACGAACTGGAGCACATCAAGCAGGCGGAGCCGGACCTCTACAACCGCCTGACCGTCCAGCCCTACGTGGAGAGCAAGCGGGTGGACCGGCGCGGGGCCGGGGAGGCGGAGATCGCCAAGCTCGCGGAGCAGGAGGGCATCGCGCACCTTCCGCACGGGCGGCAGGTGGAGCTGCTCCGGGAGCGGGGGAAGATCCGGAAGCCCGGGAAGCAGCGGGCGGCCGTCTCCGAGAAGCCGAGCGGGAAGCCCGGCGGGAAGAAGCCCGGCGGGAGGTAGACCGCCGGCGGACGGTGCCGCTTGTTGTACGCCAGCCTCATCGACGGGAGGGTCATGCCCTTCGACATCCTGACCCCGGACGGGCTCCGGGGGTGGGAGACCCTGGCGTCCGGTCCGGACGGGGGCGCGCTCACGGGCGTGGCCCTCGGGACGGGCGGGGCGCGGGCGGATCTTCCGCTCCCGCGGCGCTTCCGGGGGGTCCGCTTCTCCGCCGAGGTCCTCCGGGACCGGGCGGGGGAGCCGGCCGCGGAGCGGGTCTCCGCCCTCTCTGACGGGGTCCTCCTTTCCCTCACGATGTTCCTCAACGGGCGCTCCGGCCGCTTCCGGGTGGACCTGGACAAGCGGGGCCGCGCGCGCTGGACGCCTCCTTCATAACGCTGCCGGTCCGGGATCGCCCGCGCTACCTTGGAGGGGTCAAACCTTCCATTGGAGGTAGTGATGGCCGTTTCGAGACTCCGCCAGGACCAGATGCATACCGAGGGGTCCGGCATCGACGATACCCTAACCCCGACCAACCACGACGCGAACGCGGTGGACCTGGCGGATACCGTCTCCTACCTGGCCAGTCAGGTGGCAGACATCCTCGGGGAGGTGGCCTGGGAGACCGCGCCGGACCTCTCCATCGCGGCCATCGCGGCCAAGACCTTCCTCGACGAGAAACTGGCGGACCGGGAGCTACAGCTGCTCACGGACATCACGGTCCCCAACGCGCAGAACTGGAAGGTGATCTCCGTCGCCGGGAACGAGCTGCCGGCGGGCGGCCTCAATATCAAGGCGATCTCCGGCATCCAGGTCGGCCTCCCCACGGCGCTCAACGCCTCCTTCGGGGCGCACTCCCTCGCGGAGGTCGCGGGCGCGAACGCCATCAACCCGGAGAACCTCTGCGCGGTGGTCAACGCCACGACTGGCGACCCGATCCTCTCGAGCAGCCGGGAGGTCTGGGCGCTCCTTCAGCACGAGACGGGCGCCACGGATGGCGCGGCCTTCACGGACACGACGCCGGAGCGGGCGCAGATCTCCTTCGTCCGCGTCAACGCGACCCACGACGACCTCGAGGCGGTCCCGGTTGCGGACATCCAGAACAAGGTCATCAACATCGCCTTCGTCGATAGGCAGTACCTCGACACCTGGAACAAGATCGACTTCCTCCGCCGGTCGCCCTTCGTCGACATTGGCTCCGGCGCGGTCACGGTGGACCTCGACACCGCCATCGACAACCAGGGGACGACTCCGGCCACTCAGGCCACGAACGTCTACTGGCGGATCAACGACGCGGTGGCCCTCAACTTCCAGGACAGCGGCGGCGCGCGGAGCCTCCTCATGCTGGCGCCGGCGGTGGCCGGGGACGAGGTGGAGGTCAACGCGGACCTCCTGGACGTGAACGTCGGCGCGGCCGGGGTCGTGGACATCGACAACGGCGTGACGGTGGACTCCGGCGGGACGCCGCTCAACCTGGGCGTGACCGCCGGGCAGATCGACGCCGGCGCGGCCGCCCTGAAGCTCCTCTCCACCGGGCAGCCGGTGACCGTGGACGGCGTGGGCGTGACCCTCGACGCGAACGCGGGGAACGTCGTGATGGACGGGGTGGTCCTGGACGCGGACTTCACGGATGACTCCCACCTCATCCAGGCCGCCAACGCGGCCGGGGCGAAGGAGCTGCTCATCGCTTCCCGGAACGCCGGGGCGGGCGCGGGCAACCTGAAGCTCGAGGCGGACGACGTCCTCTCCTTCGAGACCGCCCAGCAGACCACGGCGATCCCGCTCGACGACGCGACGGCGGGGGCCATCTCCGCGCTGACCGGCGGGCCGCACGCCTCCATCTCCGCGGCCATCAAGTACGCCATCGAGCAGGGCGGCGCGGGCCTGGACGACGTCTTCCTCTTTATCGCGGGCTCCAACTACGGGCAGGGCGTGAACGTCCCGGCGGCCACCTTCTCCCAGACTGGCTACACGCTGGCGATGGCGGTGGGTGCCACGACCGCGGACATGTTCGTCTTCCTCAACGGGCGGCTCCTCCGGGGCGCGGCCGCGGCCGGGACCGGTGACGTCTACCCCGGGAGCACGCCGTCCAATGGGGATGTTATGTTCGACTTCCCGAAGGGCATCAAGGCCGGGGACGTCGTCATCTCCGTCGGCTTCGCATAGGACGCAGCACAGTTCACACCGGGCGGTCCGCGGCGCTAACCTTCCCTCCTGACCTGGCCGGGTGATGAGGATTCCATGCCACTGAAGCTGCTTGCGCAACTCGACGCCGCGGTCCTTGCTCTGGGTGACTACCGCGCGGAGCTGGCGGAGGCGCCGGTCATGCTGGACCGCGCGGAGACCTCCCTCAGGGTCTTCCGGGGGATTCGGGAGAAGCTAGCGGAGGCGGCGCCCAACTTCCACGAGCTGAAGGGCGTCGCGGCCGGGCTCCGGCAGGCCGGGCCCATCGTTCAGCAACACATCGAGATCGTGAAGCAGCGCGTCAAGGACGAGAAGCTGGACCCCGCCCTCGGGAAGGAGCTGATCCAGGTCCTGGCGGCCGCGGTCCTCTCCGTCCGGGAGGCGGGGGAGGCGCGGACGGTGGAGCTGAACCGGGCGGCCGGGAAGGTCGACGGGCTCAACATCGCGGCTGCCTCCGCTCTCGGGGACGTGACCGCCAGCATCCTTGCCTTCCGCCGGGCCAAGGAGGTGGAGGGGAATGAGGAGGACTGGAGCGGGCGCGGGACTCCCAACGGACAGCGTGCCCCGGGGACCCAGGAGGCTGTAGGCGGGGGCGGTGGGAATGGGAAGGGTAAGGGGAGGATCGTCCCCCTGAAGGCGCCCCAGTCGCATGCTCCGCGCGTCAAGAAGGCCAAGCCGGGGGCGCCTGCGGATGCCTAACACGCCGGACAGGTTCCCGGGGCCGCTCCAGGAGTCGGAGGAGATCCTCCTCACGGAGCAGGCGCCGGGGACCATCCCCACGGCGGCCGGCGGGATCCTGTACGCGGACGGGCAGTTTAAGCTGGAGGACGCGGCGGGCGTCTTCGACCCGCGCGGGATCACGGAGGCGCAGCACGAGGTCCTTGACACGCTGATCCACGGGCTCTCGGAGACGTGCTTCCAGGAGGTCGTCCGGACCGCCGGGCGGGTGACCTCCGTCGTCTTCTGGACGGACGCCGGGAAGACGGTCCGGGTCCGGGAGGTCCTCATCATCCGGGCGGCCGGGAAGGTCTCCCAGCTTGACGTCGTCCACTATACCGCGGCCGGGGCGGAGAAACAGCGGATGACGGGGGTCTTCACCCGGGATGGGAACGGGAAGGTGGCCTCCATCGACTGGACGGAGACGGTCGCATGATCACCTACGTCGTCGAGATAGACGGGGGCGAGATCAACATCCTCGACGCCGCGGGGAACAAGATCGACCCGGCCAAGGAGGGGACCCTCGGGGACGTCAAGACCATACTCGCGGCCATCCGGGACACGGCGGGGGTCAAGAAGATCACGGACCCGCTCCCGGCCGGGGACAACAATATCGGGAACGTCGACGCCATCCAGAGCGGGGCCTGGACCGTCCAGCAGGGGACGCCTCCCTGGGCGGTGAAGGGGAGCGACGCGGGCGGCGCTCCCCCGACCCAGAACCCGGTCCTGGCCGCCGGACAGGACGGGACGAATGTACGGGCGCACAAGACGGACAGCGTGGGCCGCCCGGAGGTCGTGGGCGCGGCGCTCGCCGGCTCCCCGCCCTCCGGGGCGCCGGTCCTCCTGGCCGGCTGGGACGGCACGAACGTCCGGACGGTCCGGACCAACGCGGCCGGGCGCGCGGAGTGGGTCCTCTTCGACTCCGCGGGGAACGCGGTCGGGGTCATCCTGGACGGGGCGGTCTACCGCCTCCAGACGTCCTCGAAGGTGGCGCGGGGCGCCACGGACCTCGTCGAGCTGGACGCCCTCGACACGGCGGCCGGCCGTGGGCGCCTGAAGATGACCCTGTACAGCCCGGAGGGGGATGCGATCGCCTTTAGCTCCGTCCCGCCCTCCGCGGCCTCCATCCGCAACGACTTCGTGAAGAATGGCGGGGCGGAGTCCCTCCTCGTGGACGGCTCCGGGACCGCGCGGGTCTTCTCCTACAACGCCCACGCTACGCAGGACGTCAGCCTCCAGGAGATCAAGTTTGTGATGGTCTCCAACTCCGTCACCTTTGGGTCCAACGCCTTTGGGTCGGCCGCCGGGCCGCTGGTGAACGGGCTCCTGGTGGAGGTTGTTGCCGGGGGCGTGGCCGGGACGATCCAGAACCTGAAGCAGAACGAGTCCTTCATCTACTTCTCCCCCCCGGGCGGCTTCGAGTGGGTGGTCAGCTCCAAGGACATGATGTCCTCCACGTACCTGATTGGCGGCGGGCTCAAGCTCAAGGCCGGGACGGGGGACATGGTCAGGGTGACGGTCCGGGATAACATTGTCAGCGCCGCGGTCTACTTCAAGTGCTGGGTGAAGGGCAACCTGCTGACCGCCGCGTGAGAGGAGGTAAGGCATGCCAACGATGGTGACCGTTTCCGGGGCGGTGGTTCAGCAGGTCATCCTGAACACCGGGCTGGTCTACGCGAGCGTGGACCCGCTGAAGGTGAACGTCGACCCGTTCAAATACGACGTTGGGGGGAAGCGGGGGACGTACCCTGGCGTGTTTGGGCAGTCGCTGACGGACAACGTCACTTCTTACACTTACCTGGACCGGGACGGCGCCCTCGTCGTGAACCTGACCGGCTTCCCCACGGCGGACTTCTACGCGCCGCTGGCTCGGGTCGTCACGGCGAACGGGGAGGTAGTTGCGATCCACGACGAGCGGATCCTGATCGGGACGTCCCCGACCGCGGTGGGCACGTGCCGGATCACCTACCCGGTGGACGGGGACGTGAAGGGCGGGGACGTCTCCACCTCCTCGAACAACGACGTGCCCTCCCTCCTGTACGCGGGGAGCGGGACGGACACGGAGGGGCGGAACCGGCTCGTGCGGCGGCCGCCCCAGAACTACGCCTCGGGGGACGTGGCGATGCGGATCTACATCAGCCACGGCGTGGCGCCGGGGAACGGCAAGGCCAGTTGCTGGTACCTCAAGTATGCCTTCCGCTCCGTCGGGGAGGACCTTGGGGCGTACGACGGGACGGCGGCGCTGACGGTGGACCACTCGACGGACCTGGGGGACCGGATCTACAGTATCGACCTGACGATCCCGGCGGCGGCCTTCAACGTTGGGAAAGACCTGATGGTCCTCTGGCTGGCGCGGGAGCACTCCCACGCGGGCGACACCCTGACCAATGGGATCCACGTGCATCAGCAGGAGCTTCGGTATACCGGCTACATGCTCTCGGGACAACCCGGACAGTGAACCTCAGATGAAGGAGAAGAGGACAATGGGAACCTACGCAGCGAGCGTTAAGAAGGCGCTCTCGAGTCAGACGGACCTCATCGAGAATGGGACGCACCTCTCCGCGGACCCGGAGAAGCTGGCCACCGTGAACCGCGCGGCGGGGCATCAGGTCCGCGTGAAGCGGAACGCAACCCAGTACGCGCTCTTCACGGTCGGGGAGACCCGGCAGGAGAGCCCGGATTCGATCGTCCGGATGGGGGCGGCCGGGCGCTCCCGCCTGGGGACCTCCCTCGAGTTCACCGGGACGCTCGACTCCCAGGTCCCGCACCCCACCCTGACGGACGCGGAGGCGGAGGCGCAGAGCGAGTTCGTGGAGCGGCTCGACGAGTCCGGGCTCTCCCCGGCGGGCCTGGTGATCCTGGCGCCGCACGGCGGGGCGATCGAGAACAACACGGACGAGCAGGCGGAGCACGTTCTGGCCGTCCTCTCCGGGAAGCCCGCGGCCGCCTGGCGCTGCAAGGGCTGGCGGGACGGCGGCGGGGCCTTCGACCGCTGGCACATCACGTCGACGGAGATCCACCGGGTCTCCTTCCCGCTCCTGGGCGGCATTGCGGACCGGGGCTTCCTCCACGCCGTGGCCTTCCACGGCATGTCGGACCCGGACGTTGTCGTTGGCGGCGCCGCGCCGGAGGACCTCCGGGAGGAGGTCCGGGCGGCGGTCGAGGCGGCGCTTGCCGGTACTGGGATCGATGTGCGCCTGGCGGGTCCGGACGACCCGCTGGCCGGGACCTCCCCGGCGAACCTGGTCAACTGGCTGACCGCCGGCGGTGGGGGCGTGCAGCTCGAGCAGTGCTACGCGGCGCGCTCTGAGTACTGGGCGGAGATCGCGGAGGCGGTGGCGGACGTGTTCGCGGCGCGGATCTAGGACATGACGGCGGAGAAGCCCAAGCGGCGGACCCAGCCGACGCGGGAGCTGGTCCTCGAGGTCCTCCGGAAGCTAGACCGCGTGGACGGGCGCCTGAAGTCTATCGAGACACGCCAGACGCTGGCGGAATCCGCGTGGCAGCGGCAGGGTCAGGTTGTGGAGGACGTCAACCGGCGCTGTCTGGAGAAGCTCGGGGCGAAGTGCCCGCTGATCCCGATGGACCCGGAGGACGTGGAGGACGCGGAGGGGAGGGAGTGAGATGGCGGCGGTCCACCTGGTCGAGGCCGCTGGGCCCGTAGACGGGAGCAACCGGGACTTCGCCGCGCCGGAGTCCTACGAACCTAACTCCCTCCGGGCGCTCTGGAACGGGCGCCTGCTCTCCCGGGACTTCGAGGACGGCTACGAGGAGGTGGACCCGACCCTCGGGACCTTCCGGCTCCGGCGGGCGCCCAAGGTCGGGGACAACGTCTTCGTCTTCTACGAGGAGGTGGTCTGATGGCGTCCTCCCGCATCGAGCCGGTCTCCGGGGCGGTGAACGGGGTCAACCGGGACTTCTCCGTCCCCACCTACTATCGGGCGGGCTCCCTCGTTGTCTTCCTGAACGGCCAGCAGCTCAAGCGGACGCTCGACAACGGCTGGGAGGAGACGGACCCGACGCTGGGGACCTTCCGGATGAAGATCCCGCCAGTCGGGCCGCGCCCGGGCTCGACGGACGACCCGGGGGACGTCCTCTTCGCCTACTACGACACGGAGGCGGCCACCTCCACCGGCGGCGCCGGCGGCGGTCTCCCTCAGTTCGTCTCCCTGGACGTCCTCTCCCCGCGGATCCGGGACGCGGGGGACCTCCGGCCGCGGATAGCGGACGCGGGCGGCGCGGACGTGGACCCCGGGACGCCGCTCATCGGGGAGGCGGAGGAGGTCCGCCCAGAAGTGAAGACAGCGGACGCGCTCCGCCCTAAGATCGCCGGAGCGGAGGAGGTCTGATGGCAACGATCAAGCTGACCGTGACGGTCGAGAAGCTCGACAACGTCCTGACCCTCTTCGACGTGATGAAGGTCTACCGCGCACCGGTCCTGGTCGGACCCTACGCGGAGATCACGGCGCCCGGGACGCGCATCCCGCTGCTGACCGGGCAGACGGTCTACACCTACGACGACGTGGCGGGCGACCCTGCCTTCTACTACAAGACGAGCTACTTCCACTCGATCACCCTCCTCGAGTCCTCCCTCTCGGACCCCATCCAGGGGGAGGCCGACGCGCTGTACGTCTCGATCCAGGACGTGCGGGACGAGGGGGTCCCGGCCTCCGTCTCGGACGCCCGGATCCTCCAGTCCATCCAGACCTGGCAGGCGTACGTGGAGCGGCTCTGCCGGCAGTGGTTCGTCCCGCGGCAGCTGACCTGGGACCTGGACGGGAGCGGGACGACGCTCCTCCAGCTCCCGGTCCCCATCATCTCGATCACCGCCCTCTACCTGAACGGGCTCAACGGGGTCTGGGACGCCGCGCAGGACCCCTCCCGGTACGTGGTGTACAGCGGGCGCGGGGAGGCCGGGCGAGACGACCGGAAGAACCCGCGGGTGAAGCTGGTCTCCGCGGAGACCTCGATCTTCGAGGGCGTGGGGCCGGTCCAGCGGAACAGCTTCACCTTCCTGGTGGGGGAGAAGAACCAGCGCCTGGTCGGGACCTTCGGCTTCATCGAGCCGGACGGCTCGACGCCGGCGCCCATTAAGTACGCGGTCCGGAAGCTGGCCGTGCGCGGCCTTGCGCCCCTGTACAGCTCGAGCGGTTCCGCCGGTCCGGCCGGACCGGTCATTGAGGAGGAGACGGACCGTCATCGGAAGAAGTGGTCCGACGCCGCGGTGACCTCCAAGTCCTGGAGCACGAGCGGGACGGGGGACGCGGAGCTGGACGCTATCCTAGCGGCCTACAAGGGGCCACTCTTGATGCGGGCGCCACGGACCATGTTCCGGCGGCTTTCCGGGAGGTCGGTGCAGTGATCCCTAACTTGATACACCCGATCCCGGTCGAGATCCGGCGCATGGAGCGGGCGGTTACGGTCCTCGACCCGGTGGCCCGGGAGCCGGTCCGGCAGGTCTGGCGGAACGAGGACGGGCCGGGGACGGGCGCCTCCCTCTCCCTCGTGGCGCAGGTCAACTGGAATGACGGGCAGATCGCCCTTCCCACCTTCCCGGCCGGGGGCGTGGAGGAGGACTGGAAGGGCTACCTGCTCTTCAGGGTCGTGGACCTGCTGGCGGCGGGCGTGGCCACGGAGAACCCGGACGGGACCCTCACCGTGGCGATTGCCCGCGGGGACCGAATCGTCCGGATCGGGCGTCGAGCGGTGGACATGTACGTCCTCTTCTTCCGGGACGTCGCCGGCTACACGGACCAGGGTGGCTGCACCCTCCTGGAGGTCCGGTTCAACGACCGGTTGGCGGCCTGACCCGTGGGTGCCAAGCTCACCCTCTCCGGGGCCTGGGACTCCTTCCTCAACTTCCTCAACCCAGCGCGCGCCAAGCGGGCCTTCCAGGAGGAGCTGCGCCGGAAGGTCCTGGAGCAGTGTCACCTCCTCCGCCGGGACGTCGTGGAGTATATCGACGCGGAGAAGCACGGGGTGCCGAACTCCCCGCTCACGGTCATGGTCAAGCGGAGCAGTCGGCCGCTCGTGGACCGGGGGGACCTCCGGCAGAGCATCTCCGCGGAGGCGGAGGTCACGGCGGACGGGGTCGCCGGCGCGGTTGGCGTCAAGCGGTCCGCCCGGGGGAAGGGCGGGAAGGGGCTGGTCAACGTGGCGGCGGCGCTCCACAACGGGTTCACCATCAAGGTGACGGAGAAGGTCCGCGCGGCCATCTTCGCGGAGATGCGGAAGCGGGCCGGGCGGGGGAAGCAGCGGCGGGGGAAGGGTGGGCGCTTCGGGAAGGCGGAGGGGGTCAAGATCGACGCCTCCGGCCTGCGGGGGGCCGGCGCGCGCACCTGGGTGGTCCGCGGCCGCCCCTTCATCCTTGAGCCCTTCCTGGAGGCGGAGGAGCGCATTAAGGTGGCCCTGGGCGAAGGGGTCCGCGTTACCCTCAAGAAGCTATGAGCCTCAGCCGCATCCTCACGGACCTCTACTGGGAGCCCAACCAGGGCTTCGACGCCCGGGCGGCCTCCGTCATCTCGGACGCCGCGAAGATCCGGCTCGACCCGGCGGACTTCTGCGCCAAGCTGAAGCTACAGTCGACCTTCCTTTATCCGCTCGACGCGGACCTGTACGTCCGGACGCCCACCGCGCGGCCGGGCGCGGTCCGGCGGCTCCTCATGTTACACGTGACCGCGGAGACCCCGGAGGGGACCTCCGTGGGGCTCCGGATCTGGGACGGGACGGCGGACAAGTTCTGGGACGGCGCGGGCTGGGCGATCGCCGGGCCGGGGGACTGGAACACGGAGGCGGAGGTCTCCGCCCACCTCCCGACCCTCCCGGTGACCGCGAACCGGGCCTTTGCCGTGACCTTCAACCTCCTGACGACGGACGCGAAGGTGACCCCGGTGGTCTCCCACGTGGCAGTCCTCTGGGAGGGGGAGGTGGACTGGCTGAACGACCTCCTCCTCGACTCCTTGACGGCCACGGTCCAGGAGGAGGCGGTCTTCCCGGTCGAGATGGCCCTCCCGCCGCTCCCGGCGGACGCGACCTCCATCGACCTGACGGAGTACCGGGACGAGGCGGACCTGACCCTGACGGGCGCGGAGGCGGTCTACGACCACGCCGCGGACCCGGAGCACCTGACGGACCTCCTCGCCTCCTACAACCCGGGGACGAAGGTCCTGACCCTCTCCGGTGCGGGGATACCGGCGGCCGGGGTCCCGTTCCTCCGGATGCGGGCGCGGGCGCAGGTGGCCTGGGACACGAACCAGGACTGGGAGGAGCTGGGGAAGCTCCCGCAGGTCGTACTCCGGGACGCGGAGACGGTCCTCTCATCCTTCTACCCGATGAGCGCCGAGCGCGGTATCGTGCGCAAGGACACGGGCAACGGGGTGGAGATCCCGGCGCCCTTCAGATCGACCTTCAGGATCGAGATGGAAGTTCGGACCAACCGCAGCAGAGAGCAGGCGCGCCTCCTCGAGGCGCTCACCAAGCTCCTTGCGGTCGGGCCGAGCGCGGAGGCCGGTCCGTTCCTCCGGTCGAGGGGCACGGACCGGCGCTTCCGCATCCACCTGATGGACCAGTTCAACGCGCAGGCGCCGGCGCTAGACGACGCGGACGTCCGTGCCTTTCGGGCGGAGTTCCGCCTGGAGGACCTCACTCAGCAGCTCCGGGCGGCGCGGGACGCGCACGGCGTGCAGCGCGTCAGGCTCTCCTGGGCGGCCATCGACGATGAGGTGGAGGTGGACGCGCTCCTGCGTGGGGCGCCGGTCCCAACCTCATCGCCAGAGACATTCGAAACATAGACGGAGGAACCCATGGCGGTCAAAAGATTCGGCCCAGTCCTTGGCGCGGGCGTCCAGGTGGAGGAGAAGGAGGGGGACCAGCAGATCATCGCGGCTCCCTACGGGGTCACGGTCATGATCGGGGAGTTCGAGCGCGGGGAGCCAGGGGTCCCGGCCTTCCTCTCCGGCGTCCTGGACTTCAAGCGCCGGAACGGCGGCCGGATCCTGGAGTCGGAGGCGCCCACGGCGGTCCTCGACTTCTTCAAGCTGGGCCGCGGCGCCGGCGAGGTGATCACCTACCGCGTGACCGGCGGGGACGAGGTTCAGGCGGAGATCACGCTCTACACCCGGCAGGGGACGGCGGCGGCGCCGGCCTCCGGCCGGAAGGTCCTGGGCAAGCTGTACGCCAAGAACGGCGGGATCTGGGGCGGCCAGCGGCGGACGTACCTCGACGAGATCACGGGGGCCGGGGACCTCACCGCGACCACGCTCGACACCGGGGACCCGATGATCGAGAATGAGTGGGCGGGCGGGGTCCTCCAGCTCAAGAAGGTCACGACCAAGACGTACCGGATCGTGGGGAACACCGCGGCGGGGGTCGTCTCCGTCGAGGCGGACCAGGACCTGGCCACCGACTGGGCGGCCGGTGCCGGGACGCCCGCGAACCGCTACGCCCTCACCCGGGAGAACGTGGACTGGCTCGGGAACGACAACCACCTCGCGGTCGTCATCGGGAACGGGGACGAGAAGCCGACGGCGGAGTTTTCCCTGAAGATCTACGTGGACGGCGGCCTGGTCGGGAAGGGTTACAACAACCTCTCCGCGGACCCGACCAAGCCCAACTACTGGGTCCGGGTCATCAACGACGACCCGTCCAACCGGGAAATCGTCGCGGAGGACCTCTACTCCGGGGACAAGACCGTGGCGGGGGTCCGCCCGGCCAACTTCTACGGGCAGAACAAGACCATCACGGCCACGACCATCGGGATCGCGGACCCGGACGTGACCGTTGACTCCCCGACCTCCGCCAACCCGACGACGGCGTTCACCCGCGGGACGCTGGTGCGCCAGCAGACCCTGGTGGGGACGGTCGATAACGCCGGGGCGGACATCGAGTGGGTCTCCTCCCTCGGGCTGACGAAGCTCCAGGCGGCCTTCAGCGGGGTGGCCACCAACCTCGGGGACGAGATCGGGACCGTGACCGTGACCAACGGCGCGACCGTCCTGGCGGACGGGGACACCGTGACCATCGAGATCATGGCCTGGGTCCCGAACGAGCTGAAGGGCGGGACGATCTGGCCGGACATCGTCAACCAGCCCAACTTCTCCTTCTACATCGAGTCGAACACCCGCTCCACCGTCTCCGTCCGGACCGGGATGGACCTGACGGACGACGGGGTCATCACCGCGGGCGCGGTCTTCATGCTCGCGTACCGGCAGGAGTTCGAGGGTGGGAACAACGGCTCCGCGGTCACGGACGCGGACTTCCTCCCGGCCTTCGACCCGAACCTCTCCACGCTCCGCCGGATCTTCGGAAAGAACAAGGGGCTGGTTAAGCTGGCCATCCCGGGGCTGACCTCGACGGTCCTCCAGAAGGCGGGCATCGAGTTCGCCGCCGCGATGAACTGGACCTTCAAGGTCCAGATCCCGGCCGCCTACACGGCGGAGGCGGACGTGGTGGACTACATCAACAACACGATCGGGCGGTCCGACTACGCCTCGACGCACTTCCCGTCCTTCGGCTCCGTCCTGGACCCGGACGCGACGCCCGGGGCCTCGGACATCCCGATGAAGGAGCAGACCCTCATCGGAATGATCCTCGGCCGGGAGGCGCTGACGGCGCGTCAGTACGACGGCTATCACAAGGCACCGGCGGGCATCGAGGTGACGCTCCCGGACGTCCTGGAGCTGCCGACCGGGAACCCGGAGACCCAGGAGGCGCTGAACGAGGAGATCCTCAACCCGCAGGGGCTGAACGTGGTCAAGTTCCGCCAGGGGACCTGCATCCTCTGGGGGGACCGGACGCTCTCTCCGACGAGCGAGTGGAAGTGGTACCATCAGCGGTCTCAGATGAGCCACTATGAGAACCTCATCCGGGAGAACTTCGACTGGATCATCTTCGCCATCAACAACCCGACGGCGTGGCATCGAGTGGCGACGACCCTCCGGGCCTTCTTCCTCCCGGAGTGGACGAAGGGCGCCCTCCGGGGCAAGACTTTCGACGAGGCCATGAAGCTGAAGATCGACGAGGAGAACAACACGGACCTGACCCTCTCCGCCGGGGACCTGAACGCGGAGCTAATCCTGAAGCTCGCGGACACGGTGGAGCGGTTCAAGATCGTGGTCGGCAAGGCCGGCATCTTCGACGCGGTCGATTAGACCACGGGCGCGCGGGGGGTGGTCTCCCGCGCGGACGGGCAGAAACGGACAACCCCTTCACGGAGGATGAACATGGGAAGCGGAATCGCAAGAGCAGTTGCCGGCGTGTACACCGGAACCGGCGCGGCGCTGGACATGATCGGGGACAAGGTGGGCTTCAAGCCCAAGCGCGTCAGCATCTACCGGATGACCACCTCCATCGACAAGGCGGAGCACGTCGAGGGGATGGCGGACGCCTCCTTCCTCAAGACGGCGGCGGCCGGCGCGCGGACCCTCGTGACCACGCAGGGCGTCACCCTGAAGACGGAGGGCTTCGGACTGGGGACGGACGCGGCGATCAATAACGCCGGGGACACCTACCGCTTCGTCGCGGAGGAGTAACCCGGCCGCGCTGAAGACCGTCAAGGGGACCTAGCGCGAGGCCGCGCGGCGCGTCCGCCCGAAGGAGGAGAGACGATGAAGGGAATCATCCTGCCGGACCACATCCCGGTCAACAACTACCAGATGATCGTGGTGGGTGGGCCGCCCATCATCACCTTCACCAGCATCGACGGGCTGGAGGAGGAGCTGGAGACGGTGGACCTGCCGGACCGCACGGTCGCGTCCGGGGGGAACACAAAGTCCATGGAGTTCACGGCCCAGCACCCGAAACATCACACGGTGGAGGACGCCTTCCTCGAGTCGTGGTTCCTGATGTCCCAGGACCCCGTGCTCCCGGTCTACAAGAAGGCGGCCACGCTCCTCATCCAGAGCATCTCCCGGCTCCAGACGCGGACCTACAACCTCATCGGGCTGTTCCCGTCGAAGCGAAAGACCGCGGACCTGGAGATGAACAACGAGGGGGAGCTGAACGTCACCGAGTGGACGTTCAAGTGCGACCGCCTGATCCCGGTTTAACCGGGCGGGCGGGGAACCGGGCGCCAACAGACCGCGCGGCGGCAAACTGGGGCGCCCCGAGATCCTGACGGACCTCACAACGGCTCGCGCGAGCGGGCCCACTTGGAGGCGGCTAGATGAGTTCTACCCAAGAACAGACAGAGAAGAAGGACCGGGCGCCCGGCAATGGGGACGCGCGCCTCGGGGACGTCCCGGCGGACCTTGCCGCCCTGGACGGGGAGGCGGGGGCGGCGGAGGAGAGGCTCCCCACGCTGACCGCGGTCGGGAAGCGGCTCCCGCTCGGGTACACGGACCAGACCGGTCAGAAGCACCTGGACTTCGAGCTGACCGACTGGACCTACGAGCTGGAGGAGCGCCTCGGGGAGCTGGCCTCCGAGAACCAGCAGATGTCCCTCAACGTCTACGTCTCGGAGGTCATCGGGCACGGGCTCTCCCGGGTCGGGAGCATCGACGTGACGAAGATGAAGCGGAGCGAGCGGCGCCTCCTGGTCCGCTCCCTCTACTTCTCGGACGCCCTCGCGGTCTACGTCTGGATCCGGATCGGCGCGCTGGGCCCGGGGCTCTCCCTGAAGGAGTTCACCTGCTCCGCCTGCCGGAAGCCCGTCCGGGGCTACACCGGGGACCTCCGGACCCTGGAGGTCAAGGTCTTCGACGAGGTCCCGTCGAGGGAGGTCAAGCTCGAGACGGGCGTCACGTACGCGGGGAAGCGGCTCACGGAGTTCAAGGTGGGGCCGGTCCGCTGGGCCTTCATGGAGACGGAGGACCCGACGCTCCTGACGAACCCGGCCAAGTTCAAGCTGGTGACGATCCAGCAGGGCGTGATCGGGCTGAAGGGCGCGCCAGAGGGGCCGGTCTTCCTGACCGCGGAGCACCTCCGGACCATGGCGCCGCGGGAGATCAACCGGCTGGTCCGGGAGATCGACCAGTGCGGCGGCGGGCTGGTGATGGAGATCCGGGACCAATGCCCGAGCTGCCGGCGGGAGTTCCGCCAGGGCATCAACTGGTCGTATGACGATTTTTTCGCGCCTTCCTCCCAGTGACACCGCGGGAGCGGCTCTGGGAGGAGGAGTTTGCCATCGTCCTCGGGAGCGAGGGCGCCTACCGGGCGGCGGACGTCCGGGAGATGACCCCGGAGAAGCGGGCCTGGGTCCTCGCCCGGATAGACCGCGCCCGGAAGAAGCGGCCGAAGCTGCCGGGGACCGCGCCGGAGGCGGGGCCTAAGATACCGCGCCGGCGCTAGAGGAGGACGCGCGTGGCTATCCGGCAGTTCGGCCTTGCGGCCATCCTGGAGTTCGTCGACAAGGGCGCCTCCGCCGCCATGGGCAAGGTGGGGCGAACCGCGGCCGCGCTCAAGTCCTCCTTCAAGGGCATCTCGGACGGCATGGGGACGATGTCCCGCGGGCTCGGGAACATCGCCATGGTCTCCGTCCCGGTGGGCGGCGCCTTTGCCTACATGATGAAGTCCGGGGTCATGTTCGAGCAGTCGATGGCCAACCTGAAGGCGGTCGCCCTCGACATGTCCAAGACGGACGAGGTGGCGCTCTCCGGCCTGGCCAAGACCCTCGGCGCGCAGACGAAGTACACGGCGTCGGAGGCGGCGGACGCCATGACGGAGCTGTCCCGCGCGGGCTTCTCCGTGAAGGACATCATGTCCGCGGTCCCGGGCGTCCTCAACGCGGCGGCCGCGGAGGGGATCTCCCTCTCGACCGCGGCGGAGATGGTGGCCGCGAACACCCGCGCCTTCGCCCTTGCCGGGAAGGACGCGACGATGATCGCGGGGACACTGGCCCTGGCGTCCGCCCGGACCAACGCCTCGATGGTCTCCCTCCAGGAGGGTCTGAAGTTCGCCGCGCCGGCCGCCCGGGAGCTGGGCTACGACTTCAAGGCTACCGTCGGCGCGCTGGGCGCCCTCCACGACATCGGCATCAAGGGGACCCTCTCCGGGACCGCGCTCCGGATGTCCCTCCAGAAGCTGGTCAACCCGACGAAGCAGTCCCGGGCCGCCATGGCCCAGCTGGGGATAACCTCCCAGTCGATCTTCAAGGACGAGAAGGGCGGGATGCGGGCGCTCCCGGACGTCTTCCTGAACCTGGCGGATAAGCTCCGGAAGATCCCGGACCCGGTGAAGCGGGCGTCCATCGCGTCCAAGATCTTCGGCATCCAGGCCAAGTCCCTCGGCTCCGCCTTCAACCTCACCGGGGAGGACATGGCCCGCTTCCGGAAGACGCAGGCGGAGCTGGCGGTGGAGACCGGGCAGTCCGCGAAGAAGATGGCGGACCTGCGCCTCCAGTCCTTCACCGGGCAGCTCGAGCTGGTCACCTCCGCGATGGAGGGGGTCTCCATCGAGATGTTCGGGATGCTCTCCGGCTTCACCAAGGGCGGGATGAGCAAGGCGGCGGACGCCCTCTCGAACCTGGCGCTGGCGCTCCGCGTGGTCCGCGGGGAGAAGATCACGGACCCGGAGGCGCTGAAGCAGCTCAAGACCCTCCCGCCGGTCTTCCTCGAGGTGGCGCGCGGGATCCGGGCGGGCTTCGAGTCCGCCAAGGCCACGATCGCCTCCGTCCTCTCCTCCCTCGGGGGAGTGGGGCGGTGGCTCGGCTTCACCGGGAAGGAGGGCGCGGAGGGGACGGCGCGCCTGGCCACGAAGTTCGGCCTCCTCCTGGTGGCGATTGGCCCGGTCTCCGCGGTCCTCTTCGGCGTCACGAAGCTCCTGGGCGGGATGGTCCAGATGGCGTGGGGCGCCGGGAAGGCCATGGTGGGCGCCTTCTCCCTGGCCTCGAAGGCGGTGGGCGGGCTCTTCGGGGCGCTGGCCTCGAAGGTCCCCTGGCTCGGGAAGCTGGCCGGCGGCGCCGGCGGCCTCCTCGGGAAGGTGGGGAAGTTCGCGGAGACCCTGACCGCGCAGCCCGTCCGGGTGGTCAACTTCGGCGAGATGGGCGGGGCGGGCCTCAAGCCGGGGTTCGGGACCGGGCCGGGCGCGGGCGGGACCGGGCTCGGGGAGCAGGCGGCGGGCTGGCGGGCGACCCTGAACGGGGTCATCTCGAAGATCCCGCTCATCGGCTCGACGCTCTCCTCCTCCCTCGGCTCGATCGCTGGGAGCGCGATGCCGCTGGCGGCCAAGCTAGGCATCTTCGGCGCCGCGGTCGGCGCGGCGGGCACGGCGGGCTACGCCCTCGGGAGCTGGTTGGACAAGAAGTTCGGCATCAGCGACAAGCTCTCCACCGGGCTCTACAACCTCTTCAACCAGGCGGAGATCCAGGCGTCGAAGCTCCGCGTGGCCAACTTCGGCGTGTCCGTGACGGAGAAGAACGCCGCGCAGATGGCGGAGACCCTGGCCGGCTTCGCCGGGCAGGGGATGAAGACGGTCGGGACGGAGGGCGGCGGGCGGACGGAGCTGACCAAGGAGTTTGCCACGGGGCGGGTGACCGCCTTCCTCACGCAGCAGATGGCGCAGGGGACCATCAACGCCCAGCAGATGACCTCCATCCTGACCCGGCTCGACGCGACGCTCAACCGGATCCCGGGGGCGGCCGCGCCGGCGGGCGTCACGCCGGTGGCCCCGAAGAAGGCGGGGGACGCGATGGTCACGTCCGGCGGCATCCTCGGGGTCTCCGCGGGGGACGTCGTCCTGAACCGGGCGGTCCTGGCGGCGGCGGTCACCTCCGGGATGGGCGGCGGGATGGCCGGGCAGGTGGGCGCCGGCGCGCTGGGCGGTGGGGACCCCGGGCGGACCTCCCCGCCGGCGGGCGGGGGCGGCGGGGGCGGGACGGTCCGGATCGAGGTCCCGGTGAGCATCGACGGGAAGAAGATTGCCCTGGCGGTGGCGGAGGTCCAGCTCGACCAGATGGAGCGGAGCGGGGTCACCCTGAAGCCCGGGGAGCGGACGTCCCTGCTCCAGCGCGGCTTCGCCTTCGGAGGAGCGTACTAGATGAGCGCCGGTATCGGGGCCTCCGGGCCCAGCAAGAAGCTCTGGCTGATCGTGGACCTCGACCGGAAGGAGGACATCGTCGGCCAGTTCATCCCGCAGTCCGTCTCCAAGACGGTCGCCGCGGACATCGCGGTCGGGAAGTCCGTGAACCGCGACTACCCCATCCTGCAGTGGATCTCCGGGGAGCTGGAGGAGATCAGCTTCCAGGCCAAGCTCTGGGCGACGGACTCCACGGACTCGGTGGAGGAGCGGCTCCTCCGGCTCGAGAACCTGGTCCGCCGGAACTCGGACCTGAAGCGGCCGCCGGTCTGCTGCTTCGCCTGGGGCGGGCTCGAGACCCTCCAGATGGACTGCCTCGTCAAGAGCATCGGCGGGGTGACCTACGACGAGATCCGGGACGACGGCACCTTCCGCGGGGCCACGCTCTCCATCACGCTGATGCGGTACGAGGAGGTCCAGTGGAAGGTCACGGACCCCTCCGTCCCGGAGAAGTTCACGCGGATCCGGCGGGCCAAGCGCGGGGACACCTACGAGGCGCTGGCCCAGGACGAGTACGGGAACCCGCTCCTGGGCGTCCTCCTCCGGCAGCTGAACCCGCGGACGCCCGGGATGCTCCTGGCGGACCTCCGGCCGCGGGACCCGGTTCACGTCTACCCGGAGGAGCACCTCCTGACCCTCCCGGTCCAGCCGGAGTTCCACGCCTTCCGGAGCGGGTCCGGCTACGAGAAGGCGGAGGAGGTCCGGCGCGCGCTCTTCGACCGCCGGGGCCGGGACCGCTACGTCACGGTGTTCTCGGACACCGCCGGCGGGGAGTTCCTGTAAGCCATGGCAGCGCGGGTCTTCTACCTGGTCCGGATCGAGGACGAGACTGGGACCTCCGGGACCGGGATCGTGGCGGAGGGCGTCCTCTGGAGCGGCGGGGACGTCTCCGTCCGCTGGCTCGGGGACTCCCCCTGCGTCCACTACTGGCCGGGCGGGATCGAGCACGTCCGGCGGGTCCACGGGCACCGCGGGAAGACGAAGGTGGTCTGGGCGGACGAGGACGTGGTGCCCGGACCCTCGCCAGGCGCAGCCAGCGCCCCAACGCCGGGCGCTACGACCCCGGCCGGGCCTCCGGGACCCGGGAGCCCCAACGGGGGCGGGGAGGGCGCCTAGATGGCCCTGGACACGCTTGGCGCGATGCTGGCTCCCCGCTACCTGATTGTAGTGGAGGGTACAAAGCTCAAGGAGGACATCACCCAGTTCATCTCCTCCGTCGAGTACCACGAGGAGCAGAACTCCGCCTCGAAGATCACCCTCCAGGTCATGAACCCCAACTTCGTCTTCCTCGACGAGCGGGTCTTCGCGGAGGGGAACACCCTGGACCTCTGGATGGGGTACGCCGGGAAAGCCTTGCATTTCATGAACCGGGGGACGATCGTGAAGCCGGACCCCTCCTTCCCGCGCTCCGGGATGCCGCGGCTGACGATCGTGGCGCACGACGCCTCCCGGCTCCTGATGGACACCGGGGCCAAGGACAAGGGGAAGGTCTACCGGAAGGTGCGGGACTCCGACGTCGTCTCCAAGATCTTCAAGGAGGAGGGCTTCGCGCCCTTCGTCTTCCAGACCAAGCCGACGGTGACCCGGGTCCGGAAGAAGGGGACGACCCGGTGGCAGTTCCTCCAGGACCTGGCCTCGTACCACTCCTTCGTCTGCTGGGTCCGCTGGGACCCGGAGAAGGGGACGCACGTGGGGTACTGGGGGCCGCCGGACGTGGAGGACCAGCCAACGAAGCACAAATTCATCTACGGGACCGGGGAGCCGGACGCGACGCTCCTCGACTTCGACCCCAAGATGAGCCTACCCTCCCAGACCACGAAGCTCGAGGTCCAGTACCTGGACCCCAAGACCCGCAAATTCCACCGGATCGCCGTGGAGGTCAAGAAGAAGGACGCGGAGAAGACCCGCTTCGCGGCGGCCACCGGGAAGGAGAAGCTCAGGAAGGGGATCCCCAACGGACCCTCCGTGGTCCTGACCGTCTTCGGTCAGCGGGAGGAGGTCGTCATGGACCGCCGCTTCACCTCCGCGGCGGACTGCAAGCGGTGGGCCCAGGCGTGGTTCGAGCGGCGTCAGAACGACTTCGTCTTCGGGCGCGGGGCCATCCTCGGCTCCCCGGACGTCCGCCTGGGGCACGTCCACGAGCTGAAGGGGCTTGGCCCGCGGTTCTCCGGGGACTGGCAGATGACGGCGGTGACCCAGAAGATGGGGGAGGGGGCGCTCTACGAGACGGAGTTCTCCGCCAACAAGGTAGCCCTGAAGTCCGTCGTCGGGACGCCGCGGAACATCTCCGGGGCCAAGCAGGAGGAGGCGGACGCATGATCCCGGAGAAGCACTTTGGGAAGGTCCTCAAGAATGAGGACCCCAAGAAGCTCGGGCGCCTCCAGGTCCAGGTCGACGCGGTGCTGGAGGGTCAGAACCTGGGGGACGACGAGACCTGGATCCCGGCCTCCTGGCCGTTTGCCGGCAAGGGGGAGGGCTTCTATATGGTCCCGAAGGTGGGCTCCCTCGTCGAGGTAGAGGTCGAGTCCGGGCGGGAGCGGTCCGCGGGGGAGACCTCCGCGCGGTGGACCGGCGCGCAGTACACGGACAAGGACGCCATCCCGACGGAGTTCGCCTCGGACCCGACGGAGCGCGGCGGCATGAAGGTGGGGGAGCTGGTCCTCCTCTTCGATCGGAAGAAGGGGATCCTGGCCCTCATCTCCGCCAAGACGCGGCTCGGGGAGGAGGACGCCTCTCACCCGCTGATGCGCGGGGACACCTTCAACATGCAGCTCGAGACGTACCTGACCGCGGAGGCGGCCTGGGTGACCGCCCTCCAGACGTACCTCGGGACGTGCCAGACCTGCGCGGACGCGAACGTGACGCAGTACACGGCGCTGGCGTCCGCCTGCACCGGGCCGCTGGTACCGCTCAAGGTGGCCTTCGAGGCGCTGCAGGCGGCCTGGCAGGCGCAGTCCTCCGGGGTCACGGCTGCGACCACGGCGGCGGGGACGTACCTCTCCGCGGTGAACGCCTTCAAGGCGGCCAAGAACACTTGGTTGTCCACCAAATGTAAGACGGAGTAAGAAGGAGCATGGCCAAAGGATTCGCGGTGCCGGTCCGGACCAACAAGCGCGGGGGCGCCCAGCTGATCCAGGGGACGCCCTACACGGAGCAGTGCATCCGGGTGGGGCTGACGCCCAACTACTCCCGCAACCCGTTCCAGACCGGCGGGGGCGTCGAGGTCGGCATCTCCGAGCAGATCGTCTTCTCCGTCAACGCGGCCTCCGTCATGGTCCGCGCGCGCCGAGAGGTCACCCGCTTCTTCGCCCGGCTCCGGGAGGCGGAGATCGCCCGCCTGGCGCCGGAGGATGGGCTCGTGATGGAGAACGCCGGGGAGGAGCTGATCGCCCGCGTCAAGTACGTCGACCTGGAGGCGGACCGGGAGGGGGAGGTCGAGAGCAACCTGAAAGACGCCCTCCAGAGTTCCCCGCGGGTCAACTACTCCGGGGCCATGGGAGGTGAAGCGTGAGTACCACCAAGATCATCGTCCCTGACTTCCAGTTTTCGGGGTTTTATTATGCAGAGATCCTCCGGCGACTCCGGATCTTCAACCGGGTGAACGCGCCGGAGGTCTCCTCCGAGGTAGCGGAGGAGCCCTTCATCCAGCTCGAGCGGGCCTTCGCGCTCGTCGGACACCTGAACAACGTCCTCCTCGACCTGGCGGCCTGTGAGAACCTCCTCCCCACGTGCAAACTGGCGGACTCTGCGCGGCTCCTCCTGAAGCTCATCGACTTCCAGATGCGGGACTACAGCTCGGGCGTGGCGGAGCTGCTGATCGAGCTGGCGCAGGTCCCGTCCACCTCGGTCCAGGTCCTCGAGGCGGCGGCGCTCTTCGAGACGGAGCGGACGGAGGAGTCCGAACCAGTCCCGTTCGAGGTCATCGACGAGCTGTACGTCGGGCCGTCGAACGTCCTCGACGCGGCCTTCGCCCTGGAGAAGGACCGGGGCGGGACGGACGGCGTCACCGTCTTCGGGGACCCGACCGCGTTCGAGTCCGCCTCGATGGCGGTCTCCACCGCGGATATCGGGAAGGAGGTCGAGCTGGGGAACTCCTCCCTGGGCAACTACGGGACCTTCATCATCGCGGCGGTCCTCCAGACCGGGGCGCTCTCCCGCGTCCGGCTGGCGGCCACGCTGGGCGGGGAGGACCCGCTCTTCATCCTGGAGACCAACCTCACCTGGACCATCCGGGCCTTCTCCTCAAACCACGCCTCGGACGTGAACACCTCCGGCGCGCCCTACTGGACGCCCTGGGCGAGCGTCGAGGCGGGGGACAAACTGTACTTCGGCTCCCTGTACGCGATGTGGGACCAGCTCGGGGTGACCCTCCAGACGGTGGGCGCCGGGATCACGGGCGTCTGGGAATACTACGACCCGGACCTCTCGGACGAGACCCCGGACGACGTCGTGAACATCGGCGCCTCCTTCCAGTTCGAGCTCACCTCCCTCCTCGGGACCCCGGACCGGAGCGGCGCGCTGATCCGGATGACGTACCTCCCGACGGGCGTGTACGAGGTGGTCAAGTCCTACTTCTCCGGCGGGAAGAACCTGGTCGAGTCGAGCGGCTTCCTGGGGCAGTCCGGGACGCCCTCCGTGGACCCGGAGGACTACTCCGTGGGGACGGACTGGAACCCGCTCCCGGAACAGGACGACGGGACGACGGACCTGACGGAGGACGGGGACCTGACCTTCACGCTCCCGCAGACCCTCCGGGAGAACTGGCAGCCGGTCGCGGTCCAGAGCGTGGAGGGCTTCTTCCTCCGCTACCGCGTGATCTCCGTCTCCACCCCCACGGAGCCGGTCCTGAACCGGGTCCGGATCGACGGGGGGAGCCAGTACGTCCTCCAGGACGCGGTGCAGGGGGAGACGGTCGAGAGCGAGCCCCTGGTCTCCTCCGACGGGAACCCGGGGCAGGAGTTCGTCCTAGCCACCTCCCCGGGCCTCCGGGACACGGTGGCGGTCTTCGTGGACGAGGGCGGCGGGGAGATCGAGTGGAGCAACCTGACCGTGGACGGGGACTCCCTCGTCACCTCCGGCCCGAAGGACCGGCACTTCGTCGTCGACCAGAACGCGCAGGGAGTCCTCACGGTCCGGTTCGGGGACGGGACGCACGGGAAGGTCCCGCCGCTCGGGACGGATAACATCCGGTTCGAGTACCGCTCCAACGCGACGGACGAGGGGAACGTGGGGGCGGACACCATCATCGTGAACTCGGACGGCTCCTCCTGGGTCAAGTCCGTCACGAACCCGCGCCCGGCCTCCGGGTGGCGGGAGGCGGACGGCGCCTCCGAGGAGTCCCTGGCGCTCGTGAAGGAGGAGGGTCCGGCCTCCCTCCGGACGGGGAACCGGGCGGTCGCGCCGGAGGACTACGAGACCCTGGCCCTGGCCTTCACCTCCTCCGCCGGGACGCGGCCGGTCGTGCGCGCCAAGGCGGTCGAGGAGGGCTTCGGGCCGAAGACCATCAAGCTCATCGTGGTGGGGACGAACGGCGTGGCCATCTCCTCCTCCGTCAAGGACGAGCTGGAGGAATACTTCAACGGGAACCCGATCACCGGGGTGACCGGGGTCGGTCAGGCCAACACGGAGGTCACGGTCATCAACTTCACGCCGCGCCTCCTCGGGATCACCGTGGTTATCGAGGCAAATGCGGCGCTCACGGAGTCTCTGGTAAAGACGACTCTGGCCACGCTCCTCTCCCCCACCGCCAAGACCTCGGACGGCGCGCAGTTCGTGTGGCGGTTCGGGGGTCGAGTCCCGCTCTCCCGGATCGAGTCCGAGATCTTCCAGATCTCCCCCGGGAACGTGTTCGACGTGGACGTGACGGACCCGGCCGCGGACGTGGAGATGTCGGAGGACGAGCTGCCCTTCCTGGATAGCGGGTCCCTGACGGTCTCCATCGTCCCGCCGACGACCTAACAACCGCTCCCCGCGGACGCGCCGCGGTGGGCCAGATGCGGACCCGCTGGTCCGCGTGGAGGAAGAGATGAAGGGCAAGGGCTTCGCTGGGATCTCCGGTTCGTTCCGGTTCATCAGGCAGCGCGGCATTGACGCCGCTGGGCGGCCGCTGCAGCTGGAGGACCTTCTCCTCCACGGGGCGGACGGGGAGTGGTCGCCGCGGGTTGACCCGCTCCAGGACCTCCGGAGCAAGAACAAGATCACGAAGCGTGGGCTCTCCGCCTTCATGCACCGCGCCCTCATTGGGCACCCGGGCGGACCCTACGTGCCCACGGACATCGTCATCTCTCAGACGACCAACCCGTTCCCGGCCTTCTTCATGGCGGCGGACCACCCGGAGGCGATCCCGCCAAAGGCGGGGGACGCCCGCGTGAAGTGGGCGGAGAGCGACGGGGCGTACGATGCGCGGGTCCCGGTCAACCCGGCGCTCCCGGGGAAGGGCGTTCGCGCCATCCTGATCTCGGACACGACCGGGCCGGGGATGAAGCGGAACTCCATCGCGTACCCTACAACTGCACCCTACCGCGAGATTGAGTACGTCTTCTTCGCGCAGGCCAACACGCCCACCTACGCCACGGGCTCCGTGACCGTCCCGGCCGGCTCGACGGGCGGGCTGAACGGCTCGACGTTCACGCTCCCGGACGGGATCAACGACGCGCTCACGTTCGAGTTTGACTCGGACGCCTCCGTGGCGGAGTGGGACGGGGACCCGGCGAACCACGTCCCCATCCGCTTCGCCGGGACGGAGACCGCGGACCAGATGCGGGACCTGACCATCGCGGTCGTCAACTCCCTCCTGGCTACGACGCTCTTCATCACCGCCTCGAACGGCGGCTCCGGGATCGTCTCCCTCGCCCACGACACGGGCGGCGCCATCGGGGCGAAGACCATCACGCACACCGGCGGGACGCTCACGGTCTCCGGGATGACCGGCGGGACGGCGCTGGAGATCGCGGACGACTACATCGACAACCTCCCCATTAAGGCGGTCGGCCTGGCCGCCGGGATCCAGTGCGGGGACGGGGAGGCGGACAGCCTCGTCGGGGTCCGCTCCGTCATCGGGCTCCCGCCGCTCCTCCAGGGGATCTCCGACCGGGTGTACGTCCACGAGTCGACCTCCCTCTACAAGTACGTCCTGGGGGACCTCCTCGGGGACGGGCATGGCGCGGGCTACTACCAGACCTCGAACGAGGACGTGACGGAGCGGTCCGTCGCCACCGCGGTCGGGGATCAGATCTGGGCCAGCGACAAGCGGGTCCGGATGAAGAACGGGAACTTCACCGCCGCGGACGAGGGGCGAACGCTGGACATCTCCGGCTCCGGTGCCGGGAACAACGGGGCGAAGCGGATCGTCACCGTCCTGACCTCCTGGGACGTCCTCGTCCTGGAGGCGGTCTCCAACGAGACCGCCGGCTTCGCGGCGCAGGTCGTGACGGTGAGCACCGGGGACGGCGCCTTCGACGGGAACGTGGAGGCGGAGGCGAGCACCGGGGTCGTGGACCTCGGGGAGCGGAAGTGGCGGAGTGTAGACGTGACCGGGCCGCACGAGCTGGCGCGGATCTGGGCCGCGGACCAGAACGTCCACGGGGTCCGCATCGTCCTCCCGCCCGGGACGCCTAAGGACAACTGCCTCAATACCTTCAAGATCCAGTTCCTGGATGCGAGCAAGGTGGGCGGGGACCCGAACCTCCTCGAGCCGGCGCAGCCGCTCCACTGGACGGACGTGGGCGCGGAGGTGGACTTCACCGGCTCTGGGAAGGCCACGGAGATCTTCGACGGCGGGGAGCGGGGCTATGAGTTCAGGTTCAACTCACCGCGCGCGACCCGGGGGATCAAGATCACGTCCGGGCAGGCGTTCGTGACCTCCAAGGCGGTCGAGGTGGCGGAGTTCTACATCATGGAGGAGCTGGCCTCGATCACCTTCACGGCGGGGGTGGACGACGCGGTCAAGCTGGCGACCTCCGGCGCCCCGACGGGGCCGGGGACGCCCGGGCCGGTCGGCGTCTGGCGGACCTTCAGCTTCGGGAGCCTGGTCACGTCCGGGAGCATCGCAAACAACGACGTCCAGACCGTCGCGGACGCCCTGAACAAGCAGCTCCGGGGCTACGGGCTGGAGGCGATCCGGAGCCAGGCCGGCTTCCTCTGGATCCGGGCCACGGTGGCCGGCTACAACAGCCAGCTCGACAAGGTGTCGACGGCGGCCGGCGGGACGGCCAACGCCAAGCTCGGGCTCTCCACTTCCCAGGAGCAGAAGACGGGCCTGACCCAGGTCGTCCGGAAGCTCCCGCTGGAGGCGCTCACCATCATCTACCGGGTCAACGTCTCCGGCGACCTGCCGGTGGCTTAGGAGGGCGCCATGATCGGTCACTTCAAGCTCGAGCTGAAGGCGTCGCGGGATCTCCGGGACGAGGACTTCCGCGCGGCCGCCCGGGCGGGGGAGCTGGACGCCCTCCTCCGGGGTCTCCCGACGGAGCGGAAGGCGGAGGGGGAGAACCTGATCTTCAACTGGTTCGCCGTCTACCAGTTCGTCAACCTGATGTCCGGGGCTGGGTACGCTCAGATTGCGTTGAACTCATCCGCGGCCGCGTTCGCGCACCTCAACCTCTGCACCCTGGACGCGGAGCCAACCTACACGGAGTGGACGGAGCAGTACTACGGTGGACCCTCCACGCAACCGAACACCGCGGGAGCGGGTGCGAAGCGGTTCATCGAGGACCACATTGAGGCGCATCAGATCCAGTGCGCGCCCGACGGGCGGGAGGAGATCACCCTCCGGGAGCGGTGGCTGTTCCTCCCCTCGGAGGGGGTCTCGAGTGACATTCGATCCCTGGCCGTCTACTTCCGATTGGATGGAGACTACCTCTACGAATCCTACACCTACCGCTTCGCTCGGATCCGGCTGAAGAACCAGGCGGGGCTCCCCATCATCATCAACAAGACGAACCGTCACGTCCTCCTCGTCGAGTACGTGGCCACCCTCGTCACGGTGTAGGAGGGGCGGCCATGCAAGGGACCTTCGAACTGACCCACCGCGACGCCCGGGGACTCCGGGACGCGGACTTCCGCGCGGCGCTCCGGCGGGGGGAGGCGGACGCCCTCCTCCGCGGGCTCCCGCTCCTGGGGGGATACCGGGCGCGGAACCTGGTTTTCGACAACTTCGCGGCCTTCCTCTTCTCCCAGCTGATGGGCGGTCCGGACGTGACGGACCCCTTCGACCTTGGCGGGACGGCGGCCGCGGCACTCGGGATCGTTACCCTGATGACGACCGCCTCCGAGCCCACGTACGAGGAGCTTGCCACCGGCTACTACGAGACTATGTACACCCAGGCGGAGACGGCGGGGGGTGGGGGCAAGCGGTTCGTCGAGGACGTGATCGAGACCACCCGGATCGCGGTGGCCGGGGATGGGCGGGAGTCGGTGGAGTGCCGGAGCCGGTGGTTATTCCTCCCCTCGGAGGGGGTCTCCAGCGACATCAGGTCCGTGGGGATCCACTTTGCCGCGGACGCGGACTCCGTGGCAGGGTATGTGAGCCGCGCCCGTATCTGCCGCGTCCGGATCAAGGACGCCGCGGGGCGGGCGGTGATCATCAACAAGACGGCCAGTCAGGTGCTACTCATCGAGTACACCCTGAAGCTGGTGACGATCTGAGAGGAGGCGCGTCGTGAAGCACTTCTACAGCTGGAAGCGGGCCGGGGAGCACGGCTGGGGCGTCATGGGACCGCACGAGGACGCCGGGGCGGCGCAGGCGGCGAGGGACGCCACGGCGGCGGACTTCCCGGGGGACGAGATCTCCGCGGTCTTTGAGGCGGACCCGGCCACGGCATGGGCGGGGATCCCGGCAGTGACCGCGCTCGTCTCCTCCGGGGAGGGGGATATGAAGGTCTGGAGCGACGGGTTCACGGAGGTAGTCGGTGGCTAGGACGTGCGCAGGAGCCCTGGAGGACCGGCTCCTCCTCGACATCGGGAAGGACCTCCAGAAGATCCTCCCCGGGCCGGCGGAGGCGCCGGCGGGGGAGGAGGTGGGGCCAAAGCCCGCGGCCGGCGCATGCGACGCCTACCGCTTCCTGGACGCCGGCGGACCGAGGCGCCCGCAGCCGGAGTTCTCTACGGGCCTCCGGCTCCCGGAGGGCTCCGCGGAGGCGGACGCCGCGGAGGCGGACGGCACGCGCGCGGCGGGGGTGGGGTACAGCGACGCGGCGCCGACGGTGGAGCTGCAGCTGTCGACGCGGGCCTGGTTCTCCTCCGAGAACCAGAACGGCGTGCAGGGGGTGACGGCGCCGCTCGACCGGGACCGCCGGTGGCAGGGGGCGGACCCGCAGTACAACGCGCAGCTCCCGACCCTCGACGCGGACGGGCATCAGCACCTGACGACGTACTGGGTGTACCGGGCCTTCGTCTACGACGCGACGAAGGACGCCTGGCACACCCCGACGGCGGGCGGCTTCTCCGGCTACGCGCAGAACGGGAAGAAGTACACGAACGGCGTGGAGGACGCGGGGCCGGTCTGGGCGCCCTGGGCGTCCGAGGCGTCCTCCCAGGACCGCGGGGTCCGGGACGACTTCCCGGACCTGGCCCTGATCATCGTCGACCGGCTGGAGGTGGTGATCTACGACCTGGACCTCTACCACGCCGGCGGGACGCTGACGGTCTGGATGCGGTTCAGGCTGGGGAACAGTGCGACCTCCACGGAGTTCCACTTCCTGGGCCGGGGCGTGGAGTCCGTCCGGGACGTCTGCATGGTCAACGGGGTCCTGTACGCGGGCATGCGGACCAACTCCTGGGAGAACGGCGGCCTGTTCGCGGTGGACTTCAAGGCCACCGGGCAGAACGCGGGTCAGCTGATCCGCGCGGACGGGCACTGGTGGCTGACCGCCGGGCAGACCATCGTCAACCGGAACACGGGGAACCCGTGGACGCCCACGGGGGTCTCCCCCTCCCTCTGGATCAACAACGAGGACGTCCACGCGCTGGCGGTCTCCGTCGACCCGGCGGACCCGCGGCGGGCCTGGGCGGCGCAGGTCGGGGAGGACGGGCTGGAGGTCGTCGAGTTCCTCAATAACGCGGGTCAGTTCCAGTACTGGCAGAATCCCTCCGCCCTCGTCTACAACGTCGGGGACATCCGGCGGGTGGCCTTCGGGCGGTCCGGGGAGATGTGGTGGAGCCAGCAGAACCGGCTGATCCGCGCCGGCCTAGACTACCGGCGCGGGGTCCTCGTGGACCCGCTCACCGCCGGGCATGGGGACCTCCGGGGCCGGATCTCCGCCGCGGTGGAGCTTCCGGAGGCGGTCACCTCCCTCGCGGTTGGCGCCAACCACGTGTACTGCGGGGGCGCCTCCGGGGTCTGGCGGGTCCACCGGGTCTCCCTTGGGTACGACCTCTGCTACACGATCGCGGGCGGCGGCGGGGGCGGGGTCTTTGGGAGCCCGCCCGGCGGGGAGGTCCTCCCGGGGGAGACCGCGGCGGTCCAGCGGATCCAGCTCCTCCGCGCGCTCAAGACGGACTACCTCGTCGGTTCCTCCTGGCCACTGGGCGGCGCCTTCGCGGTCCGGTGCCACGACGACGTGGTCATCCGGGCGGTGACGCACCCAACCCTGGAGGAGGCGGGCGCGATGACCGCGCACGGCTTCCTGGTGGTGTGACATGGCGGACCAAGAGCGAGACAACTTCCCCACCAACTCCTACCCCGGCGGCGGGGCGTTTGACGCCGGGGAGCAGGCGGACGCGGGCGGGCCGGCGGCCGCGGAGGGCGTGGGCGGGCAGGCGGCCGGGATGGGCCAGCGCGTTCCGGGGCGGGCGAGCCGGAGCCCGCTGGACGTGACGGGTGACGACGGGGCGGGGACCCCGAGCGGCCCGGACCCCGGGGCCGGGGCCTTCGACGCGGCGGCGCTCCTTAACCCCGGGCTCGACCCGCGGCAGCCGCGGCTCTGGGGCGCGGACCCGCTCACGCTCGGCGACCAGCTCATGTCCCGGGCGGACGAGAGCGCGCAGGCGGGGAGCCTGGAGGACCGGCTGGTCCACCTCTTCGCGGGCGCGGTCGAGTTCACGCGCCCGGCGGACCGGATCCTGCTCCACGACGCCGTCGCGGGGGAGAGCCGGGGCGTCCTCCTCGGCGCCCTGGACCGCGGCGGGGCGGAGGACACCCTCAACTGGGAGCTGTCCCTCCCGGGCTCCGGGCTCTCGGACTGGGGGGACGACATCTACGACGCGGACGGGCGGGAGACGGCGAACGCGGCCTGGCACTACGACGCCATCCTCGTCGACACGACGCGGGGGACGTTCGGGACGCCGGGCCTCGGGCACACGGGGGCGGCACGCAACGGGCGCTTCTACGACCACGGGGAGGAGTGCGGGCCGGGCGGCTTCGGGTCGATGGCGGGCGGGAAGAACCGGCTGGCGTGGCGCTTCCCGGGGGAGGACCCGCTTGGGTGGTCGGACGCCTACGGGACCGCGACGCTGACCGCGGACGGGGAGCTGACGTTCACGCACCTTGGGACGCCGGCCTGGGGCTACCAGACCGCGCGCGTGACCTCCGACCTGAAGTGGGTCCTCCTGACGGGGGACTTCGACATCCAGGCCGACTTCGCCGCCTACACGGTCAGCGGGGACGAGATCACCGCGATCATGTTCGTTGCCGCCAACGTGGGCGGCGCCGGTGGGTCGAACGACTTCCAGATCCAGCGGCGCGGGAACGTCTCCGGCGGGCGCTACGAGGCGGCGCGGGAGCAGTCCGGGACCTGGGTCTCCCTCGGGACCTTCACGACCTCGGACGTCTCCGGGAAGCTGCGGATCACCCGGGTTGCCGGGACGCTCTCCGGCTACCGCTGGAGCGGCGCCACGTGGGTCCAGGTTGGGAGCAACTACACCCACGCGTCGCTGCAGGGGGACGTCTACGTCCACCTTGGGATGGATGGGTCCGCCTCCCGGACGGGCTCCGTGAAGTTCTCGAGCTTCGCCATCAACTCCGGCCTGACGTCCAACCGGGCCGGCTGGTACCGGGAGGGGGCGGTCGCGGGCGCGGAGCGCGGCCTCCTGGCGGACATGCCGGCGGAGCTGGCCGTGCTGACAACCGCCACCTCCATCGAGCTGATGGACGCGGCGGCGAAGAAGCTCTGGATGGGCTTCAACCGGGGGACGAACAACCTCCTCCACGACGGCTCGAGCCCTTACGTCCACCGGGTCGCGTGGTGCAACGGGGTCCTCCTGATCTCCTACAGCGTGGGCTGCTCCTGGACGGTCGAGGGTGGGGCCATCCTCATCGACTTCCGCCTGGACCGGGCGCGGATTCACCGGCTGGCGGCCTCGACGATCTGCGGGGGCTTCTACTGCGGGAGCCAGCACGCCTCCGGGGCGCTGGTCCACCGAAACGCCGGGAAGGGGTACCAGGGGGACTACGACGACTGGGCGGTGAAGACCTACGGGAGCAACTCCGTCGCGCTCTACGACCAGGAGGACTCCGGGGGCTACCTTCACTGGGCGGTGGGCGGCGGCCTCGGCCTGGAGATCTTCCGCTCGAAGCCCGGCAACTTCCTGGCGGCCGCCCCGAACCCGGAGAGCACCTACTCCGTGGACGAGGACGGCGTGGAGTGGTGCGCCTTCGACCCCTCCGGACAGGTCCTCTGGATCGAGACAAGCACGCGGAGGATCCGCTCCGCCCCCAAGACCGCCTGGGAGGCGGGCTTCGACGGCTTCCCGTTTGCCACGCAGTACATGAAGGAGTGGCCGCACTACCCGGCCTCGTACGTGGCCCAGTGGCGGCTGGCCCTCCGCCCCTCCCCCACGCGGCTGTACGTGGCCACGGACGACGGGATCTACGTCTCGGAGTGGCCCGGGGCGTGGGCGTTCGAGTACGGCTGCCCGGTCTACAAGCCCGGGTCCAACCACGACATCCTCCCGCCCTTCCTGGCGGTCTCCGCCATCGCCTACGCGCGGGACGGCTCTGACGAGTTCCTGGTCTGCAACCTTGACTGGGGCCAGGCCGTCAACCGGGTCGTGGTCATCCACCTGAACACGCACACGGTCTGGGCGGAGGGGCTTCTGACCGAGGACGCGCGGCACACCTACGCGCTGGGGGTGCTCTCATGAGGATCGTGAACGCCTTTTCCTTCGGGGCGGACGTCCTCACCCTCTCGGAGGGCATAGAGCCTGTTGGGACGGAGGTCACGGGGGCGAGCGCCACGGGGCTCTCCTGCCGCTGCCGCGTGACCTTCGAGTGGCCGCTGAGCGTGGACCCGGCCTCCTCCCTCATCGGGAACCCGGACAACTACCACCTCCGGGAGAAGGAGACCGGGCGGCGCCTGTACGTCCTCTGGGTTGAGCTGGTCAACTCCGCCACGGTCGACCTGGTCACGGAGGAGTTCCCGGTCCGGCCGCGGGAATATACCCTCCTCGTCCGGCACCTGACTGACACCTACGGGCACGTGGTCGTGGGCGGGGACGGGACGACGCCGCAGGTGGAGTTCACCACCGTCGGCGGGACGGACCTCCCGGACGCCTCGACGCTCCACGAGTTCTGGGGCCTCGCTGCCGGCTTCCAGGCGGACACGTCCATCGACATCGACCCGGACATCGACCCGCCGGTGCTCCAGAACCAGGACCCCTATCCGGGTCAGGCCATCGTCGCCCTGGACGCGGACATCATCCTGGAGGTTGTCGACGATGAGACGGGCGTGAACGTCGACGCCACCAAGATCGAGCTGGACCGCGGCGCCGGGACCTGGGAGACGATCTGGCAGAACGACGCGGAGCAGCCGGGCTACCCGGCCTCGCGGACCGCGCTCCCGAACGGCTACCGCTACTGGATCGAGCACGTTGTCCCGTTCGAGCCGGACATGCTCTGTCGGGTCCGCGTAACCGCGCAGGACAACGCCTCCCCGATCCCGAACGCGGGCATGACGGTCTACTCCTTCCAGACCTTCAACGTCACCGGGTTTATCACCACGGATCAGACGGGGGACAGCGAGATCACGCTCCACTTTGCCTACGCCATGGAGCTGCTCGGGGAGCCCGGGGACGCCCTCCGGGACCCACTTAGCTACGAGCTGACAGCGCTGTACATTGGCCTCCCCGCCGGGGTCTTCCACCCGACCGCGGTGGTGGTCGTCAACTCCACGACGGTGCGGCTGATCATCCCGCTCACGACGGACGGTGAGGCGTACCGACTGGAGGTGGTCGGGGACCTCGAGACGGTCACCGGGGCCTCCATCACGGGGGCGCTCTCGGACTACATGGCGGTGGTCTCCCACCCGCGTGTAACCTCCGTCGTCGCCACCAGCTCCCGGACCCTGGAGGTGGCCTTCGACCGGGAGATGGCGGACAACGCGGACCTCATCAACCCCTCCGCCTACGTCTTCTCGGGCGGGCTCCGCGCGGAGATCGTGGAGCGGATTGCCCCGGACCGCGTGAAGGTGATCACCACGCCGCAGACGTTGGGAGCGTCGTACCAGCTCTCCGTCAAGGCGGAGCCGTGAGGAGGGACGCATGATCTCCGACCTTGTCAACAATCCCATCGACCCCTCCGCGATCTCCTTTATCGCCTACCGGACGATGGAGGCGGAGGCGTTCCCGCACGACATCTACATGATGCTCATCCAGTCCCTCCGGGACTCGGACAAGGCGGAGGGAGGGGAGCTGATCCTCCGCTGGCTGGCGGCGGCGCAGAGCGAGTTCGAGGACACGTACGAGCGGGTTCAGACCCTCCGTCTCCTCTACGACGTGGAGCACACCACCCTGGCGGCGCTGAAGCACGTCAAGTGGCTCGTCGGCCTGACCTCCACCCTGGACTACCTCACCGGGAACCTCACGGAGGCGGAGCTGCGGCGGCTCGTCGCAATGGCCGTCCGGACCTGGAAGCGGAAGGGGACGGAGGCGGGCCTCCAGGAGGTCCTCGAGGCGGTCATGGTGGGGGAGGTCCGGATCGTCAACTACTTCCTCTTCAGGGTCCTGGTCGACTCCGCGGAGCTGGGCTTCGAGGAGATCCCGGACGTGGACCCGTGGCTCATCGACGCGCCGGGGATGGAGGTCTCCATCCCGCCGGACGAGGTCACGGTGGTCGGACCCGGGCTAATCCACTTCAGCGTGAACGGGCTCCTGGGGAGCGGGGAAGCGGTCCCACATCGGGTCCGCGTCACCTGTCTGACGACCCGGGGGGTGGTGGCCACGCTCACCTCCTACTGGGATCCGCTGACCCTGGAGAACAAGGTCAGCACGCCCTCCGTCGCACTGGGCCTGGCGCCCGGGGGCGAGCCCCTCTTCGAGAACAGCTACCGGGTGGGCGTGGACCCGGACGAGTACTGCTCGGACCTCCGGGTCCCGGACAACGGGGACCTGAACCGGGAGCTGGTCGAGAACCTGACCCGGGTCCTCCGCTCGGCCAATGAGCGGATCTTCATCCGATACGTGACCTTCCTGGACTCCTTCCGGCGGACCTTCGACTGGACCGTTGTCTCCGGGGAGGCGACCTCGGACCAGGACGCGGGGGAGGTCCAGCTCCTGAGCGGCGTCGAGGACTCCGTGATCCGGGTGGATCGGGACAACTCCGGGACCTGGGTCAACTACTACGCCCTGGCGCGGTTCCGGCTGGGGATGAACGTGGTCGGGCGCTGGGGGGAGTTCCGCTTTTACCACCAGGACGCCTCCAACTTCTACGCGCTGCGCCTCACCGCCACGGGCGGGGTCGGCGCCACCGTGACGGTCGATCGGGTCCTGGCCGGCGCGCGGACCTCCCTCCTGACGGTCCCGCTCCCGGTCTTCCACTTCGACCTGAACTACACCTTTGCCGTGGACGTGACCCCGGTCAGCGGTGGCGGGAACCTCATCCAGGCGGAGCTGGACGGGAAGCACCTGGGGGAGGTCACGGACTCCGCTCTGGTCTCCGGGTGCCTGGAGCTGGCCGCCGGGACGTCCCAGCGTCTCACGGCTACCTACGTGGAGATGTTCCGGCACCCACTCGAGTCCGTCCGGATCGGCCCGGAGATGTCCATCGGGATCTACGGGACGGGCGGCGGGCCGTCATAAGGAGAAGACATGCCAACCGGGAACCTCAGGACAAACTTCGCGGACAAGCGGCACCTCCCGCAGACGCGGTTCAAGGACACCTTCTTTGACTACCTGGCAGAGGAGCTGTACGAGACCCTCCACCGGGTGGTTGGCGGCCGCCGCGGGGTCTTCGGGACCGCCACCCTCTCCGCGGACGGGGCGGACAAGTTCAAGGTGGACGCGCTCCCGGTCGAGTGCCTCGACGGGGAGGGGCACGTCCTGATCCTCACCCTCGCGTCCGGGGACGCGACGGGGATCCAGTTCCAGAACACGGTGGGGGTCACCTACTACGCGGCCGTGCGGCATTGCCTCACCCCGACGGGGATCGACCGGAACCCGCGGACCGGGCTCCTCGACTACGACATGCTGGAGGACCGGATCGGGCTCTCCGGGAACCCGAACAGCGTAACGGAGGTGGCCGGGACGCTCCGCTTCGTGGTGGACGCCCTCTTCGAGTCCGGGGTCTCCCACGCCGGCCGGAAGGTCACGGTGTGGCTGAACTCCCCGAAGACCGTGGAGGAGGACGTTGCCATCGAGCGGGACCTCCCGGTGCAGTGGACCGGCGGACAAAACGTGGTCGTGACGACCGGGCTCCTCGGGCAGGGGAGCGGCTCCGCCTCCGTCCTGGCCACCGACTATACGGCGGCGGCCACCGGGGTGACGGTCCGGAGGAACACGGACCTGAGCGTGACGGATCCCTACGTCTACCTCGGCTCGGTGACGGGCGTGGGTGCCGGCGGGACGCCGGTGGCCTTCAGCACGGCGGGGCAGATCGACGTGACGGCAGGCCTCATGCCGCCGACCCTCGACCTGGCCTACGACGGTACGGGCTCCGCGGGCTCCGGACGCGCCATCGAGGTGGACGCCGGCGCGGTGGAGATGAACACGGATTCCGCCGGACCGGACGACCTCCACAATGCGCAGCTCCGACTCAGCCGGCTCGCCAGCACCGACTACTTCCAGCTCAGCCTGGAGGTCCTCATGGGGGACGTCTCCTCCGTCCCGCTCCTGCTCTGCCAGGAGTTCGGGGGGATCCGGAACGAGAACTGCAGCATCTCCGGGGACACGATCACCTTCGCCTCCGCCAACCCGTTGGCCTGGTACCTGGACAAGGACGTTCAGTTCATTTGGCTCAAGACGGGCGCCTACGCGGGCGTGTACGCCTTCGTCAGCGTCGGGGCGAACACCGTCGCATGCCGGGACTTCCAGACGGGAGTCACCCCGGCCTGGCCGGCACTCACCGGTCAGGTCGCTTCCGTGATGCAGCCGCGCATGGTCTTCTCCAACGGTCTGCCCTCCGCGGCACCCTCGACGATCCTCCACTGGCTCGGGCTCCTCCTCCCCGGGATCGACGGGAACGGGAGCAGCACGCCGATGCTCACACTTGCCCCGAGCCGCGGCTACGGGAAGCTAGTCAACGCCAAGAACAACCGGATCAGCTCAACGACCGGGATGATGGACCAGCGGGACCTCCTGAGCCTCGACTTCGACGCGCCCGCCTACGGGAGCCCGGGTGGCCGCCTCCAACTGGGGCAGTGGATCGGGACGGTGGGTGCGGAGTCCGGGGTTCACACGAAGTGCGGCCTGGACCTCCGGACCCTGGTTCAGGGGTCGGGCGCGGCGGACAAGTACGCGCTCAACGTCAAGCCAATGCAGCAGACGAGTGGTCCCATCTTCGGGAAGCCCTCCACCCGGCAGGTTGGGCTCTTCGACGAGCGCGGGACGGAGATCATGCGCTGGACGCCCTTCGGCCGGATGGCGGACGTCCACCGCTTCGTCGACCGCTTCGACTACGCGGAGTCGGCCATCGGGCTCCCGGGGAGCGAGCGGTGGTGGGCGCGAACCTGGGGGAACGGCGGGACGTCCTCCTTCAACGACACGAACATCTTTGGCACCGGGATGCAGGGTCAGGGGGACATCCTCCACATCGACACGGCGGGGATTGCCTCCGGGGACGGGCTCTCCTGGGAGGGGCCGGCTTGCTGGATCCTCCGGACCTCCGGGGCGGTTTACCGCCGGCTCCGCTTCTACGCCCGGGCGCGCCCCATTCAGGTCAACCAGTGCGTCTGGTACGGGCTCGGGATCTTCAACAGCCTGACCACAACGGAGTGCATCCAGTTCCGGGTCTATGACACCGCTAACGTCGGCGCGAACTGGGAGCTGTTCTCCCGCTGCTCAACCGGCGGGCCGGTCGACAACAGCGCACCGGCGGCCACCTTCGACTCCTCCGGGAACACGAACAACGACTCCGGCTGGCTGGAGTTCTACTTCGAGGTGGACACCTCCGTCAACTCGATCAGCTACTGGATGACCGGGATGTCCTCCGTGAGCGCCCTGAATATCCGTCTCGCCGGCCTGGGCGCCTCCGACTGGCTGGACAAGCGGGTTCAGCCCTTCCTCCACGTGAGCCAGGTCGGCGTCCTGGGGACGAACGTCCGCCGCTTCGAGGTAGACCACATGGAGGTCTGGGACGAGATCATCGTTGCCGGGCCGAAGGAGTAGACAGATGGCAAGGCCGGAGAAGGCGCTGGACGCCCGGGTCCTCGAGGCGGGGCCGGGGAAGTCCACGAGACATGGGCAGCGCGGGACGGTGGTCAAACACACGGTGAAGGACGACCTCCCGGACGACTACGAGGTCCGGCTGAAGGGCGTTCCGGCGCACCCGGCTCATTTCAAGAAGGCGGGGAAACACCTGACCTGGGACCCGCCGATCTCCATCTACGCGCCCGTGTCGGGCTGGAGCGGCGGGGTGAAGCTCTGGGAGTGGACCGCCTTCAACGGCGACGTGACCTGAGAGGAGGTGGCCATATGGCCGCACTGAGCAAGGACGTGAACGTGAAGCGCTGGACCGGGGACCCCCCAGTCCTCGGAGACGACCCGCTCTTGACGGGCCATGCAGTGACCATCGTCGCGCAGTGCCGGCGCGGGGTCACGGTCGAGTACGTCAAGGACGCGGAGAACCGGCGCGGGCTGGTGGAGGACCGGACGGCGTTTGCCGAGGCAGACCTCTCCCCCAACCCGCCCTACGGGGAGTCGACATGAACCCCCAGACAAGGAGAACTCGCATGAGACGCAAGCTGGTAGTCCTGACCATTCTGTCCCTCCTTATCGCCGCGGCGCCGGCGGCCAACGCGGCGCCGGATGCCAAGCCGGCGGCGGTACTGAAGGTCGAGGGAAAGGTGGCGATGATCCCGGCCACCCAGCCGGCGGCCGCGCCGGCGGTCCCGAAGGCGACGCCGGCGGCGGAGGCGCCCAAGGCGGCCGGGGAGCAGAGCTGGTGGCAGTCCCTCCTCGTGGACCTCCTGATCGCGGCGCTCGCCATCTTCGTCCCGGTCATCTCCGCGCTCGGGTTCCTGCTCCTGCGGAAGCTGGGGATCAAGGTGGACCTGGCGACTCTAGACAGCCTGGCCGGGAAGGCGGCGCTGTACGCGGAGAAGAAGGCGTCGACCGCCCTCGGGGAGGGGAAGCCTAAGAGCACGGGCGCGCAGAAGGAGGAGTGGGCCTTCGACCTGATCCGGAGCGTGGACGCCAAGCTGATGGGGTCCGAGAAGGCCAAGGAGAAGCTCCGCGCCCTCATCCTGGCCAAGATCCCGGAGGCGGAGTCCGCGATGGCGGTCGCCGCGCCGGCGGTCCCGAAGGCGACGCCGGCGGCGGAGGCGGCCGCGGAGAAGCGGGGGCGGGAGGCGGAGATCCGTGACATCGCGGAAAAGGTGGCGATGTTCCCGGCCACCCAGCCGGCGGCCGCGCCGGCCAAGAAGGAGGGCTGAGATGCCCTGGTGGGGCTGGATGCTCCTGGGCGGCGGGGCCGTGGGCCTGGTGCTCCTCGGCCTTTGGCTTCTCCTCCGGAAGAAGGCGGCGCCGGCGGTGGACCGCGCCGGCCTGATCGACTCCGAGCGGACCCGCCTGGAGGCGGAGGCGGCCGCGGAGAAGCGGGGGCGGGAGGCGACGGAGCGGGTTGCCCGGGAGCTGGAGGCGGAGATCCGTGACATCGCGGAGTGGAAGAAGACGAGACTGGAGGCGCTCGATGCGGACAATGCTCAGAAGTACCGTGACATGGCTGGCGATCCTGACGCTCTGCTCCGCCGGCTGGACGAGATCCTGGGCGGAGCCCTCGGGCGGGGCGACCCCACCCCCCGCGGCTGAGGACCTCCGCCGGGCCATGGTAGCGGCCGGGGAGAAGGCGCCGTTTGCCGGCATCCTCCTGACGCCGGCGGCGCTGGCCAGGACGCTCGCGGAACTGGACGCCCGGGCCGCGCGACTGGCCCTCGAGCTGGAGGCGGCCAAGCGGGAGGCGGCGGCGCGTGCGGCGGCCACGGTGAAGACGGCGGACGCGGCGCTTACCGCGGAGCGGGAGAAGCGGACCGCCCTGGAGGGGGACCTCCTCCGGCGCTCCGCGCTCTACGAGCGGTCCCTGGAGCGGCTCTCTGTCTCCGAACCCTGGTACAAGTCCGGCTACCTAACGATGGGCCTGGGCCTCCTCCTTGGCGGCGGGATCTGCGCTGGGACGGCGGCCGCGGTCCGCTAGGGATACATTTACGAGCATGGCGGTTCCGGGGGTGTGGCTATACTTGTGACATCAAGGTTCACTAGAAACGGAGAGAATCCTCATGCCAGAGTTCAACTTTCCACTCAGGGACAACCATTTCGCCGGCGGGGAGGGCATCACGGAGGGCGGAAATTCGCGACCGATCGGGCTTACCCTCCCGCGCCTCCTCAACGAGCTGAACGCCCGGGTGTACAGCAACGCAACGCGACCGGACGCGAGCAAGGTTCCGCCGGGCTCCTCGATCTGGAACGTGGACGACCGCGCTCCCAACTGGTCCGACGGGACCGACTGGCGGGACGCGATGGGGAACCTCACCTAGACAGCGCAAAACGTGCCCCTAGCACGTAAGAAAAGAGAGGCTGAGAATGGCACTGTACGCTTTCAACAAGACCGGCTCACGGGTGACACTGGCGCGCGGGAAACCATCCGCACCGAAGATACCCGCCTCAGCGGCGCCACCGGCGCGCGGGCAGGCGGTCAACGTCACCTCGGAGCTTCGCCCAAGTCTGACCGTTGACCCGATCAACGGCGTCAGCGGGGGGCTCGAGGCCGGGGACTTCACGGCGCTCCAGGCGCAGGCCGCCAGCGTCGACTACGAGTGGGACGGTCAACCGGAGTACAGCACGCCGGGCCTGACCGTCTCCGGCCCGGCGCCCGGTCTCCACGCCTCGACGCACGAGGACGGAGGCGCGGACGAGATCTCGATCGCGGGGCTCTCCGGGCAGGCGGCGGACCCGCAGATCCCGGACACCCACGGGAGCGACCATGAGGACGGGGGCGCGGACGCAATTTCGACGATCCCAACCGCGGGGGAGAAAGCAGCGTTGGCCGGAACCTACGGCACGCCGGCCACCGGGAACGAGTACCGGACCAAGCTGGACACGATCTTCCCGGAGCAGTTCAAGCACCACGTTGACGGCAGCCGGGCGGACGTCTACACCGCCGACGGGTCCGCCGAGCGACCGTACAAGACCATCCAGGCGGCGATCAACGCGGTCGCCGCGCTGGGCTCGGCGGCCTACCACGTCATCGAGATCGCCTCCGGCATCTACGTGGAGAACCTGCTCCTCGAGCACCTCGGTCTCCAGTACCTCAAGCTCCAGGCCGACGGCTACGTGTCCATCAACCCGGTCGCCGGTAACGCGCTCCAGTCCGCCGCGCTGAACAGCAACCTCAAGGCTCTGCTGGTGAGCGGGCTCATCTTCAGCAAGCCAGTGGTCATCACCGGCCCAGCCGGACCCGCGAGCGCGTTCAACGACGTGTTCTGGGACCACTGCAAGTTCACGGGGACCGGCACGCTGGCCGTGACCTGCGTGAACAACTTCTCGATGGACACCCCGTACAGCGAGTGCGCCATCGCCTTCGTGAACGTGGCCTGGTCCTACATCGCGGGCGGGCAGCTCCAGGGCGCGCTCAGCCTCACGATGAACGACACCCTGCCCATCCCGTCGACCGGCAAGGACGGCACGCTGCTCGCCAACGGCGTGTTCCAGAGCGGAGCGGTCTCGTACGCCATCGGCGGGACCTCCCTCTACACCGTGGCCCCGCAGGCGTGCCGGTGGGGCGCGGCCGGCGCGGTGACGGTTCCGGCCGGGCTCACCCTCCTTGCCTACGACAGCTTCGTGAGAGGAACCCACACGAACAACGGCGTCGTCACGCTCCGCAACAGCCACGTCGAGGGGTACGTGGCTGGCACCGGCTCGATGACGTTCACGGGAACCCCCAACGATCCCTCCGCTGGGGAGAAGGCGGCTCTCGCTGGAAGCTATGGAACCCCCGCCGCGACCAACCCTTACGTCACGAAGAATGACCCCGGGTTCCACAGCGCAACCGTCGCCGACATGGTACTCTACGCCAACAGCGTCACGGGGGACGACGCCAACGACGGGCTGACGCCGGCCACGGCGGTGCAGACGAGGGCGGGGGTCTACGCCAAGATCCCCCACTACGTCCGGCACAACGTCCACGTCAACCTGGAGGGTCCCGGCTTCGACTGGGCCTGGAACGACACCCTCGAGCGGGACGTTGCCGACACCGCCCACATCCTCGTCGACGGCGGCGCGGGCCTGACCGTGGTTGCCGACAACGCCGGCTCCCCCTGGGTCTCCGACATCAACAGCCTGACGTCGATCGGCCTCTCCACCTTGACATTCCCCGTGGACCAGTTCACGGGTCTGATGGTGGAGATCACCAGCGGTCCGGCGCTCGGGGACCTCCGCACCGTCCGGGCCAACATCGCCACGACCGTCATCCCGACTGTACTCTTCTCGGTCGACCCCGGTCCCGGGGCCACGTTCCGCATCGTCCAGCCTGCGACCGAGATCGCCCTCACGGCACCCGCTCCCTACGACTTCAGCTACCACCTCGGCAACTTGGTCGCCCTGGAGGGGGATGGGACCGTTCTTTTCCAGCGGATCACGTTCACGGGGTTCGCGCCCTTCAACGTGTGCGGGCGCGGAGGGAAGAACGACGTGGTGATGTCCGCCTGCGTCCTGGGGAACCTGTACACCATCTGGAGGTTTGGGGTCATCCTCTGCAAGGGCGGGACCACCCTGGGTTTCACGGTGTACGACCCCGCGACGCTGGACCTGTCGGTCACGATCCCGGCCAACCAGGCGGGCGTGGGGAGTTCGGGTGGAGACGGCGTCACCGCCATGTTCGACGCCCTCTACGAGTGGAACGACGGCTTCCACACCATCGACGGCGGGTTCTTCAACCACGCTGCCCTCAACGCCGCGCACAACTCGGGGTTCTTCACCGGCTTCGGCACCCGGATCAAGGAGCTGGACTTCAACGGCGCCTACTCCGACTTCTACAACCTGAACTCCGACAGCTTCTTCGGTGGGTTCATCCCCTGGGGTTCGGTGACCCCGCCCAGTCCCGGCGTGTACATGAGCCGAGGGGCGGCGGCCTTCAAGGACTGCGACTTCTCCGGAAGCCCGCACGGGGTGTACCTCCGCAACTCGACCGTCTACTTCGAGGGCGCCATCACGGGCCTGAACGCCCTCTCCGGGGTCTACGCCCGGGACGCGAGTCAGGTGTACCTGGAGACCGCCGGGGTCGCGATCACCCTGACGGGCACGGCGATCGGGGACCTCACGTTCGACGGTGCCGCCGCCGTTCTGGGTGGCTGGGCGGCGGTTGCCGCCGCCGACAAGAACGACCCCAGCAACTTCTCCCTCGCGAGGGTCCAGGCTAGAAACGTGGTGTAACCCGGAGACCGGGAGCCGGTCCCGGAGAGCAATCTGAAAGGACGTGACCAATGCCAAATTGGGCTGACAACAAGTGCGGAAACTGCAAAACCCAGAGCGAGTCCGCCCTGGAGAAGCGGGTCTGCGAGTGCGGTAAGGAAGGGTGCCACGCCTGCGTTCGGACCGGACCGCCCCCCGCCCCGACCCTCTGCGTCAACTGCATCGCCGAACTGAGGGCCAGGGCGGTCAAAGCGTTCAGGCTCAATTCCTAGAGCGCCGCGCAGAACCCCCCGGACCTCCGGCTAGGTAACCTCACCCTCGCCGCTCAATTCTGCGGTCCTTCAGAAGATCCAGCGCTACTCTTGTAGGGAAACCTGTAAGGTGCAAGGTAGACGAAATTGGATGCACTCTTCTCGAGTCTGCTCAAGTCCGGTGCCCCCTGGGGCATCCTCTGCGTTGCCCTCCTCCTCGCGGTTACCACGCTCTGGCGGCGGTCCGTTCAGCTCTCGGACAAGCTCTACGAGCTGGCGACGGCGCAGGTCAAACAGAGCGCGGAGGTCCACGGAACGATGACCAACACGCTGAAGGAGCTGGAGGAACTCCGGAGGAGCTTCAAGTGAGTAAGCAGGACCCGCGGGACAACACGGAGGTCTTCTCCATCGGGATGATCCTGGTCAAGATGGAGGCGGTGACGCGGGAGGACCTCCGGGCGGTCCTCGAGGAGCAGAAGCGGATGTCGCAGGACGAACTCCTGGGGGAGCTGATGGTCCGGCGGGGGATGATCACGGAGGCGCAGCTCGCGGCGGCGCTCAACGCGCAGCGCGGGCTCCGGTCGAGGCGGGGGCACGTCCGGGCCATGGCAGCCGCGGACCTGGCGGGCCGGGCCTCCGAGGGGGTCCGGACCCTGGCGGGGACCCTCCGGGAGGCGGTCTCGGACCTCCGGAGGAAGCGGACCGGGGAAGCCTACCCGGCCATCACGCCGGCGCTGCTGGCGTCAACGGAGAAGAAGGATGCCTGAGCCCTCCGAGGAGACCACCGCGCTACAGCGCGCGGGACAGCGCTGGGGACGTCCGCTGGCCTACGTCCTGGCCTACCTCCTGGCCGCGCTCCCGGGCGCCTTCGCGGCCATCCAGGGCCGCCAGGCGGCCTCCCGGGACACGGTCCGGGCCGTCAACTCGGAGTCCGCGCAGCAGGTGACCCAGCTCCAGGAGTGGGCCCGGGCGAGCCGGGCGGACCTGGACGCCGTGGCGCGGGCCTGCGAGGCGCGGACGGAGAAGCTCCGGGACGAGGTGGCGCGCGGGCAGGCGGAGCTGACCAAGGCGGTCCTCCAGCTGGCGACCGCGCGGCGCGTCATAACGCCGGCAATGCGGGAGCGGCTCGAGGCGCCGGTCCGGCGGCTCCCGCCGGCGGCGAAGCCCGCGGCGCGGCGGCTCCCGAAGCTGGAGCCCCCGCCGGCCTCCCTGGAGCAGGTCGAGGCCAAGAAGTTCTGAGCTCACCGGCTCATCCCGCCTACCTCCCCGCATGGTCAAGCTGAAGGTCGTCGTCGACGCCCACCTCCGCCTGAGCAAGCGCGCGGCCAAGGACGCCGGGCTCTCCCTCCGGGAGGTCCGGGAGGCGTTCGAGGTGGACAACCCGGAGTTCTGGAAGAAGTCGAACATGGGCTTCTGGACGGGGGAGACCCCGCGGAAGCTCAGCCTGGTGCTGGACGAGGGGGAGGACCTCCTCCTCCCGCGCGGCGGCTGGGTCGTCCTCCAGCGGCTCCTGGCGCGGGTCGGCGCGGAGATCGAGCCCGTGGACCGGACGGTCCGCGGGACCGGGCCGCTCCCCTTCGTCTACCGGAGCCCGCCGGAGTGGGAGCTGGGGCCGGACCAGCGGAGCGCGGCCAAGGCGCTCGTCGCCCGGCGCGCCGGCATCCTCGTCGGCCCGTGCGCTTGTATCCACGGATCTACCGTTATTCGAGACCCAACGGACGGGAGCGATGTAACCGCCCTCCAGCGCTGGGCGGAGGGCGCGCCCTTCCACGTCTGGGCAATGGGACCGAACGGTCCCGTGGTCTCCGCGGCGCTCCCGCCGGTGATGTTCGAGGCGGCGCAGCTCGTGGAGATCGAGACGGAGGTGGGGACCTTCCGCGTCAGGCCGGGACACCTCTTCTGGGACGGCCACCATTTCCTCTCCGCCCGTGAGATCTATGAAGCTCTCCACGCCACCGCTCCAGGCCGTCCAGGGTCCGTTGGCGTCCTCCTTCCGTCCAGTTCGGCGTCCTCCCTCGAAGCTCATGCGCAAGATGCGCTCCATTGGAGTCGAACGGCTGGAGGTTCTCCGGACGGTTGTCTCCTCGATCTCCGTTTCGGTGATGGACCACTTCCTCCGCGGTCAGGCGGCGCCCAAGAAGACCCTCCATCACCAGGCGGTGCTCGAGTACCCATCCCCCCGGCTTTGCGTCCGGGTGTCCCGGGACCCGAAGGAGGACGTATCCATCCTCATCCACCCGGCGATCGCTCTTCCAATTCGGGTTCCTCCGACCGGTCAGCCCGCCCTTCTGGAACGCAGTCGGGCGAACCTCCACCCCAAGCGTTCGGAGCGCCTCCCGGACGCGGTTCCGACTCGTCCCAAGGGCGGACGCCACCTCCTCTAGGAGGAGTCCGGAGCGGTACAGCTCCGCGGCTCGCTGACGGCGCGCTTTGTCCCACATCTGGCGTTCTCTCATCCGAGTCACCTCTAGGTGGGTCCATCTTAACAGGGACCTATAACCCGGGTCCAGTGGAGTTCGTCCGGGTCCTCTCCGCGCGGGCGGTCCCGGCGGAGCCGTACTTTGACTTCAACGTCCCGGTCTTTGGGAACTACTGGGCCGGAGGTCTCTGGCATCACAACTCCGGGAAGACGGAGATCCTGCTCAAGGCCATCTCGGACCTCGGGGAGCGGACGCTGGTGCTCTGCCACACGGAGCGGATCCTCCGGCAGTGGGTGGGGAAGGCGGCGGCGCGGTTCTCCGTCCCGGAGCGGCGGATCGGTGTCCTCTACGGGCGGGAGAAGCGGGACGGGGACCTGATCGTCGGGATGATCCGCTCCGTCCTGAACAAGGTCAAGGCGGACCCGGGCTGGGTGAACCGCTGGGGGACGCTGATACTTGACGAGGCGCACCATTGCGCCGCGTCTACGTTCTCGGAATGTATCAGTTTATTCCCGGCTCGGAACCGGCTGGCGGCCACCGCCACGCCGCACCGGCGGGACAAGAAGGAGCCGCTGTTCTTCGACGCCTTCGGGGTCGAGTACGTCCCGAAGCGGGGCGGCGGGACGGCGCGCGGGCCGCGGGTCCTCTTCGAGATCCGGGACGAGGACCTGGACCGCTTCAACCGCATCGTCCCCGTGGACGTGGTCGTGGTCCCGACGGACTTCGCCTTCGACCTGAACCGGGAGGCGGAGCTGGAGGCGGCCGGCTTCGAGCGGCTGGAGCGGGAGACGGGGACGGCGGCGGTCCGCCGCTGGGCGAAGGAGACCCACTTTGCGGGGCCGCTGAACACCTACGCGGAGATGCTCGACGCGGCCACGCGGGACGAGCGCCGGCGCGCGCGGGTCCTCGAGTACCTCCTCCCGGAGATCGCCGCCGGGCGGACGTGCCTCCTCCTCGCGGACCGCCGGGAGATGTGCCTCGAGATCCAGGCGTGGCTGAAGCGGCGGGGCGTCCACGCCGGGCGCCTCATGGGCGGGCGGGACGCGAAGGAGCAGGACCGGACGGCGGAGGGGCTCGAGGACGGGACCCTCCGCGTGGCGGTCGGGACGACGGTGGCGGACGAGGGGATGGACGTGAAGCGGCTCGACCGCGGCTTCGGCATGACGCCGGCGGCGGCAAACCCGGGGCGGTTCACGCAGCAGGTCGGGCGCCTCAAGCGTCGGCACGAGGGGAAGGTCGACGCCGTGTACTTCTACTTCTGGGACCGCCTCGTCCGGCCGCTCCGGTCGCACGCCCGGGCCATCCGGAACGCGGTCCAGGCGCCGCACCGGGCCTGGTTCTCGGAGCGGGCCGGGGAGCGGGTCGAGCTGACGCCGGAGCTGCTCCGGGGGCTGGAGGCTGAGCCCGGGCCGGCGTCGGCGGCGGGCGGCTGGGTCGCGGTCGAGAGCGAGAACCTCGCGGCGGTCCGCCGGGACGGGGAGGACCTCCTCGTCCGGTTCAGGAAGGGCGCCGAGTACGTCTACCCGGGCGCCGGGCCGCTCCTCCCGGAGCTACTCGCGGCGGGGAGCAAGGGGCGGTTCTTCCAGGCGCGGATCCGCGCCCTCCCGTTCCGCCGACTGTCCTGAGCGCATCCTACTTCAGATCCGTCTAAGACTGGACTAGGTTCCGGTTTCAAAACTCTACAGGTGGTTCAAGATGAGAGAAAAACTCACCGTCGTCGACCTGCTCCTGCGGGGGGACGTCACCCCGCGTCGGTTCGACGTCACGGACCCGGGGGAGTACGAGTCCGTCCCGGCGCCGCTCCCGATCCTCCTGGACGTCGAGCTGACCCCAACGGAGCGCATCGTGTACCTCGGGATCTCCTACCTTGCCGGGCCGGAGTTCCGGATGGGGATCCTCTATTCCATCCTGGGAATCTCCCGAGCGACCGCCGCTCGGGCGATCCGGCGGCTGGTGGAGCGTGGGTTCGTGCGGCGGACCTACGAGAAGAGGGGGACGAAGGTAGACCTGCGGGTGAGGATCCCGGAGGACCACCGGATTGCGCCGGCGCACTCCCTGGCGCGGCGGGAGATCATCGAGGAGGCCACCAGACGCTTCCGGGCGGAGGGCTACAATGTCTGAGCGTACTATTGACGTAAGTAATAAGGATTCTTACTACTTCTTCGTAGCATGCCGCGCGGTCCTCTGCGCCCCGGACCTGACGGACGCGGAGAAACTGGTCTTCATTGCCTTCCACGGACGGGAGAACGTGGAGATGAGCGGGGATCAGCCGTCGATGCAGAACGTCGGGAGCTGGCTCGGGAAGGACCGCCGGAACGTCCGGCGGGCGCTCGACGGTCTGGAGCGGAAGGGCTACGCTCACCGGACGCACCGGCGGAACGGACGCGGGACGACGGTGGTGGACGTCGAGACCTTCCTCCCGACGCAGGCGGCGGAGGCCGGGAGGGCGTACCTGAAGCGCGGCCGCGTCACCCTCCGCGTCGAGCCGGGGGACGAGGCGAGCGCGGTCGAACCGCCCGCGAACGGGGGGGTCACCTTGACCCCCCCGGAAAACGCGCATCCGGGGGGTCACCTGGACCCCCCCGACGGGCTCATTCGGGGGGGTCACCTGGACCCTCCCATAAGAAATAAGCACGGAGAAAATGGGGAACCGGATAAAAGACCCGCGGACGCCGCGGGTCTCCCGGGACATCCCGAGGGAGGCGGGCCCCTCCGGGATCAACTCCGGGAGGTCCGGGAGAAGCTCCGGGGACTGAACCTGGAGGGGGGCTCCCTCGAGGTCCAGCAGCTCCGGGAGGAGGAACGCTCCCTCCTGGCCCGGATAAAGGACGCGGATAAGATTCGCCCGGAGCCGTCCACCCGCCCGAAGTGGAACGGCTGGCGCCGGAGGAACCCCTCCAACTGGCGGGACGCGGACCTGGTCGGGTATTGGGTTTGCCGCTATCGGGAGGCCCGGGGATCGGAGGACCCGGCCTTCGCCCCGTGTGACTCCGCCTACGAGCTGCGCGTCGCCAGGACCTGCCGGAACTACACGGAGCTTCACCTCGGGGCCTCCGGGGAGCGGTGGCGGGACGCGGTGGACGGGATCCTCGCGAAGGCGGAGGGCGCGGGACACCCGGTCAGTCTTGCGTATCACATCCTCCCGAGGAACCCGGCCGTGCTGGCATCCCTGGATAGACCCAGGGGAGGCGGGAAGGCGCCCTCCCCGGTCGAGGTAAACGACGCCTGGGGCGAGGACCGGGCGCACTGGGACAAGAAGGCGGCGGAGATCCAGGAGAAGCGGCGGCGGAAGGCGGAGAAGCTGGGGATCCCGCTGAGCCAGGTGAAGCTCCACGTCGGGGAGGAGGTCTGACCGGATGATGAGCGAGGTCGAGCTTAGCAAGTTCCTCCCGCGGACGGCGTGCCCGCGGAAGTTCGCCCGCCTGGACCTCGACGGCATGCGACCGGGCGCCTCCGGGGACTACCTCGCCGCGCTGGACCAGATCGCCGCGATCGGGGAGACCCTCCGCTCCCGGCGCTTCCTGACGGAGCCGGTCTTCCTCCTCCTGAGCGGACCCTTCGGGAGCGGGAAGACCCGGGCCGCCTGCTGGCTCCTCCTCCAGGCGTACCTGGGCACGTCGGACGGGCGCTGCCCGCCGGGCTTCTCGCCGCTCTTCATCCGGGTGCCGCAGCTCGCGGACCTCCGCTTCCGCTCCCTCTCCGGGCGGGAGGAGGAGGGGGAGGACGAGGAGCGTCGGAGCGCCACCAGGGACCGGCTCGACTCCTGCTCCCTCCTCCTGATCGACGACGTGGCGCGCGTCGCCGGCTACCGAGGGGAGGAGCAGTTCGTGGAGTCCGTCGTGGAGCGGCGCTGGGAGGACGAGCGGTCCGTCATCCTGACGGGGAACGTGGACGGGGAGGCGGACGCCTCCGGCAAGCGGCTCCCGGGGCTCTCCCCGCGCTTCCGGGACTTCCTCCGCTACTTCGAGGTGGCCGCCCTGACCGGCGGGACGAGGAGGGGCGCGTGAGCAAGCGGGACTCCGGGACGCTCCTAATCGACGTGAACGTGGACAACGAGCAGGTGGTCCTCGGCGCCCTCGTCCGGGACCCGGCGGCCTTCCAGCGGGAGGCGGGCGCCCTCCGGCCGGAGCTGTTCAACCACCCGCGGCACCGCGCCATCGCGGCCGCGCTCCGGGAACTCCGGAAGCGGGGCGCCTCCTACGCGGCGGACAGCGTTGTTCAGCTGGGGGCCGGGGAGGTCGACCTCGCCTACCTCCGGAAGCTCGAGGAGCAGTTCGAGCCGCTCCCGCCGGAGAACCTGTCGATTCACCTGGACCAGCTCCGCCGCGACGCGGCCAAGTTCTCCGCCGGGGAGGACTTCGCCTCCCTCTACGCCTCGATGGACGACCCGAACGCCGGGCTGGAGGAGGCGCAGGGACACGCCCTCTCCATCGTCAAGAAGCTCCGGGACGCCGGCTCCTCCGCGACGCGGGTCAAGAAGGGGAGGGCGCTCCACGCGGAGTGGATGGCGGACCTCGAGGAGTCCCGGTCCGGGAAGTCACCGCGGTTCGTCCCGCTCCGCTTCACGGGCCTGGACGAGCACCTGTACGCGGGCCTCAAGCCCGGGGACCTCGTCGTCCTGGCGGCGCGCCCGGGGATGGGCAAGGCGCTGGCGCTGGACACCAAGATCCCGACGCCCGCCGGTTGGGTGGAGATGGGTTCCATCTCCGTCGGCGAGACCGTCTTTGGTTCGGATGGTAGGCGGCGCTCCGTGCGTAAGGTCGGGGAGGTCCTCCTTCGGAGGCCATGCTTCCGGGTGGTCTTCTCGGACGGGTCCTCGCTCGTGGCGGACGCCGAGCACCTCTGGCTCACCCGAACCGACCGGGAGCGGAAGGGAGGGGGGAGTGGATCGGTGCGGACGACGGTAGAGCTTGCGCGGACGCTCCGGGTGAACCAAGACGATCGACTAAACCACTCCGTGGAACCTTTCCCGCCGCTGGACCTGCCGGAAGTCATGCTTCCGATCGAACCGTACACCCTTGGGGTATGGCTCGGGGACGGGGGCGCCGCGGATGGGCGGTTTGGTTCCGAGGATCCGGAGATCCCCAGGCGGGTGGAGCTGGACGGGTATGAGGTGAGGGTTAGCAGCTGGAGCAGGAGAAATTTCAGAGCGTATAACGTCATTGGGCTGAAGAAGAAGCTGCGTGAGGCGGGGCTCCTGGGGAACAAACACATCCCGCAGCTCTACCTCAGGGCGTCAGAGCTGCAGCGGAGGGAGCTTCTGGCGGGGCTCCTAGACACCGACGGGTACGTTGAGAACTACGGGCGGACCGTTCGACTGGACCTCTGTAACCGCGCCCTCTTCCTTGACGCCCTACAGTTAGTTCGCTCCCTCGGTTACCGGGTTGGAACCGGGGAGCGAGCCGTGAAGGGGAGATGCCCGGAGACGAGCGTTTCTTACCGGATGTGGTTCTCGCTGGATCGCGGGGACCTCTTCAAGTTGGGGCGGAAGCAGAACCACTTCGAGTCGTACCGCTCCCCGCGCAGACAGCGGCGCTTCGTAAAGATGATCGAGCCAGTGGAGAGCGTCCCGGTGCGCTGCATCGAGGTAGACGCTCCGGATGGGGTGTACCTTGCGGGGGAAGGGATGATCCCCACTCATAACAGCACCTTCTGCTCCAATCTGACGCTCCGGCAGGTCCTCGCCGGCCGGCGCGTCCTGAACTGCCCGGTGGAGGCGGGGACCGCCTCCGTCGTCGACCAGATGCTCTGCGCGAACGCGAAGGTGGAGGCGGAGAAGCTGGTGAAGACCCCGGACCAGCTGACGGACGAGGAGGTCTTCCGGATGGAGCGGTCCGCCCGGGCGATCCTCGACTCGGGGCTGGTGACCTTCGACGACGAGGTCTCCTCCCTCGACGACCTGGAGATGCGCGTGGAGGAGGACGACTTCGACGTCGTCATCCTGGACCTCTTTGAGTACCTCCTCCAGGGTGAGCTCAAACCCGCGGAGGTGACGGACGCCCTCCGGCGCCTCAAGAAGCTCGGGAAGCGGCGGAAGTTCTGCGCAGTCGTGGTCCAGCAGATCCGGCGCATCAAGCGGACCCGGAACCCGCGGCCGCGGCTAGACGAGCTGAAGAACTCCGGCGGCTACGAGGAGGTGGGGGACCTGATCCTCCTCCTCCACCGCTCGAAATACTACGACCCGGAGAGCGCGGACGAGGACGTGATGGAGGTCAAGGTCGCCAAGCAGCGGCGCGGGCCGCAGAACCTGACGGCGGGCTTCCTCTTCGACCCTAAGATCTGCCGCGTCGGCGCGCACACGACCGACTTCGACGGGCGCAAGTGAGCCAGCGGGACATCCAGCGGACGCAGCGGCTCCTCCGCCGGCTCGACCTGGAGGAGGTCCTGGCGGACCTTGGCATGGTCATCGCCTACCGGAACGGGTCGGACGCCTACCTCGAGTGCCCGGACCCGGAGCACCGGGAGAGCAACCCCTCCTTCCACGTCTGCGTGGAGGACGTCACGGACGGGGAGGGGCGCGCGCGGCTCGGCTGGTTCAACTGCTGGAGCCACCCGGGCGGGCCGCTGAAGGGGCTCGACTTCGCGGATCTCGTGGCCCGCTGCCGGGGCGAGGTCTGGGACCGCGGGCCGCGGGAGGAGGAGCGCGCGGCCGCGCTTGCCTGGCTCCGGGCGGAGTACGTCCGGGAGGACGGGAGCGGGGAGGCCGCGCTCGAGGAGGCGCTTTCCCGGCGCGCGGCGGCGGTCCGGCCGCCGGACTGGCGCGAGCTGACCTGGCCGCCAAACCGGCCGGTCGCGGGGGCGCGCCCGGAGTTCCTCGCCTACCTGGAGCGGCGGGGCATCTCCGCGGACCGGGCCGCGGAGCTGGACCTCCGGGCGGTCTCCGCCGCGGGGGACGTGGCCTGCCTCGCCCGGACGGTCCCGGGGATCCTGTTCCCCATCCGGGAGGGCGGGCGCGCGGTCAACTGGTACGTCCGCTCGATCTTCAAAGTTCCGTCCAAGCTGAAGGGGCGCTACTGCCCCGGGCTCCCCTTCGTCAAGGACGCCGGGGTCCTCTGGGCGCCGGACGGGATCGACGCCTCCCGGCCGGCGGCGCTGGTCGAGGGCATCTTCGACGCGGAGCGGGTCCGGGCGCTCCTCCTCCGGGAGCCGGGCGTTTCCCCGGTCTCGCCGGGGAACGTTGTCGCGGTCCTCGGCGGCCGGATCTACCCCAAGCAGGCGCGGCGCCTCCGGGGGGTCCCGGTCGTCATCCACGTGGCGGACGGGGATGAGGGTGGTAAAACTCTATGGAGTACCATAGAGGAGCACCTGTCCCCCTGGGCCCGGGTCGAGTTCCGGCCGCTCCCGGCGGGGACGGACCCGGGGGACGCCCCCGAGGGGGCGCTCCTCGAGGCGCTCCGGCCGCCGGAGGAGCGGAAGCGGCTGGCGGTCCGGTTCCGGAGCAGGAGGGTGAGATGATGGCAACGCAGGCAGGCGGGGCGGTGGCGCGGCGCGTCCCGATCCGCAACTTCTTCAGCATCCCGGAGGTGGCGCGCCTCCGGGGGGTCTCCCGCGTGGCGGTCCTCTACGACATCCGCGCCGGGAAGCTCCGCGCTCATCAGGACCCGGTGAGCCGGCGGTGGTGGATCCTCTCCGCCGACGCCGTGTCCTACCTCGAGACGCCCATTCGCGGCCGCTCCTAACCTCCCCTCATCCCAGGTCTATCGAGCCGGCGGATACAAAGTGCCTCCACCTGCGCTTTTCTGATGGACAGATTCTTTCCCTATGCTAAGATGAGGATGTGAGCACAACTCGGAGTCCCAAAAAGGAGCCGACCATGAAGACGACGAAGAGCTGGAGCACCTACCAGGAGGCCATTTTCACGGCGGTCGAGACCATCCACGCGGTCCGCCGGGACCTCGTCATCCTCGCCCGCGCGGGGACGGGCAAGACCACCACGGTCATCGAGGCGGTCATCCGGTACTGCCGGAAGAACGCCTCCCGGAAGGTCCTCACCTGCGCCTTCAACGTGAAGAACGCCAAGGAGCTGGACCAGCGGCTGCAGGAGGCCGGGCTGGACTGGAAGACCGCCTCCGCCAAGACCCTGAACTCCGTCGGCCTGGCCACCGTGAAGAAGGCGTGGGGGAAGGGGATCGAGGTCGACGCCAAGAAGGGGCGGGACGCGGCGTGGGAGGCGTGCCGGCAGCTGGCGGCGGCCGCGGAGAAGGTCATCAGCCCGGAGGGGAAGGTCCAGCGCCTGGCGACGCTGGCCAAGATCACCCTGACGGACCCCGCGGACCTCGCCGCCATCGAGGAGCTGGGGCGCCGCTACGGGGTGGCGGACGAGGACGCGGAGATCGAGGCGCTCGCGCGGCTCGCCGCCCGGGCCATGGAGGTCTCCGCCGCGGACCGCTCGAAGGTGGACTTCGACGACCAGCTCTGGTTCCCCCACCACTTCGGCCTCACCCCCTGGCAGCACGACCTGGTGGTGGTGGACGAGGCGCAGGACATGAACCCCTCCCAGCTCGAGCTGGCCCGCAAGAGCGTGAGGCGGGGCGGACAGCTCATCGCCGTCGGCGACGACCGCCAGGCCATTTACGGCTGGCGCGCGGCGGACTCCGGCTTCCTCGGCCGGATGGTCTCCGAGCTGAACGCCCGGACCCTCCTCCTCCCCCGCACCTACCGCTGCGGGACCTCCATCGTCGCGGAGGCCAAGCGCCTGGTCCCGGACTACGAGGCGGACGCCTCGAACCCGGTCGGGATTGTCCGGGACTCGACCGCCGCCAAGATGCTGGCGGAGGTCCGCCGCGGCGACTTCGTCATCTGCCGCGCCAACGCGCCGCTCCTCCCCATCTGCCTCGACCTCCTCCGGAACCGGATCCCGGCCGCCATCCAGGGGCGGGACGTCCTCGGCCAGATCCTCGGGATGGTCGAGAAGTCGAAGTGCGCCACCACGGCGGACCTGATGGACTGGCTCGAGGCGTACGAGGACCGGGAGCGCGAGAAGCTCATCTCCGCGGACGCGGAGATGAGCCTGATCGAGGCGCTCTCGGACCGCTGCGCCTGCCTCCGCGCCCTGGCCCCGGAGGCGGAGACCACGGCGGAGCTGAAGACCCGCCTGGAGGAGCTGTTCTCGGACACGGACGACGCCTCCCGCGTGACCCTCTCCACCGCCCACCGCGCCAAGGGGCTCGAGCGGGACCGCGTGTGGCTCCTCCGGGACTCCTTCCGGGAGGGCGGGCAGGAGAGCAACTGCCTGTACGTTGCCATCACCCGCGCGCGGGCCGAGCTGGTCTACGTCCGCTGACCGGGAGGCCGGGAGGGGGAGGCGAAAAAAAACGCCTCCCCCTCATTTTACCCCTGTACAGATTCTTTCTCGAAGCTAAGATGTAAGGGTGAACAAGGAGAACAACATGGCGAAGCCGACGGTGGAGGAGCTGAAGGCGCTCAAGACGGGGGCGGAGATCCTGGTGAACTTCTGGGGCCGCTGCCAGATCCAGAAGGTCAACCGCGTGACCCTCCGCGTCCTGGTGGTCGACGCGGAGCGCCTGGCCTGGTTCGCCGCGAACGCGGTCAACGCCTGCGCGACCGGCCGGCTCTCCGTCAAGGTCCCCCTCTTCGCGGTCCTGGAGGTGCTCTGATGGCGCGGCCACGGACGAAGATGCTCCGCCCGGAGGGGCGGACCCGCCTGATCGGCTACGCCCGGGTGTCGACGGAGGAGCAGGCGCGCGGCGGGGTCTCTCTCGGGGATCAGCAGGAGAAGCTCCGCGCCTACGCGGCGCTGACGGACGCGGACCTCCTCCGCGTCGAGGTGGACGCCGGGCTCTCCGGGAAGAACCTGGAGCGGCCGGCGCTCCGCCGGGCGCTCGAGGCGGTCCTGGATGGGGAGGCGGACGCCCTGATCGTCTACGCCATCGACCGGCTGAGCCGCTCCACCCTCGACTTCCTGACCGTGGTCTCCGACCTGGCCCGGGCCGGGCGCGGCTTCGTCTCCGTCCGGGAGCAGATGGACACGTCGACGCCGCACGGGCGGTTCACGATGACCATCCTCGCCGCCATGGCGGAGATGGAGCGGGAGATGATCTCCGCCCGCTGCCGGGACGCGACGGCGCGCTGCCGGGCGACCGGCCGGGTCTTCGGGCGGACGCCCTTCGGCTTCCGGCGGGAGGGGGACCGGCTGCTCCCGGACCCGGCGGAGGCGGCGGTCCTCGAGGAGATGCGGGCGGCGCGGGCGGACGGGATCTCCTCCCACAAGATCGCGGACATGCTGAACGCCCGCGGGGTCCCCCCGAAGGCGGGCGCGGCCTGGTACGGGTCGTCGGTCCGGAGCGTGCTTGCGACGAGCGAAAAGATAACGGTTTGAGCATGTTCCAACTTTACCCTTTACACAGAGAAAGAATGCGGCTAGGGTCCAGATCCTATCCCGTCCCACCCCCCGGAGGCCGCATGAGGAGAGAGTCCGCGCTGCTCCAGTATCGTGCCAACCCAACGGATTTCAACTTCAATCTGGTTGCCCATGAGTACGAACCGTGGCTCCGCCGGGCGGGGCTCGAGGCGCTCAACCGCTTCACGAACCTTGCCCCGACCGCGGACCTGGACGACCTCCGGGTGGAGGGGCTCCTCTCCCTCTCCCGGAGCGCGCGGCGGTTCCTCCACTTCTGTCCGGTCTGCGGCCGGACGTTCCTCGACCGGCGGGACCTCCGGGCGCACGCCCGGGAGGTCCACCGCGTCCGCGGGGAGGTGGAGCTGGTCGGCATCGAGACCTTCGTGGAGATCTCCGCCCGGATGGCGATGCGGCGGGCGGCGCGGCGCCTCCTCCGGCCGGAGGAGATCGTGGTCGAGGAGCTTCCGGAGCAGGCGGACGAGGGGCAGGAGGAGCGGCTCATCCTCTCCGACCTCCTCCGGCGGGCGGAGGCGCGGATCTCCGGGGAGGCGCTGGCGCTGCTCGTTCAGCTCCTCAGCGGGGAGCTGCCCGCGCCGGCGCTTGTTGGCAACCGGGCGCTTCGGGTCCCCTCCGCGGCGCGGCGCATGAGGGACCTCATCTCGTCTAGTGATGAGCTGAAGGAGGTACTGATGGAGAACGCGACGGCAGTGGTCCCGGAGAAGGGACCCCGGTGGAAAGTCCTCTCCCTGCAGACCCTCCGCGAGTCGGCCAAGGAGGTCCTCGACGTCGACGTGACGGAGCGGACGGTCCGGGGGGCCTACGAGGAGGTGATGGGGAAGCTCGGAGAGCGCGAGCTGGACTACGTGTGCGGGCGCTGCAACGCGCCCATCGACGGGGACATGAAGCGCTGCTGGGCGTGCGGCGCCGCAATCTCGGACGACGAAGGAGAGGAGGACCCGGAGATGAAGCTCGAGGAGATCCAGGCGAGGGCGAAGTCGCTGGGTATCGCCATCACGGCCAACAACACGCGGAAGACGAAGGACGTCCTCCTCAAGGAGGTCGAGGCGGCGGAGACCCGCCGGCGGACCGCCTCCGCGCGGGGGGCGGACGTCCACGGGATCGAGGCGCAGAAGCTGAACGAGGTCCTCACGGAGAAGATGCCGGACGGCTGGACCAAGTCGGTGAGCAAACAGTTCACCTCGTACTGGGACGTCGACCACGTCCGCCGCATCAGCGTCATGCTCCGGGGCTTCCGGGTCTGCTTCTGCGTGGAGGACGGCTTCTTCGGGAAGGACCTGGCGGAGGGCTGCGACTTCTACCCGCCGGAGGAGCGGAAGCGGCGCCACTACGGGCGGGACAACTACATCTACCGCGGGGACGTCGCCAAGGAGGCGCTCCGGATGTCCGAGGCGGTCTTCAAGCGGTACGGGAAGAAGCCCCCCAAGTCCAAGAGCAAGTAGAGGAGGGGAGACATGGACGCTCTCGTGATTGGGGCGGGGCCGGTCGGCCTCCTCTGCGCCCACCTCCTCCGGGCGCCCTGCCTGGGGGAGCGGCCGGGCGGGGACGCGGAGACGCGGCGCCTGGCCCCGAGCCACCTCTGGTCCTCCCCGGGCATGGCCGCGGTCCTCCGGGACCTCGGCCTCCCGGCGGACACGGAGGAGGTCCGGTTCGGCTTCTGGGGTCCCCGGGGGGTGACGCAGGACGTCACGCCGGGTGAGCGGGCGGAGTACCTCCGCCGGAGCGGGCGGCCGGCGGCGGCGCCCTCCTCCGCGGTCTCCTCCGGGGCGCCCGGGCTCCTGACGTGCTTCCGTACCACCGTCGATGCCCTCTGCGCAGCCCTGGAGGCGCGCGTGCGCGTCTGGCTGGGTAAGGTCTCGTTCGTCCGACCCGAGCCCGCCACGGGGCGCGTGCGCGTCGAGGCGGGGGACGAGCTGTACGAGACCGGCCTGCTGGTGAACACCCTCCCGGCGCCGGCCTTCGACGGGCTCCTCCGGCGGGAGGGGACCTGGTGCATCGGGAGGAAGTCCTTTGCGGAGGGGATGGCCTGGGCGGACGCCCTCCGGGTGGCGCGGGACGCCGGCCTCCGCTGGGTCTACGTGACGGACCCGCGCATCCCGTTTGACCGGGTCACGATCCTCCCCGGCGGGACCTTCGCCTACGAGTTCAACGGGGACACCCCGCCCTGGTTCCCCGAGGTGGTGAACGGCTCCTGGGTCGTCCGGGACGCCCTCCTCCAGGTCCTCGGGGAGCCGCGGCCGGCGGAGGAGTCCGGCGGGCTGGTCCGGCACATGGGGAGGATGGCCCGCTGGGACCACCGGATCCGGCTCCACGACGTGGCGGAGGAGGCGCTCCGGGACCTGGTGTCCCATGTCTGAGGCGTTCAGGGACCTCCTGGCGAGGCAGATGGAGTTCAACCGGCGCTTCTTCGCAGACCGCGGCCTGGGGGACGTCCGGGCGCTCTCCCCGACGGACCGGATCCACTGGTCCAAGGAGTTCGTCCTCCACGTGGAGGGGGAGCTTCACGAGCTGCTGGGGGAGACCTCCTGGAAGATGCACCGCCAGAGCCCGGACCCGGTGATCCGGACGAACGTGCTGGAGGAGTGGATCGACTGCCTCAAGTTCCTCCTCGGGCTGGCCAACGTCTGGGACTTCTCCGCGGAGGAGATCGAGGAGGAGTTCGAGCGGAAGACCCAGGTGGTCGAGTACCGCTACGGGATGGAGCAGCGCCTCCGGGCCATCCCGCCCGGGTCGGAGCGGGTCGTGGCCGTCGACATCGACGGGGTCCTCTCGGACTACCCGGCCGTGTTCTGCGAGTGGGTCTGCCAGACCGTTCCGGAGTTCTCCTTCGAGCGGCGCGGGGACGTGCCCTTCCTCTCCGCGCTCCGGGGGGAGCTGGGGGCGCGGCGCTACCTTGAGCTCAAGGACCGCTACCGGGAGAGCGGCGCGAAGCGGGAGCAGCGCGTCCGGGCGGGCGCGAAGGCGCTCCTCGACGGGCTCCGGGCGGAGGGGCTGAACGTGGTCCTCCTCTCCGCGCGGCCTTACTGGCGCTTCAGCCGGATCTACGCGGACACCCTGGAGTGGCTCGACGCCAACGGGCTCCGGCACGAGGCGGTCCTCTTCGACCGGGAGAAGCACCGGCGGATCGTGGAGCGGTTCCCCGGGCTCCTGGCGATGCTGGAGGACGACCCGGTCATTGCGGCGGAGGTGGTCTCCGCGGGCGTGCCCGTGGTCCTGGTCGAGAACGAGCTGAACGCGGGGCGAGAGGTCGCCGGGGCCCACCGCGCGGCGGACCCGGCGCGGGCGCTTGAGGCGGTCCTCCGGATCGCCCGGGAGAGGAGGACGAGATGAGCACGGATGTCAAGACGGGCGCGGAGCGCGTGGAGGAGTTGCGGAAGCTCCGGGAGCTGATGGGGACGGCGCCCTCCGCCTCCCCGGAGTTCGACACCCGCTTCTACCGGGGCGTGGAGGGGATCCGCGTGGACCTCCTCGACGCCTCGCGGAACCCCTACCGGGCCATGTACTGCATGGCCACGTCGACCTGGGGGACCTGGCGGACCTCGATGCGGCAGCGCTGGGAGGACGCCTCCCCGGAGGCGCGGGAGGCGGTCGTCCGCGCGGTCCTCCGCGGTCAGGCGCTCCCCCTGGCGATGGAGGCGCCCCAGTTCACCTTCTCCGTGGAGAACCTCTCCCGGTGGTCCTTCGAGCAGATCGCTCGGGCGCGGCTCGGCGTGGTCTTCGCGTCGATGGGGACGCGGGACAATAACCACCTGGACATCCCGTTCCGCTTCCACGAGGCGTCCTTCCGGGACGAGCGGAAGCTCGCGGGCCTGGTCTCCCTGGCGCGTCACGCCAAGGACGTCTACCGGGAGATCGTGGAGGCGGGGAAGGGGAGCTGGCAGGAGGCGCGGACGGCGCTCCCGATCTCCGTGGTCCACCGCTTCTCCCTGAGCATCAACTTCATGGCGCTGAAGGGGATGTGCGCCCGGCGGATGACCTTCTCCGAGGCGGAGGACACCGTGGCGGTGGCCTGGCTCCTCCGGGACCGGCTCCTGAAGTGGGACGCCTTCCCGCTCCTCGGGATGCACCTCCGCCCGGGCTGCGACTTCTCCGGGGCGTGCGGCTATCACAAGGCGCACACGATGTCGGAGGCGTTCGGGTGCCTGTTCCGGAGCTGCGGCCGGAACCGGGTCCGCTCCGCGCCGGGGGCGCCGGACCTGGACTACAGCGTGGCGGACTTCAACGAGAGCTGCTCGGACCGGGCGACCATCGCCGCGCAGCTGGGCGTCCGGATCCCGGACGCCGGGGAGGACCGCCCGGAGGGCTGGCCGCTTTCCGCCCGGGATCGCTTCCTCTTCGGCTACGAGCCGGGGAGCGCGGAGGAGGCGGACCTCTTCACCGTGATGGCCGGGGACGCCGCGGACCCCACGGGCGGCTTCTCCGCCGGACCGTCCGGGGAGGAGCGGGAGCCGCGGGACCTCTCCGCGGACTGGTCCGCGTCGAGGCGGCCGTGATCCGCGTCCTCGAGGGCGCCAATTGCGTGGGCAAGTCCACGCTGGCTAAGTCGCTGGCCTCGCTCTACGACCTCCCGGTCTTCGATGATCCGGGCCGGCACGGGGAGCTGACCTGGCTCCACCCGCTGACGTCTCGGGACCTCCAGGTCCACGGCGCGCAACACGCGCTGACGGTGGCCGCCCTCGCCCCGTTCCTCCGCGCGATCGTGGACCGCTGGGTCCTCTCGAACGTGGTGTACGACGGGCTCCGCGGCCGCCCGGTCCCCTGGGACTTTGTCCGGGAGGTGGCCCGGGCGGCGGGGGACGCCCGGGTCTTTGTCCTCGAGGCGCCGGCGGAGGTCCTCGAGGCGCGCGCGACGCGGCGCGGCGGACGCCCCCCGCGGCGGCTCCGGGAGCAGCTGGACGCCTTCCGGGAGGCGGCGCGGCTGTACCGGGACCTGGGCGGGGAGGTCCACGTCATCGACACGAACCGAAGCGAGGAGGAGGTCATACATGAGGTACGCACTCACTGGTGACAGCGGGATGCTGGCGTCCGTCCTGGACGAGTACCTGAAGACGGCGGGGCACGTCCGGGTCTCCCCGCCGGCGCAGGAGGTCCCGCGCTGGGTCAGCCCGTCCACCGGGGCGGAGGAGCCGGACTTCCGGAGCCCGGTCTACCTGGCCTGGCTCGACGCGGAGCGGCCGGACGCCTTCTTCCACTCCGGCGCGCTCGTGGGGACGACCCGCTGCGAGGCGCACGCGGAGGACGCCTGGAGCTGCAACGTGTCCGCGGTCCAGGCGCTGGCGGACGTCCTCTCCCGGCGCGGGGTCTACACGGTCCTACTTGCCACCGCCGCGGAGATGGAGCCGGCCGCCTACGGGCTGGACCGCCCCATCGAGGTGAACCGGACGCCGGCGAACCCGCTCACCCGCTACGGGATGACCAAGCTGGCCGGGCGCCTCCTGATGGAGTCGACCTTCCGGGAGCGTGGGGTCCAGGACCACCTCCTCCAGGTCTACCCGTCCTTTGGCTTCGGCGGGATGCGGGACGGGAACTCCTGCGTGGCGGACCTCCTCAAGTGCGCGGCCGGGGTCTACGACCGCCGGCCGTTCCTCCCGCTCGACCCGCTGAAGGTGAAGGAGGTGACGCCGCACGAGTTCATCGCGGAGGTCATCACCCACGCGGCGGAGAAGCGGCTCTCCGGGAAGATCCCGGTGGCCTCCGGGCTCTGGCTCCAGTACGGGGAGATCGTGCGGATGGTGGAGGAGGTGACGGGCGTGGACCTCGACCCGGAGTGGCGCGCCGACCTCGACTACAAGGGGGACTTTGTCCACGCGCCGGAGGACCTCGACCGGCTCCAGGAGGTCCTGGGCGTCGGGAGGATGACGGAGCCGGACCTCCGAACGGCGCTCAAGTTCGAGTGGATGGACATCCGGGAGGGCGGGGGCGTCGAGGCGAACCACGAGTGGCGCTTTGCGGACAAGCTGGCGGAGGCGTTCCCCGGCTGGGAGGGGCGGCAGAGATGAGCGCGGAGCTGGCGGAGCAGATCGAGCGCGCGGTCGAGCGCGCGGTCGAGGAGGTCCGGCAGACGGGGGCGCTGGTCCGCGTCGACGGGCGGAACTGGCGGGAGGCGGCCGGCGCGGTCCTCCGGCTCTCGACGGAGCGGCTCCTGGACGGGGAGGACGCGGCGCGGGGGCTGGTGAGGAAGATGGACCCGGCGCTCCTCGAGCACTGGGACGCGGAGGCGGAGGACTACCGGGCGCACTCGCGCGCCCTCCGCCTGCGCTTCCCGGGGGAGGAGCGGACCTCCCGGCGGATGGTCTCCGTCCTCCCGCCCCCGAAGTGCCCGTCCGCGATCCAGGTCCTCCGCGGCCGCAAGGACGCCCTCCACGTCCTGGGGTTCATGCGGAGCGAGCGGGCGGTCCCGCTCCTCCCGCTGGACGTCCTGAACCACCTCTGGGTGGCGTGGAGCGTCGTGGGGATGTCAGAGGCGGTCACCTACCGGGAGACCCGCCTGACCCTCCTCATCGGGAGCCTGCACCTCGAGGAGCCGTGATCCTCCGGCGGGAGACCGCGGACTGCCGGGCGTGCCCGCTGGGTTCCTCCGGCCTCCCGCGATGCGTGGGGTTCGGGCCGGGGGACGCGGAGGTCGCGGTGGTCGGGATCAACCCGGCGGTCCGGGCGGCGGACGGCGTGAAGGGCGCCTTTGTCATCCCATACCTGGCGGTGTTCCAGCGGTATGGGAAAGTTCCACCAAAACTTCAGGGCGCGGAGCGGGCCTTCTGGGAGCTGGCGCGGCTCTCCGGCCTGGACCTCTCCGCGGTCTACTCCACGAATGCGCTCAAATGCGCTACTCCAGGGAACCGGGGCCCGACTCCGGCGGAGGTTGACGCATGCGCGAGGACCCACCTGACCTTGGAGATGACCTCCTTGACGAGCCTGAGGATCATCCTGGTCCTCGGACGGGCGGCTGGCGCCCACCTCGGGTTAAGCAGCTTCGGGGCGAAGAGGAGGGTGGACGGGACGCTGGCGGAGGCGGTCCTCCTCCGGCACCCGGTGGCGACTCTCCGGCGGTGGACGGCGCGGGAGGCGGAGGCGGCGCGGTGGCGGGCGGCGCTTTCCGGGCGGGCGCTTCGCTCCTGAGCGACGCGGACAGCCAGGGGCTGGTCGGCGACTTCGACGGGAAGAAGAAGGTCGCGCAGCGGGCCTTCTACGCCCAACAGATCGACGCGGAGCAGGTCCACGACAAGCGGGACGTGGTGGACCTCCGGGACGCCGCGGACTTCGACGAGATGAAGGACGCCCGCTTCTTCAACGACCGGGAGTATTACCACGGCTGGTCGGAGGGGGAGGACATCGTCCTCATGTCCCGGGACCCGGCGACGGGGAAGCGGGTCAAGGAGGTCCACCCGTTCGAGTGGTACTTCTTCCTGAGCCGGGCGGACTACGAGCGCGTGCCGGCGGAGAAGTGGGCCTGGCTCTGCCGGAACCACGCCAAGCGGGTGGTCCCGGACCCGGACTTCCCGGACCGCTTCGTCCGCGTGTACGTGCCCTACAAGTACCCCAAGATCGACCACGACGCCTGCTTCCGCCGGGTGGGGGACCCGGAGGCCGGGGCGATGTGGATGGCGCCCTACGTCCTGGGGGAGCGGCCGCACGCCGTCCGCTTCCCGCAGGACCGGGAGCGGTGGACGCCTATTCATGAGACCGTCGAGTGGTGCCGCCGGAAGGGGCTCGAGCCGCTGGAGGCGGACCTCACCCCCAAGCAGCGGTTCCTGACGGACTACGACCTCCACGTCCAGGCGCACTACCGCATGGGCTTCTTCGACATCGAGACGGACGACTCCGTGGGCGGCTTCGACCGGAAGGAGCAGAACCGGATCCTGTCCATCGCCTGGGAGGGGGACCACTTCGAGCAGGACCCGGAGGACTGCGGCTTCCTCCGCCTCCGGGCGGAGACGGACGAGGCGGAGCGGGAGATGCTCCTCGAGTGGAAGCGGCTCTGCGTGGAGAAGTACGACGTCATCGCCGCCTGGAACGGCTTTGGGTTCGACTTCCCGGTCATCATCTACCGGATGCGGAAACACCGGATCCAGATCGACTGGCGGAAGCACCTCTTCGCGGACCCGCTCCCGGTCTTCAAGCGCCACTACATCCGGGCCGGCGCGGACGCGGTGTCCTTCGGGCTGGGCTCCATTGGGGACAAGGTCCTCAAGATGCGGAAGATCGACTGGCGCAAGCCCTTTCGGGAGCGCCACCCGGGGGTGGTCCCGAAGTTCATCAACCTCTACCGGCACGACCCGGAGCTGCTCGAGGAGTACAACCGCTACGACGCCAAGATCCTCCGGAAGCTGGAGGCGTTCACGGGCTTCGTGGCCATCGAGCAGATCTTCTGCCGCGTGGCCAACGGCTTCCCGAACGACTGGAACATCTCGACCAAGATCGACCAGCTCCTCCTGAAGAAGGGCTTCAAGGAGGGGCACCACTTCATCACCCGGTACTGGAGCCCGGGCCGCCCGGAGCCCTACGAGGGCGCCTACGTCTTCCCACCCGTCGTCGGGATGCACCGGAACGTGGCGGCCTTCGACTTCAAGAGCCTGTACCCGTCGATGGTCCGGGCCTTCAACATCAGCCCGGAGACCATCGTCAAGGAGGAGGAGCGGGGGAGCTACGCGCCCGGGGAGCTGTGCCGCTGCCCGGAGGTCGTGGTGGACTCCGGGGAGACGAAGGGCGGCTCGACCTTCCGGCTCGACCGGGAGGGGTACATCTCCCAGATGTTCGTCAAGACGCTGGAGCGGCGGAAGAAGTACACGGACCTCCAGCACGAGCGGCTGAAGGTGACCGGGACCACCCAGGACGACATGTACCTCCTGTACTACCGCCTGGCCTATTCCTTCAAGCGGCTGGGCCTGAGCTTCTACGGGGACATGGGGAACCCGCGGAGCCGCTACTACGACACGGAGCTGGCGGAGTCCATCACCCTCTCCGGGCGGTCCTTCATCCTCAAGACGGCGGAGTACGCCAAGGAGAACGGCTTTTCGCCGCTTTACGGGGACACGGACTCCATCTACATCCAGCTTGCGCCCTCCGACCGGGAGTGGGAGACGGAGGAGGCGCGGGCCGCGGAGCTGGACGCCATCGGCAAGCGGTTCGCCGCCTACTGCCAGGACCGCTACTTCCGGATCCTGGAGGGGTGCGGCTGCAACCTGAAGTGGAACATGGTCGAGCTGGAGTTCGAGGACGTCTTCGACCGGATCTTCTTCGTCTGCAAGAAGAGGTACGCGGGCCGCATGCTGGCGCACAAGGGCGCGATCACGGACCACGTGGAGGTGAAGGGGCTCGAGGTCATGCGGTCGGACTTCTCCGGGATGACGCGCCGGCTCCAGCAGCGGGTCCTCGACGCCATCCTCATGGACCGGCTGAGCGGGGATGAGATCGAGCGGGACATCGTTGCCCCGGAGTTCACCCGCTGCGCGGAGGGGCGGCTGAGCGCGGACGAGGTCTGCATCTCGAAGGGGATCTCGAAGGACCCGGAACGCTACAAGACGAAGACCCTCCACGTGAAGCTGGCGGACGAGATCCGGGAGCACGGGCGGGAATACTACGTGGGGATGAAGATCGAGTACGTGGTGACCGGGACGAAGCCGACCCTCCAGGGGGTCACCCGGGAGGACTTCGAGGAGGCGGCCGGCGGCATCCGGTACGCGGCGGAATACTACTGGGACCGCGTGATCTATCCGGCCAGCCTCCGGATCCTGGAGGTCTGCTTCCCGGAGCGGGACTGGCAGGCGTGGTTCGTCGAGAAGCGGCGCCGGCGGGGGGAGCTGGTCGAGCGGTACCAGCGATGGCTCCTCGACCCGAAGCGGGTCGCCAAGGCGGTGGCCCAGATCCGGGAGAACGCGCGCGCCCTCCTCCGGCCGGAGGACATCGAGGAGCTGCGCCGGAGCCCACGCATCCGGTCTACTGCCAGATGAGAGGTGACGGATGGAAGCCCGAACGAAGATGCTCCGCTCCACGGCCAGCCTGGACGCCCACGCCACGCGGGGCGCGCGCTGCGGCTTCCTGAAGGACCGCCTCCGGAACGTCAACGTGGAGGAGGTCTGGGAGCGGCTCGAGAAGGGGCTGACCATCGGGGACGGGCGGACGAACCCGGACCTGATCCACCGGGCGCTGGACGAGGTGGACGCCAACCTCCGGCGCGCGGGGATGCTCCTCCAGGTGGCGACGGAGGACCTCGACGAGTTCGAGCTGGACTGGCGCGTGGCCTACACGGAGTGGAGCGGACAGGCCCGGGAGTCCCTGGAGAAGGCGAAGCGGGACGGGCGGCAGTCCGGGCAGGTGACGCAGGAGATGGTCGAGAACTGGGTTGCCGCCCACATCCCGGAGTACCGGCGCTGGGCCAAGGCTCGGATCGACCTGGAGCGGGCCAAGAACCTGATGAAGCACATGTTCGAGGCGTGGGAGTCCCGGGCCGCCTCCCTGCGGAAGCAGACCGACCTGGTGATGTCGCGCCGCGGCGTGGACCCAAACATGCTCCCCAGGAGGGGGCAGAAGGAGAAGGAGTCATGAGCATGACCAAGGAGCAGAGGCTGGAGGCGGCGCGGGCCAAGGTGGCCCGCCTGCGCGAGGTGGCCCAGACGCGGGGCCGCGGGGCGGACCGGATGGACTGGAAGCCCAAGGCCAAGATCTACCTCCACCCGGGGAGCGAGCTTCACGACCGGCTCCGCGTGTGGTTCCCGCGGGAGCTGGCGGAGAAGGACGACAAGGGGAAGGAGACCGGGAAGAAGAAGGTCATGTCCCTCCCCTACAACGTCCCGAAGGACCCGAAGGCGTGCCCGTTCCAGACCCTCCGGTCCATCCTCTCGGAGCGGGAGGACATCGACCCGGACGAGGTCATCCTCGCCGTCGGGAGCGGCCGCGGGAAGACGGAGTTCAGCAAGGGGGAGATCCTCGGGCTGGACGGCTACGACTACCGGCGCTCGCTCAAGCCGAACGCGGACTTCGTCACCGCCGCCATCAAGGTGGGGGACGGGAAGGGGAAGCGGCCGGAGAAGCTGAAGGTGGAGGTCCTCTCCGGGGCCAAGACTCTGGCGGTCGAGATCCGGAAGGAGATCGACTCCGAGATGGACGAGAGCGGGGAGGAGGCGGGCAACCCCTACTTCACGCCCTATCCGTTCATCATCGAGTTCCACGACGCGGAGCGCGGGACGGACATGTACAGCGCGCGGGCGCGCGTGCAGGAGTCCCCCGGGGACGACGAGGAGCTGAACGCCCTCCTCGAGGGGGACGCTCCGGACCTGGAGGACGAGCTGAAGCTCTCCGACCCGGACGAGATGATGTCCGCCCTGACGGCGGCGCTGATCCGGGACGACATCGAGGTCGTCATCGAGAACGCGGACGAGGTCTTCAAGAAGCCCGCGGGGAAGACGGGGAAGAAGGCGACGCCGGCGCCGCGCACCAAGAAGGTGGAGGAGGAGCCGGAGGAGCCCCCGGCGGACGAGGAGCTCCCGGGCGACGAGGTCATGGAGGAGCCGGAGGAGGAGCCGGCGGCGGAGGAGCCCGAGCCGGAGCCCGAGCCGGAGCCCGCCCCCAAGCCCGCCGAGAAGCCCGCGGTCAAGGAGCCGGAGAGGAAGCCCGCCCCCACCGCCAAGCGGGAGAAGAAGGCGGCGGAGCCGGCCAATGAGCTGGGCTGGAAGCCCGGGCCGGACGAGCCCTACGACATCTGCCCGAAGTGCCACGAGGCGGTCCCGCAGACGGCGGAGAAGTGCCCGCACCCCAACTGCGGCGCCAAGTATGTGACCAACCCTGACGAGGCGTTCTGATGGCGACGAGGGTCAAGCGGGAGGCACCGCCCTCCGGGGAGGAGGAGCGCGGGAAGGACCCGCCGGTGAGCGCGCGGAGCAAGCGCCTGTCGAAGCTCATCGGGGGCATCGACGGGTTTCAGCTCTGGTCGGACGTGAAGCCACCCCTGTTCCTCCGGACGCGGCTGACCTCCCTCAACCGCGCCATGAAGTGCGGGGGGATCCCGGGCGGGATGGTCGGGGCTCTCCACGGGCCGAGCCAGGGCGGGAAGACCCTCCTGCTCGCGGAGCTGCTCCACGCGGCCTGGGTCACCGGCGGCCTGGGGCTCTTCGTGGACGCGGAGTGCCGGGCCGTGGACCTCAAGTGGTTCCGGGCCATCTGCGGGAACCTGGGGGAGATCGCCTACTACAAGCCGAAGACGTACGAGGAGTGCATCGAGAAGGTGGAGGAGTTCCGGGGGAAGTTCCGGGCGGCCAAGGCGGCGGGGGACCTCCAGCCGGAGGCGTTCTGCGTCGTCGGGGTGGACTCCATCAACCGGCTGACGCCTTCCACGGAGCTGGAGGAGCTGCTCGCGGGGAAGGTCGAGTCCAGGGGCTACCCGCTCCGGGCGATGCTCAACTCCCGCTGGCTGGACCGCCTGGTCCCCACGCTGGAGCGGGACGAGTCCTTCGTCTTCGTCCAGCGGGAGAGCCAGAAGCTGGACGCGATGCCGGGGCAGAAGACCTACACGGTGAAGGGCGGGCGGGCGGTCGAGTACGACTCCGGCTGGCGGCTCCGGGTCACGGCGGCGGCGCGGGTCAAGGCGGGGGACGCGAAGGAGGGCGCGCTCGCGGGGGAGAAGCACGAGATGGTGGTGGAGAAGAACTCGATGGGGCCGCACCTGGAGGAGGTCGCCTACTTCTACTCGGCGACCGGGACGGAGAAGGGGACGGAGATCGGACTCGACCTGGCGCGGGAGGTCCGGGAGGAGGCGGTCACCCGGGGCGTCGTAGAGTTCAAGAACGGGACCGGCTACCTCTACCGCGGGGAGACGGTGGCCGCGAACAAGACCAAGTTCCTCACCTGGCTCCGGGAGCCCGGGGAGGACGGCGCGCCAAGGTACGCGGCGCTGGCGGAGGAGCTGGATGCAACCGCGGCCGCCGACTGACGAGCGCCTGGTGACCTTCTTCAAGGCGCTGAGCTTCCGGATCCCGGACGTGCCGCCGGAGGCGCTGCTCTCCACGCTCGTGGGCGCCCTGGCGCAGCCGCTCCCGGAGGACGACCGGGCGCTTCTCCGGATGGCAAGTCTCACCGCGTCCTACGTCCGAGCGGTCCGGGAGGTGCGGGCCGGGGAGGTGGAGCTGGACGTGCGGGAGGAGGCGATCCTGGACGCCGCGCTCGAGTACCTGCGGGAGAAGCGATGAGGCTCCTGGTCACCGGGGACAAGCACCTGGGGCTCTCCTCGGACGGGGAGAGCCGGCTGGAGGAGCAGCGGCGCGTCCTGGCGCGTTGCGTGGAGCTGCTCGGGGAGCGGGACCCGGACGTCTACGTGGACCTGGGGGACCTCTTCCACTCGCCGCGGCCGGGGCCGGACGCCTACGAGGCGGCCTTCGAGTACCTCCGGGCGGTCGCGGAGTGGACGGCGGGGAAGGAGGGGCGCGCGGCCTTCGTCCTGGCGGGGAACCACGACAAGCCCACGCGGGGGATGGTGAACGCGCTCTCCCCGCTGATGGGGTTCAAGCGGCTCCCGCAGGTCCTGCTGACGCCGTGGTCCCGGACCGTCCGGCGGGGGTCCGTCCTCCTGTTCCTCCCGTTCGTCACGGCGTGGGAGGCGCGGACCGTGTTCGGGGGCGCGGCGGAGCAGGACCTGATGGACCAGGCGGCGGAGGCGGCGCTTGCGGAGGCCGGGGCGGGCGGGCGCGTCCTGGCCTTCACGCACCTGGAGGTGCCGGGCGCGAAGCGGAACGAGTGGGACGTCACCCAGCGGGACGTTGGACTCCGGATCCCGGCGGTCCTCCTGGCGGACCCACGGGTCCTCCGGGTCTACGCGGGGCACATCCACCGCCACCAGGCGGTCGGGAACGTGACGGTGGTGGGCTCCGCTATCCACGTCGACTTCGGGGAGGCGGCCGATCCCAAGGGCGCCATCCTCGCGGAGGTCTGATGGACGAGCCGAAGGTCAAGCGGATGGTCCCGCCGGAGGGCGGGAGCGGGGTCCAGCGGGCGCGGGCGCCGCGGGAGGACGACCGGGCGTGGGTCCAGATCAGTAGAAAAGTGAACCTCGGAAGGTACGACATGCTCGAGGTCGGCTGCGGCGCCACGGTCACGGTCAACCCGGGGGAGACCCTGGCGGAGGCGCTCAAGCGCGTGGAGGCGGACGTCCGGCGGGAGCACGCCGAGCTGCTTGAGGCGCTCCGGGAGGACAGCGGTGTCTAAGGTCCGCGAGGAGTTCATCCCGCTTCCGGTGACCCCGGTCGTGGAGCTGTCCTTCGACCTGGGCGAGGACTGGGACGGGCGCCTTGCCGGCCTGGGGATCCCGGAGGGGATCGCGGGCGCGAGCGTCAAGCTGGTCCTCCGGGTCGCGGAGGAGCGGGTCGCGGAGCTGGACCGGGACGCCATCCGGGCGGCGGTCCTGGCCGCCGGCGCGGTCTCCTGCCGGGCGCCGGTCGTCCACGTGACCCGGCGGCGGGACGCCCGGGACGCGCGGCACGCGGCGGAGCTGCCCCTGGAGGACTCCCTCCGCATCTTCGCGGAGGAGGTCCGGGCGCCGGAGCCGGCGGAGCGCGTGGCCTTTGCCGCCGCGCTGGCCCGGGAGGCGGACGCCGGCGCAACCGAGTAGGGATATCAAGATGCTAAAAGGTCAACGGATGAATAGGGAAAGGTGGGCTACACGGTTCTGGGCGAAGGTGGACCGGAGCGGCGGTCCGGACGCCTGCTGGCCCTGGACCGGATCCCGGAGCAAGAAGGGCTACGGACTCATTTGGAGGAGGCGTGCCCACCGGGTTGCCTACGAATTAACGTATGGGGAGATCCCGGCGCCAACGGTGAGGCACTCCTGTGACAACCCTCCCTGCTGCAATCCAGCTCATCTCCTCGCCGGGACCGTGGCGGAGAATAACGCAGACTGTCTTGACCGTGGGCGGCACGTCTCCGTGGGCGGGGACGCGCACTGGACCCGCCAACGTCCGGAACGGCTGGCGCGTGGACCCGTGAACGGGGCGGCGAAGATAGACGTTCCCCGCGTGCAGGTTATCCGGAGCTGCGTTGCCGAGGGAGAGTCAAAGACCGCGATTGCGCAGGCGCTGGGGGTCTCCCGCAGTCTCGTCAGCCTGATTGCGCGGCGGAAGATCTGGGCTCACGTCCCGGAGGAGGGCGCGGAGTGATCCTCACGCGGCTGACCGTCAACAACCTGGGACCATTCCTCGCGGAGTGGGAGGTCCGGCTGGGCCCGGGCGTCACGGTCTTCGTCGGGGAGTACGAGGGCGCGGGCGACCGTTCCAACCGGGCTGGAAAATCGTGGCTGGCGGTGGACGTGCCCATGTACGTCTTCTTCGGAGCCACCCGCGGCGGGCGCGTCGAGGACCTCCCCCACCGGCTGGCGCGGGGGAAGGAGGACGCCTGGGCGGAGGCGCAGGTCGAGTCCTCGGACGGGCGCTCCTGGGTCCTCCGGCGCGGGCGGACGGCGGGCGGGGACCCGATCCGGACCATCGACGGCGCCCACGTCTCGGACGCGGACCTCGAGGCGGCGGTCCGGGACGAGGTCGTGGGGCTCTCCCGGGAGGAGTACGCCCTGACGATGGCGGCGGCGCAGGGGGACGTCCACGCCTTCATGCGCCTGACCGCCGGGGAGAAGCGGCGCGTGGTGGCGCCCTGGTTCGGGACGGACCGCTGGGTGCCCCGGGCCGACCTGGCGCGGCGGCGGATGCTCCGGGCCCAGGCGACGCTCCGGGCGCTGGACGCGGAGGAGGTGCGCCTGGGCGCCCTGCTGGCCCGGGGGGAGGAGATGCGGGAGCGGGCAAGGGGAGCGGACCTGGCCCTTGACGCGGCGCGCCTGGAAGCGGAGGAGGCGCTCCAGCGCCATGTGGTGGCCAGGGCCGCGGACGAGGCGCGGGAGGGGAAGCGGCGGGAGCGGGACGCCGCGGGGGCGGAGGTCCGGCGGCTGGAGAACGCCCTGGCGCAGGAGCGACGGGACGCGGAGGACGCGGCGGCGGCGGCGGAGGCGGCGGTCCCGGAGGCGGAGACCGCCTACCGCGCGGCGGCGGACCGGGCGGAGCGGGCGCGGCGGCTCGAGGAGCGGGAGGCCGCGCTCGGGGAGATGCGGGGGACGGCGGAGGAGGCGCTTGCCGCGCTCCACCGGGCGGAGGACGCGCTGCGGGAGGAGGGGCATGCTCGTCTAGCCTTACTGGAAAAGTACAACGCCCTGGTGGAGAGCCGAACCGGGGTCTGCCCCGTCCTCCGGGAGCCCTGTGACCGGGTGGCGCGGGACGAGGCGGTCCTGGCCGGGATGAAGGTGGACGGGCTCGGGCACCGGCGCCGGATGATGGCGCTGGAGACGGAGATCGACGAGGTGGACTGGCGCCTGGGCATGGCGCGCTCGGACGTGGCCTCCGCGGAGGAGGAGGTCCGGGAGCTGCGGGCGCTCCGGGGCGCGGCGACGCCGGCGCAGGCGATGGCGGACCTGACCGCCCGGAAGCGGGCGGCGGAGGCGGCCGCGGGGGAGGTGGAGCGGGGTCGGCTGGGGCGGACGGAGGTGGGCCGGGCGCTCCACGCGGCGCGGAAGCGGCTCGAGACCCTCCCGGCGGTCCCGGAGTCCCGGACGCTGGCGGGGGCGGCGGACGCCCTCCGGGAGGCGCGGGAGGCGCTCCGGGAGGCGGAGCGGGTCGCGGCGGACGCGCGGGCGGAGGCGGCCGGGCTGGAGCGCGCGGCGGCGGAGCGGGCGGACCTGGAGGGGCGGCGGGGCGCGGCGCGGCGCGAGCTTGAGCTCACCGCCTGGGCCGCCTACGCCTTCGGCGCGGCGGGGATCCCGAGCCGGGAGCTGGAGAACGCCTTTGGGTCGGCGGAGGCCAACATGAACCGGGTCCTCGAGGTCCTCCGGACGCCGCTCCGGGTCCGGTTCGCGCCGACCCGGGAGCTGAAGGACTGGGAGCCGGCCTGCGTGGGCTGCGGGACGCCGTTCGAGAAGGCGGAGCGGACCCACCTCTGCCGGCTGTGCGGGGCGCCGCGGCGGCGGAAGCGGCGGGACGAGCTGCGGCTCGAGGTCCTGGACGGCGAGCACGAGTCCGCCTGGGAGCTGGACTCCGGCGGCGGGAAGGTCCTCCTGAGCCTGGGCGTCCGCCTTGGGCTGGCGGCGCTCCCCGGGAGTCGGCGGCGGGTCCGCTGCGAGTCCCTCCTAGTCGACGAGCCGGACGGCGCGCTGGACGAGCCGAACCGGGCCGCGCTCCACGCCCTCCTCCTCGGCGGGCTGGAGGACCTGGGGATCCGGCAAGTATCATTAATAACTCATGCAGACGTCCGGAGGGAGTTCCGGAACGTGGTCGTGGTCCACCGCTGGGAGGCGGAGGATAGAAGCGGAGCTTGGAATGAGTAGGAATGTCCCAATAGAGAAGAGATTTTGGTCAAAGGTGAGGAAGGCGGACGGGTGCTGGGAGTGGCTTGGGGTAAAGACGCGCTCCGGCTACGGGCTCTTCACAGTTGCCGGGAGGCGGCACTGCGCGCACCGCGTGGCCTTCTCTTTACTCAACGGGGCGATCCCGGAGGATCTATGCATCCTCCACCGCTGCGACAACCCATCCTGCGTGAACCCGGACCACCTCTTCCTCGGGACCAACGCGGACAACGTCGCGGACCGGGACGCGAAGGGGCGGACCGCGCGGGGTAGGGACTCCGTTTCACCGGATAGGCGGGCGCGTGGGGAGAGTCACGGAAGGCGGACCAGACCGGAACGAACGGCGCGGGGGGAGCGGCATGGCTCGAAGACGTGTCCGGAACGGTTTGGGAGGAATCAGTGGACGGGTCCATGGCCTGAGGTCGGAGGGTGAAGCGGCTCGCGGTCGAGATCGTCCCCGGCTTTATCTGGGAGGACGCGCGGGGGCACGTGGTGGCCTGCGGGGACGCGGCGGACGCGGACTTCCTCCGGGAGGTCCTCGCCCGCGTGGAGGGGCCGCCGGCGCTCCTCCTCACGGATCTGCCCTACGCGGTCTCGTCCGACGCGGTCATCGGGAACATGACCGGGCACAAGGACCATGCCCTGAACGAGTCCTGGGACCGGCTCCCGGAGCCGGAGCTGGAGGCGCTCCTCCGCTCCCTGGTCGGGGCGGCGCGGGACCTCCCGGCGGGGAACGCCTGGATCTGGACCTCGGACTGGTGGCTCTCCCTGATCAAGCGGTGGCTCCGGGAGGCGGCCTTCGACGTCCGGGCCTCCTTCGTCTGGTGCAAGCCGAATCCGGCCTGCTCCGTCCGGAAGCGGACCTTCGTCTCCGCCTGCGAGTTCCTAGCCGTGGGGCAGGCGCCGGGCGCCTTCTTCGACCTCGACGCGATGCCGCGGCAGCGCAACTACTTCGTGGCCCACCCGGGCGGGGAGTGGGTCCCGGCGGTTTGCCCGAACTGGGTCGAGCGCGGGGTCGTCAACCAGTCGGAGCGGCTGAAGCGGGGGGACGGCGTGGACCTGAACCGCGCGCAGAAGCCCCTGGACCTCGTTGAGGCGCTGGTCCGGGCCGGCTGCCCGGAGGGCGGCCTGGTCCTCGACGTCTTCGGGGGGACCGGGACCACGCTCGTGGCGGCGGACCGGGCGGGGCGCCGGTGCGTGTACGTGGACCGGGACCCGGCGCAGGTCCGGGCGGCCGCATCGCGGCTACTCCGGGACAGGAGGGAGCGTGGCTGAGAAGCGGCTGTACAAGGCGGCGGAGGCGGCCGCGGTGATCGGGATCGACCAGTCCGCCACCGGGACGGCGGCGGTCGCGCTGGACGCGGCGGGGAAGCTCCTGGGCGTCCTCTTCTGGGCGGACACGAAGTCGGGCGCCAAGGCGCTCCGCGAGCGCGGGGCGCTCCCTCCCCGGGAGGTGCGGGCGGGGGACGAGGCCGGGCGCGCGGCGCGGCTCGAGGACCTTCGCGTTCAGCTGGGCGGCTTCCTGAGCGAGTGGACACCGGCGCACGCCGCGCTCGAGGACTACGCCCTGGCGCGGATGGCCTACTCCCATCACCTCGGGGAGGTCGGAGCGGTCGTCCGCCTCCTCCTCTGGGCCCGGGGGATCCCCTACAGGGTCTACGACGTGCAGGCGGTCAAGATGTTCGCCACGGGGAACGGGAACGCGGAGAAGGCGGAGGTGGTCATCGCATGCCGGGACAGGTGGGACCTCAACTTCCTCGAGTTCGGGAAGACCACGGGCGCCGGCGGGAACGTCGCGGACGCCTTCGTCATTGCGCAGCTGCTCCGGAGCGAGGTGGCGCTCCGGGCGGGGACCCTCCGGCTGGAGGACCTCCCGGAGGCGGAGCGGCGAGTCTTCACGCGGACGAGCAAGCAGCGGCCGGAGAACATCCTCTCCACGCCGTTTGCGCAGAGGGAGACCTCCGCATGACCAGATGGCTCGACCTGCATGCCGCGGATCGGGAGGACGTCCTGGAGGCGGCGCTGGAGGCGCTCGAGACCTTGGAGCGGCGCGTGCGGCGGATCAAGGAGGGGATCAGGGTGGTGTTCGACGCGCGGCGCGCCATCCCCTGGAAGGACGTCGAGGAGGTCTTCAGCGAGGTGGAGCGGGACAACCCGGTGGCCGGGCGCGACGCGGTCCACCGCGCGGCGGAGGTCCTGGTCGACGAGCTGGACCTCCGCGGCTGGGCGCTCCTCCCTCCGCGGGAGGTAAGGCGCATTAACAGAGGACCAACGCGGCCGGGGCATGTTAAGATGAAGCCTCGCGTCAAGAAGCTGCTGGAGGAGTGACATGGAACCGGACGAGGCGTTGGACCTGGCCGAGGAGATCCTGACCGACCTGGACGACCTGCCGGAGCGGGCGGAGGACTTCAAGGAGTCCGTCCTGGAGAAGGTCACGGGGATGAAGGACTGGATCGAGGAGCACCAGGCGGTCACGGAGAAGATGGCCACGGCGCTCCAGAACATCCGCGCCGGGGTCGACAAGTGGCTACCCTGATCTCCCTCCTCCTGGCGCTCCTCCTCCTAACGCTCGGAGGCTGCGTGAATATAGGTACGTCCGGCTACAACCTCGGTGATCAGCCTTCTACGTACACCGTAGAGTTCTGCCAACCGTCGGGTGGACTCCCCGGAGGAGTGCGCGGCCCTAATTTCGATGACTTGTTCGTCCCGAAGTTTGGCCGCTGGGTGATATTCTCCTCTGAGGTACGGGCCGCGGGCGCGGCCTTTCTCCTTCATGTCCCGGTTGTTGTCCGCCTGCGTCCCGAGGAAAAGGTGCGTTGGCTTCACACACCGTGGGTTGTCGCATCGATGGAGGACACAGACACCCGGGGGAATCTCTCCGATGAAGAGCATGTAGGACATGCGGTGAGCGTAGACGCTCACGCCGCGCTTTCCGCCCCCGAGTGTTCCGTATCCTCCGGCCATAATTCGGCCATTCCAGAGCCAACACCCTTCTCCGGTGGATACTCGCTCAAGAAAAGACGTAATAGTTACGTAGTTCATGATCTTAGTCTACCACTACCGGAGGATATAGGTCTAGTAGTTCAAGTTGGGAGGTTAAGTGTCTATAAGCCGGGGGACGGCTGGAACCGGGGGGAGCTGGCGTGCGGCGGGCGCTACACGGAGGCGCAGGTCCACATTGCGCACCGGCACTGGCGGCGCCTCGGCTGCGGCCGGCGCGTCCAGGTGTGCGCGGAGGCCACGGGGCGCTGCGTGGTGGCGCGCGTCATGGACGCCGGGCCGTGGGGGATCTACACCGGGCGACTCAAGAACGCGGTCCCGGACGGGCGCTGGCGGATCTGGACGCGGACGCGGCCGCCCCAGGGCTGGCGCTTCCGGGCGGTGACGGACCTCTCCTGGGCCCTCTGGAAGCGGCTGGGTCGGCCGCGGGGGCTCTCCCGCGTCCGCCTGGCCTTCCTCCCGCGGGTGGGGTCCACCCCCACGCTCATCACGGATAGAAGATGAAGCTGAAGGACGTGAAGCTGCGGCCGGGGTCCAGGGCGGAGATCGTCGGCATGGCCATGGCGGAGGAGGGGCTCCTGGGGGCGGACCCGCGCGACTACGCGGTCCTGAGGGGGTGCTCCCTCCTCACGCTCTTCGGTGAGTACTGGGTCATCAGCAGGCTGGACGGGCGGGACGTGGACCCGCGGAACGTGACCGGGGACGGCGCCATCGAGGCGGGGGCGGAGCGGGCGGTCGTTCACCGGCGGGACCTGTGGAGGGTCATTGGGACCGAGGAGGCGCGGAAGTTCTGGCGCTTCGGGCGACGGACGCGGAAGTGACGGAGGTGCGCGCTGTTCTGCAAGATGGACGTGGACGACGACTTCCTCCTCATGCGGGGGGACGAGCGGCTGTACCGCCGACGCGGATGCCGCTGCCCGGCGGTCCCCATCCCGCCGGAGAGCGGGAGCGGCTGCCGGTGCCCGCGCTGCGGCGCGTCCTGCCTGAAGTGCCCGGGCTTCGGCTTCATGGAGCATCCGGTCCGGCGCTTCCACCGGATCCTGGCCTCCGTCACGTCCCAGATCCGCCGGCGCCTGCGGCAGCGCGGACACGAACCCGGCTTCATCCGGCTCTCATCCCGGGAGATCCGGGTCATCGTCGAGAAGCTCAACCAGGAGGAGAAGGGGCACTGGACCATCAAGGAGCGCTGGATTGACCCCGGGCCGCCGCTCCTGATCCTGGGCGTCTTCGTGGTCGAGGACCTGAGGAGAGAAGACAAATGAGCAAGAAGATCGTGGAACATTACACCCAGGCGGAGGCGCGGGACTTCTTCGCCCGCCTGGCGGTCTACTCCGCGGAGCTGGTCCGCGTCACCCTGAAGGCGGTCCACCCGCGCTGGCCCTCGAAGAACTGCTACGAGGCGTGGCGGGACGGTGCGCCCATCGGGCACGTCCTCCACTTCACGGCGGGGACGCGGTTCGCGGGGACGGTCAGGCACTTCGTCCTGGAGCAGCGGGCCTCCTCCAACTGGGTGGTCTCCCGCGGGCTGGACCCGGCCTTCGCGGAGGTCCGGCGGAAGCTCGAGCTGGACCGGGACCTCCGGGCGGAGGCGATCCAGGTCGTCCCGCCGGACAAGCCGTCCTGGCACGCCGGCTGGGTCAACCGCTTCCTAGCGGGCACGGAGGTCCGGAACGCCGGGATCCTCCGGCCGTGGCCCAAGCGGAAGGGGCGGCCGCCGGCGCTCGTCCAGGGGATGTCGATGGACGCCTTCCGCGCCCAGGCGGACGCGGACCCGGCGGACCTCGACTTCTACTGGTGGCCGGAGGGGTGGACCTCGAAGTTCACCGGGGAGGTGACGAACGTCCGGGGGACCTGGTGGGAGACCTGGAGCCGGGGGAGCGTGGCCACGGTCATCGTCCTCCTCCGCTACCTCTCCGCCATGTACCCGGGGAAGCTCCGCCCGGAGTGGATGCTCTGCCACCACAACCTCCACCCGCAGAAGAATGACTGCGTGTACATGCCGGACGCGGCCGCCATCCGGGAGGCGGTCCTCTACGACCGGACGCACGTGGACGACCTCCCCTGGCTGGCGGAGCTGGACGACGTCGACGACCCGTTCCAGGACTCGGACGAGCCCTGGATGATGCGGGCCATCTCCGAGCGTCAGGGGGACCGCGCGGAGGAGGACCTGGAGAACTTCAACCCGGGCGTCGCGGGCGCGGTCGACACGCCGGACGAGGTCCGGGAGGCGCTCCGCAGGCTCGGCTACTACGTGGAGACGGCGGAGGCGCTGACCACCTCCGTCCGGACCTTCCAGCGGTCCCGGGAGCTGGTCGTGGACGGGGACGCCGGGAACCGGACGCGGGCCGCGCTGGACAAGGAGGTGAAGAAATGGCGCATGACGTGAAGGAAGACAAACGCAGAGAGCGGGACGCCCGACGCTTCTGGTCCAAGGTGGATGTATCCGGAGGACCTGACGCATGCTGGCCCTGGATGGCCTTCCGGATCAAGAAGGGTTATGGGCGGTTCTACAGGAACCGAAAGCAGGAGACGGCTCACCGCGTGGCCTACGAGCTGACCTTTGGTCCGACGGATGCGGAGGCGGTCCGCCACACGTGTGACAACCCGCCCTGCTGCAACCCGGCGCACCTGATTCCGGGGACCCACGCGGAGAATGTAGCGGATCGGGAGGAGAAGGGACGGACGGCGCGTGGGGAGCGGCATGGTTCGAGGACTCACCCAGAGCGGGTTGCGCGGGGAGATCGATGTGGTTCCAGGCTGCACCCGGAGCGGAGGCCGCGCGGGGAACGTCATTGGACTCACCTCAGGAAGATTCAACAAACGGAGGCTCAAAGTGGCTGACTCCGTGTATGTCAAAGTTTACCGCGTCAAGGAGGTCTTCGAGACGGAGGTGGACGAGTCGCTGCTGGACGAGGGGCCGGAGGCGAACCTGCCCGGGCGGCCGGCGCTCCGGGAGGCGCTCCGGCGCGTCCGGGACGGCGCGCTCGAGGCCGGGCCGCCGGACGCGGAGTTCGTGGCCCTGGCCTGGGACGAGACGGCGCAGGTCCAGGCGGCCGCGCTGGTCCGGCGCGCGCAGTGCCCGCACGGGAACGAGCTGGGGGAGTGCCAAGCCTGCGACGTGGCCGGGGACCTGGCCTTCGACGCGGCGCGGGAGGACGGGGTGAATCGATGAACCCGGACAGCGGGCGGATCCACGCGGTCGCCGAGAACGTGCGGGCGGCCTTCGGGGAGGGGTCGAAGAAGGTCGGGGACGTCCTCCTCGGGCGCGTCAACCCGCGGCCGGAGGAGACGGTCGAGCAGGTCCTGGCGCGGGCGCGCGCGGCGGAGGCGGCGCGGGTCCCGGACTCCGAGCCACCGCCGGGCGCGGTGGTCCCGGACGGCTGGCCGCGCTTCAACGTCGGGGACGAGGTCGGGCCGGTCAAGGGCTGGTGGATGGAGGTCCTCGACGTGGACGTGGAGGACCAGTCGATCCTGCTCCGCCCGAAGCGGCGCGCGGGGAAGAAGGGGAGGTGGGGGCGATGAAGGTACTTGTGACCGGTGGTGCTGGTTTCCTAGGCTCACACGTCGTCGACGAGCTGCTCTCCCGGGACCACGCGGTCCTGGTCCACGACGACCTCTCGACGGCGGAGCTGGAGGAGGACGGGGAGGAGGCGCGCTGGCGGAACCCGGGCGCCACCTACTCCTGGACCTCCTTCCCGGAGGGGAACCTCCGGGACGTGGAGGCGGTCGCGTACCTGGCGCTGCGCCACCCGCTGGAGCGGGAGCGCGCGTGCTGGGGGACCGCCTTCCAGGGCTACGTCGTCGGCGGGGTCCGGCTCCTCCTCGAGCTGCTGAACCTCCGGGCGCCGCTGAAGCGGTTCTCCCTGGCGGGGCCGCTCCTCCAGGCGACGGTCACGCCGGAGCGGATCGGCATGCTCCGCGTCCACCCGGAGGCCGCGCTGGTGCGGGGGCTCCGGGACCTCCTCGCCTACTGGCACCGACCGCCGGCGCTGGGGGTCTACTGCGCCTGGTTCCCGGAGCTGACCGGGGAGCGGCGGGTGACGGAGGTCCCGGCGGGCGTCGGGACGTTCCCGGTCGAGCGCGCGGCCTCGATCCTGGCGGACCTGACGGACGGGCGGGCGCCGCACCGGCTCGGGCAGGACGTGGAGGTGCTCCCGTGAGCGACGGCTACGCGGTTGTGCGGAAGTCGACCCTGGCATGGCTCCTGGAGGTCTACCGGGCCGCCGGGGAGCGGCCGGAGATCCCGGAGGAGGTGGCGCGGGACCTCCGCGTCCAGGTGACGCGGGACCTCCGCTCCCCGGTCTCCGCGGACCGGATCCGGCTGGCCGGGCCGCTCCTCTCCGCGGAGCAGCACGAGGCGCTCCTCGAGGCGGAGGCGGACCTCGAGCTGCCGCGGGACAAACAGGCCGGGGCCTTCTGGCGCCTGGTCGTTCATGTGGTCCACGCGGTCCTCCGGAACGAGGGGGAGGCCGCGCTGAAGCTGATTGGAGGAGAAGACGATGCCGGACAAGGGTAGCCTGCGCGCCATCAAGGGCGCGCGCCAGAAGAAGAAGTCGTTCGAGGAGGAGGTCCGAGAGAAGCAGAAGACGCAGGAGGCCAGGCTGAACCACGTCGAGCATGGCCTGGATAATGTCTTCAAGGCGATGAACTCCCTCATGACCGCGAGCAATGCGACCACCCTCCTCGTGGCCTCCGTGGAGACCTTCCTGGACAAGAAGCACCCGGGCTGGGACGAGGGCGCGCGGGAGGCGCTGAAGAGGAAGCAGGACCTGATGGTGGAGCGGAAGGGGCTCCACCAGGTGGCGGCGCGGCCGCGGACGGCGGAGGGGGACGACCTGGAGGAGCGGCGGAAGACGGGGGAGCGGCTCTGGGAGATCGCCCGGGAACTGGGAAGCGAGATCCAGGACGGGACGCTCGCCATCTCCCTCCTCCTCCAGGCCAAGGAGCCGCAGCGCGCGGCGGAGGTCCTGGCGGCGATCGAGGCGGCGGGGGCTGAGAAGATCCCGGAGCAGATCCGGCCCATCTTCGTGAAGCTCAAGGAGCGGATCGCGGAGGTCCAGAAGGCGGAGCGGCGGCTATGGATCCCGGGGGACCCCCCGCCGGGCGTCCTCCCGCCTCCGCCGGGTCAATGAAGGCATCTTCCTGGCGGCGGGGGAGGGGGCGGCGGTAGCCTGGAACCTCCGTTGCGAGGGACCCCTTGAAGCTCCAGCTCTCCGGCAGACAGGTTCGGCAAACGTCCGTCAGGAGGAGCGACCCGGCCGCGGAACCGGGCGCGCTCCTCGGGGCGCGCGCGTGCGCGTGCTTCCGCTGCGGGCGGGAGTTCCCGGTGCAGGAGCTTCAGACAATCCCGCCGGGAGCCGGACCGGGTCAGTCCAGGATACTGGTCTGCAAGACCTGCGCGGGAGAGTAGAGATGACAAAGCTGACGACCCCGGGCGCGCTCGTGGACCTGGCCGTGGAGCGGCTGGGGAAACTCACGGAGCGGGACGGGGACTTCGAGGCGCGCTTCGGGCGCTGGCAGCGCCCGTCCTTTGCGCGGCGCTACCCCCTGGAGGAGATGAAGCGGCTGATCGACTGGTCTCACCTGGACCGGGAGATCCTCGACGTGGCGCCCTTCATCAATGCCCTGGCCAAAGAGGACAGGCACATCGCGGGGGAGGTCGCGCGCTTCGTGTACGAGGAGATCGAGAGCAGGCCCGCAACGGACAAGACCCTCGAGACGTTCCGCCTTCACTACCTCCGGCGCCTGGACGTGCTGGGGTACTAGCAAACCCGGGAGGAGATTCCATGGAGAGCAGCCCGTCCGTTGTTGTCGATGAGGCGCCGCAGTCGGAGAGGAGAGCGACCCAGGCCCGGAGGCGGTTTGCCCCGGAGGACGGGGACGTCTGGGACGCCGCGGGTCCGTGGACAACTCGGACGGCGCGGATCGAGGGCGCGGACGGCGCGGTCCTCTTCGAGCAGCGGGACGTCGAGGCGCCGGAGGGCTGGAGCCAGATGGCGGTGAACGTCGTCGCCTCCAAGTATTTCCGCGGGCGCCTCGGGACGGTGGAGCGGGAGGGGTCGGTCCGGCAGCTGGTGGCGCGCGTGGCCGACGCCATCGCGGACTGGGGCCTGGCGGACGGCTACCTCCCAGACCGGGCCCACCGGGACGCCTTCCGGGATGACCTGGTCTTCCTCCTCCTCACGCAGCGGCTCTCCTTCAACTCCCCGGTCTGGTTCAACGTCGGCGTCGAGGCGCGGCCGCAGTGCTCGGGCTGCTTCATCAACGCGGTCGAGGACTCGATGGAGAGCATCCTCGAGCTGGCCACGACGGAGGGGCTCATCTTCAAGGGCGGGTCCGGCGCGGGCGTGAACCTCTCCCCGCTCCGGGGGAAGGAGGAGCCGCTCCACGGCGGCGGGACCGCCTCCGGGCCGGTCTCCTTCATGCGGGGCTACGACGCCTTCGCGGGCGTCATCAAGAGCGGGGGGAAGACGCGGCGCGCGGCCAAGATCGTCATCCTCAACGTGGACCACCCGGACGTCCTCGACTTCGCCCGCTGCAAGGTCTCGGAGGAGCGGAAGGCGCGGGCGCTCGAGGAGGCGGGCTTCGGCGCCGGGCTCGACGGGGACGCCTCGGTCTGCTACCAGAACGCCAACAACGCGGTCCGGGTGACGGACGCCTTCATGGAGGCGGCGGAGCGGGGCGCGGACTGGCCGCTCCTCGCCCGCTCCTCCGGGGAGGTCCTGCGGACCGTGCCGGCGCGGGAGGTCTGGGACGAGATTGTGGCGGCCGCCCACGCCTGCGGGGACCCGGGCCTCCAGTTCGACGACGCGGCCAACTTCTGGCACACTTGCCCGGGAGCGGGGCGCATCAACGCCACGAACCCCTGCGCGGAGTTCGCATTCCTCGACCACTCGGCATGCAACCTCGCCTCCCTCAACCTCCGGAAGTTCCAGCGCGCGGACGGCGGGCTCGACGCGGCGGCCTTCTCCGCGGCGGTGGAGGTCTCGATCACCGCGCAGGAGGTCCTGGTCGACCGGGCCAAGTACCCCACGAAGCGGATCGGGGAGAACTCCCGGCGCTTCCGACCGCTCGGGCTCGGGTACGCGAACCTGGGCGCCTACCTGATGGCGGCCGGGCTCCCCTACGACTCGACGGCGGGGCGGGCGGAGGCGGCGGCAATCACCGCCCTGATGACGGGCGTCGCCTACCGGGAGAGCGCGCGGCTGGCGCGGGCGCGCGACCCCTTCGAGGGCTACGAGGCCGGGCCAATGCGGGCGGTCCTCCAGAACCACGCGGACGCCCTCCGGGGCATCGACGCCGGGCTGGCGCGGCTCGAGACCCTGGAGGCGGCGCGGGCCGCCTGGGCGGACGCCCTCCGGGATGGGGAGGACTCTGGATATCGGAACGCGCAGGTGACGCTCCTGGCGCCCACGGGGACGATCTCCTTCATGCTCGACTGCGACACGACCGGGGTCGAGCCGGGCTTCGCCCTCCTCACCCGGAAGAAGCTCTCCGGGGGCGGTGAGCTGCTCATGGAGAACGGCTCGATCCGCGCGGCGCTGGGGCGGATGGAGTACGATGGGGTGGAGGTCGAGCTGACGCTGAAGCACCTGCGGGAGAGGGGGACGCTGGAGGGCTCGGAGGTCCTCCCGGAGGATCTGCCGGTCTTCGACTGCGCGGCGGCGGACGCGGCCGGGCGCCAGATCTCCTGGCGCGGGCACGTCGGGATGGTGGCGGCGGTCCAGCCGTTCCTCTCCGGGTCGGTCTCGAAGACGGTCAACCTGCCGGAGGAGGCCACGTCGGAGGACGTGGCCAACGTCTACCGGACCGCGTGGAAGGCGGGCCTGAAGGCGGTCACGGTCTACCGGGACGGCTGCAAGCGGGCGCAGCCCCTGGCGCCGGTCAAGCGGCCGGAGAACGGGCATGGGCAGAAGGCGGCGGAGTGGGTCGCGCCGGCGGTTGCCCGGGCGCCGGGGCGGGAGAAGCTCCCGCGGGAGCGGGCCTCCCGGACGCACAAGTTCGACATCGCGGGGCATGAGGGCTACGTGACCGCGGGGATGTACGAGGACGGG